CTAACAGGGCAGGCGGCTAGGGTCAACATGAAATTATGTCCGATTTGTCTCGCCGCCCCGGCCCGAAGGCCCGTGCTATTTCTTAGTGCGAGAGAATCGAATGTCCGCCTTACCGAAGATGCAAAGGCCACACGTTACGCACGCGCCACCCTTCTTAGTAATCAGCGGAATCTGCTTAGCATTCTCGGGACACTTTCCACCGGGAACGCCAGTCAGAGTTTCGAAGATCTCTTTACCTTCGTTGAAGGTTTCTCCCAGATATGCCATTTTGACACCGGGATTGTCAGCCGCGCAAAGAAGCCCGGCGTTAAGGTTTTCCTTGTCCACACTAAGGTAGACAGACAGGTTAGGGATTGACGTGATGAATCCTACATACTCGAATGACCGAGTGTAGATCCAGAATTGCACGTCAGGGAAGTCAAGGCAAACAGCCTCGATTGCTTCCGCATAAGCAGCCGAGAAAATGTCACCATCGGCGTGCCAGCGGAAAAGCTTAGGGACATTGTGCTTTTCGCACTCAGTCACGAATTCATTGATCATGTCACTCAGAAGAGTGATCATTTCAGCGAGGGAAGCATCCTTGAGCAATTCCCAATTGTGCATTGCCACTGCGAGGAATGCTGGATACTGCTTTTCGATCCTTCCCGCATAGCAGATGGTCTCACACACACCGGTCGCACCAGGGCAAGAGAATGCCTTACCGCTGGGAAGGGAGAATGCGTTTTTGATCAGTGACTGCTTACCCGCAGTGTTGGCTCGGACGGTCGTCTTCCGGTCATTGGTTCGCTTGAGTCCCATGGATTCATCCTAGCAGACGTAAGAGGGAGAATCAACATACTTGGATCAAGATCTTTTGACCGCCCCGGCCGAATGGCCCCCGGAGGGGCCATTGGCTAGTTGATTACTTGGGAGCGACCTCGAAGTCATCCAGGCCGAGCGCGATGGTCTCGAACTCGTTGGCCATGTTGTCGGTCATCTCAGCAGTGATGTTGCGGACGAGGCGGACACGCGCGGTGGCGGTCATGGGGGTCTCGGCGATGACCTTGGCGATGGCGAGAGCCTTCATTTTTGAGCCTTTCGTCGTGGTGTGTTCTTAGTCTAGCGTATCGAGCTTGGCTTGTCTACTCGCAGTCAACCAGAATCTCGAAGTCGTCCAGGTGAGCGTCCGCACCGTAGGTGTCGTCCTGCTCGTCCGTGCTCTTCGCAAGGGTAACGGCCATGGTAACCACCTCTCCGGGAGGTTTTCCCTCCCTTTCGATGTCTCTAGTCTAACAGATGGATGCGACGATGTACAACACCTTCTGTCCATGATCTTTTGACCGGGGCGGCTAGCGCCCCGAAGGGCGCAGCTTTCAGCCGCAGATGGAACAGTTGGGGCCACAGCCGTAGTCGTAGCTGTCGTCGTAGTCGTAGCTGCTGTAGGAGTAGGCTCGCTGCGTGGCCTCACGGAGCATGCGCTTCTCGTCCTCGATGATCTTGTTGAGGCCGGTGTCGATGAAGTCCTTCGCCTGCTTGATGCTCAGGAACGGGAACTTCTCGCGGAGCGTCTTGATGCACATGATCTTGAAGTTGCGACCGACACGCTCGATGATCTCGGGCACGGCCTCCGTGATCATGTTGGTGACGAAGTCCTCCATACCGCGCAGCTTGATCAGCTCGCCACGGTCCAATGTCACACCCTGGTTACGCACCTCCTGCGCACCCTCGTCACGCCCACGGGCACGGCCCAAGTCGTATTCGACCTTCGCCTGTCGGTTCATCTCGGGCTGGAAGTCGTTCACGATCCGGTCGGCCAGCTCGAAGGCGTCGGTGAGGTTCATGTCCAGCTCAGCGTCGTTGAAGAGACGAACGATGTTGGAGGCGTCCATGTTTTCCTCTCTTAGAGGGTGTTTCCCTCTTTGATGTCTCTACTATAGCAAGGAATGGGGACCGGATGCAACACAGTCCACGAAGATCTTTTCGCCGGGGCGGCTAGGCCGCCCGAAGGCGGCCCGCTGCTCAGTATGCCTTGCGGATCTCCAACTGATCCACCTTCTCGAAGTTGATGATGAAGAGAGTGCCGTTCGCCTCTTCCAGAATGGCCATCTTGGAGTACAGCTTGTCCTTGACCTTTTCGAGGGGAAGGTTCACACGGAACTTGATGGGCTGGTCACGGTCGGCGTAGTAGACAGTGACGATAGTACCCATTTTGGCCTCCTGGCCTCGTTGGCTGATAGCTAAAGTCTACACGAACAGAGATGAGATTACAACCCCTGACCGGGGCGGCTAGTGGGGCCGAAGCCCCACAGCCTTTCTACCTGCGACCCATCGGAAGACCCTTGGCCTTTGCAGCCCTTTCGAGACTCCAACCGTTGTAGGTGTCGCGGCTGTCGATGTATTCGATCTCGGTGATGCCGAGCAGGTAGGCGACGAGCAGGCGGTGATGACCGTTGGTCACGCGGTTGTTACGCGGGTCGTAGACGATCGGCGTCTTGATGCCGTCCTTCTCGATGCTGTCGATGAACGCACGCGGCAGCTCATCGAACTTGGCAAGCATGCACGCTTCCTTGTCGTCCATCCATCGGGAGCCAGCCCCACCGGAACGAGAGTTGGAAGCGTCTCCGAAGATCGCGTCGTGCCAGAGCTGTTCCACGTTGACCTTGGGCATCTTCACTCCAATTGTTGCGCCCTGTTGGTAGTTATATTCTAGCGGACGAGGTGATGGAGAGTCAACTCAATCCATCAAGATCTTTTGACCGGGGCGGCTAGGCCGCCCGAAGGCGGCCCGCCATGATCAGACCCAGTTCCATCCCATGTGCAGGAGAGCACCGATGATCATGATCCCGAAGGCACCAAGGCCCAGGTTAAGAAGGGTGAGGACGAGCGCAACGGGGCCAGAAACACGGTCGGCGTTGATGACACCCTTGACGTTGTACATGATCACTCCTAGAGAGAGAAAAGAACTGTCTTGACTGTCCACAAGCCTAGCAGAACTAGGCCGATAAAACAAGGGACGAGGAAGATTAGGCCGACACAGCCTATGATCTTAGTCAAACCACTCGTTGGGGTCGTAGTCCATGAAGTCAGGACCATCGAAGTCACGGAAGGCCAGCGCACGCTCACGCTTGATCTTTCCGAGCTTCTTGATCACCTTCACCCGCTGCTGCTGGTTCTGGTAACGCTCTTGACGCAGCCTACGAAGATCGCTTCTCACTTTGTTCCCTTCGTTGTGTCTCTAGTATATACACAAGGGGTAGGGCAGCGCAACATAGATCTTCAAGATCTTTTCGCCGGGGCGGCTTGCGCCCCGGAGGGCGCTTGCCTTTAGTCCCGAATGTTCATGACCTCACGGTAGAACCGCTGGTAGGAGTCGGCAGCGTCCTCGGCTTCCTCCAAAGACTCATAGTCACCGAATCCGTCAATGGTGCAGATGGTGAACGCTCCCTCTTCGTTGCGGGAAGCGTAGCGGAGGCTGTACGCGATGTCTTCCGGGTCCGAACGGTAGTCGGAGGTGATGAAGATCACGCCGCGCTGACCGATGGGGAAGATGTTGGGCTGTACACTCGTGTTGAAGAATCGCATAGAGGAACTGTCGAACCAGTGACGCGCGGTGGAGTTGGACTCACGGGAAGCGACGACAATCTGGTGCATCGTGGAGAACATTTGCGTTCCTCTCGCTCGGTGTAAGACGAGTCTAACACACTCATAGGGCAGAATACAAGCCCTTTAGCAAATCAGCCGGGGCGGCCAAATGGCCCCCGAAGGGGCCAGATGACTTACAGAACAGGCTTCTTGCCGAGTCCCATGCTCTTGCCGAAGTCGTAGGACTTGGACTTGACCTCGTAGCCAGGCAGAGCCTTGGTCACGCGGAAGGGAGCGGAACGGTAGAGGGCGGACAGCTTCTCGGGAGAGCCAGCGGCCTCGACGTACACCTTGCCCGCACGCTCGTTGACACGGTACTCGAACTCGACTCCGAAGACGGTAGCCATCGTGATCACGACGCCAGCGCGCTTGACGGAAACCTCGCCCATGAGAACGGCCATTGTGTTGCCTTTCATTCGGTGTGACTAGAGTCTATCAGATGCGGTGAACGTTGTCACGCAGTTCGTTGAACGTGTGCGGACTGGTCACCAATGCAGCGTTGCGGTAGAACCCATGATCCACAAGGACCGTTACCGAGTTGTACACAACCTTCTGCACGGTTCCAGTGTACGCGATCTTGCCGTCAATCTCAAGGCCCTCGTTCAAGTAGAGCTGAGCCCATGAGTTCACGACTACTACTCGATCACCCGTACGAAGCTTGCCGAAGTTGCTTTGCAGGTACTCACGAATCCTGTAGCTGAGAGGCATTGCCATGGTATCTCCCCTTCGTTAAGACGAGTCTACATGACGCCGGGCCAGATTGCAAGACATTCTCAAAAGAGCCGGGGCGGCCAAAACGGCCCCCGAAGGGGCCGCTAGGCTTTGATCAGTCGCCCATGCCACAACCACACGGGCACGGACCCGCGCTGTAGCTGGACTCTTCGGAGGACTCACGCTCGAACACGTCCTTCGGCGTGGGAACGGCCTTACCGGCGATCTTCTCGCGCAGTGCGGCCAGTGCCTCATCCGTGGCCAGAGCCTCAGCCGGGGAGTCCTTCTCGATCTCCTCGATCTTGGCCCAGTCGAGCTGGTCGGTCGTGCCGACCGGAGTGATCATGTCCACGATGGCCTTCGCCTCGATCAGACCCAGCGGACGGAACTTGTCGCGCAGCACCTTGATGCAGGTGATCTTGCGGGTGAAGTCACGCGCGGTGAAGTTCACGATAGCCCAGGAAGTGGCCTCTACGACCTTCGGGTCGAACGTCGCACGAACGGAGTTCTTTCCGTCCTGCACGCCCGCGTCGTAGCGCTCCTGACCGTACGTGTACTTGGCGTCCTCCAGCTTGTAACGCTCGTCCTCGAACTGACGGCGGAAGCCACGGTCGATGTCACCCGCGAAGCGGAGAGCGTCAGCGATCTTGGTGTCGGGGAAGTAGTTGCCGACCTGCTGAACGATCTCGATGCGCTCCATGAGGTTTCCCTTCGTCTTAGGGGACTTCTTGCCCCCTTCGATGTACTAAGCTTAGCAGAGTCTAGCGGGCCGTGTCCAACTGTTTCGAGGGCTGATTTTCAAGATTTTTTGGCCGGGGCGGCTAGCGCCCCGAAGGGCGCTGCCAATTACTCCCAGGGAGACCAGTCACTCTCACGCTCGGCAGGCTTACGCTCGATACGGTCAAGGTACTGACCGGTGCTGTTGACGGACCAAATGGCCTTACGCCCGTTGTTGCTGTAACGCTTCTTGGTCAGTCGCTTGAGAACAGTCTCAGCCTCACGACGGGACCGAACCTTGACGGACACACACGGCTCACGGTAGTTGTAGTACCAACCACCTTCCTGCGGACCACCACACGCAAGATCTTCGAGGTAGATGTTGGCGTAGAACGGCTTGGGCTTACGAACCTTCGGCGTCTTCATAGGGATGAGTCTAGCACGTAATTAGGGCCGGTGGCAAGACTTTTGAGATTTAGCCGGGGCGGCCCCGAAGGGCCTGAGATCACTCCCAGAAAAGCTTACCGCCACACGCACACTCGTTAGGTACACGTTCGACCTTCTTGAATGCACGCTCAAGGGTAGTGCGAGGGTAGACAGCACGCAGGCACTCACGAGGGTTGTGATGCCCAGCCTTGATCCAGTCGTCCACGACCTCGACGTACAGAAAAGTTTCCTTGTGAAGAATGTCAGGGTTGACATCCACGAACACGTCACCCTCAGAGATCATGAACATTAGACGCTCCTCGTCTGGATCTTGTTGCACTTCACGCACTTGCGAGCCTGCATGGGCTGTGTCCACTCGACAGGCTTACCCTTGATCCAACCCATCAAAGGGCTGTCCATGTGAGCCGTGACCAGAATCCACTTAGTCCACTGGTGCATGCAGAACATCAGAACATCTCCCCACAGACGCACTCGATCTTGTCACCGGGCTTCATGTACTTCTCGATTGCCATGTCATGCAGAAGGGTCACGGTGCAGCCTTCGTCGGTGTGGATGATCACCACGTTGTGATCACCGATCACGTCTACGATCTGAGTCCTGCATCCGTCATCGAAGTTCTTCGGCTGGAAGATCTGTCCTCGCTTCATGTATGAAGTCTAGCAGTCGGATTGCCAGTAGCGCAACACCTACGCCGATTTTTTAGTCTCTAGATGTCTACACAGATTTTTAGTCATCTAGCCGGGGCGGCTAACTTTTTAGTCAGAAATTCACCCCTACGATTCGAAGGTTTTTCGTGCATATACCTAAGAAACATAGGGGTGAAAATCTAAGCGAATTTATTCAGATTCACCAGAGTTCGTCCACTTTGGCCCAAAAACGGTGAATTCGAGGATCGTTGTTGTCGTTTGCGTAGAAAGGATCATGGATTGTGCCCGTGAGGGCATTTCCGATTTCGGGCCGGTGCTCAGCAACTCGATTGAATACGAATTGCCCATAACGCTGACCCTTGTTGTCTCGAATCCATTCCGCAATGGTATCGAGAATGAATTGGTTCAAGGACAGCTCAGCCACGGAATCGTTCCCATTCGGTAGGAATCGTTCGGTTTTCCAGAATCAGAAGGTCGAATTCCTCGAACATCTCCGCCAGAGCCATCCCAGCGGCCATGGTTTCGTTTGTGATGGGCATCAGTTGTGCCTTTGCTGCCAGATCACGCATTCCCTCAAGAAGGGTTTGCATACGGTCAGCATTCATAGGTTTCGCCCTTTCCAGTGCCACAGTGGCAATAAGTTGAATGTTTTGCTTCCACCGGGCGAAATCCGCCTTCATTGTACTTCCGAAGAAGAATTTCGAGATTTCCCGAAGAAATTACGCCCGTTTCCGAAAAGAGGCCGTTCTTTTCGAGCTTGAGGGTAAGCGAATGCGTCAGAACGTTTTTTGCCTTTTTCCGAAACATTGCTTTCCCTTTCTGCCCATATAGGGGGCTACCCGTAGATAGCCCCCTATTTAGTTACGCCAGTTCGGATACGTGCGGGTAGGCGTCCTCGTCCATGTCCACGGTACGCATGTCATCCTGTACCGTAGTGGACAGGGTAGATACGGATACCCACCCCTCAGATACTGCCCGCTCCAGAAGATCGAGAGTGGTCAAGTTGATCAGTCCCTTCCGTCTTGGTGTAGTACCAGTATACACAGGCCATGCACCATGCACAACCTAGATCCTCCGGGAAATTTTGTGGCCAGTCGTACACGCGCGGGGGATATGTCCCGGAAATACTTAATGTCCCCGTAAAGAGGAATGTCCCCTATGTGCCCCCTGCCCTATACGCCCCATCTGTACCAGTATGGTATGGTATGCACCCATATGCCCTATATGTACACCTATGTGTGGGTATGTACCCAATGTCCGATTTGGTTGGTATGTCCGGCCGCCCCGGTCGTTACCAAGTCTTTACCTAAGAAACGTGGGATTGGGTGGTTTCAGGCCCGGTACCTAGGGCAGAATGTAGGTACAACGACGAACACAAGGGAGACAGACAATGATCACCACCACCGCCCCGGTCACCGCACACAACGCCAACAACCACCAGTGCAGGGACAACGACCGTACGGCGGGCAGCGCGTACCGTAGGCAGCTCCTCGCTACGGTGCTGTACCTGGCAAGCCTTACGGGTCACTCGGACGGTGAGACCTACGCTGTGTGTGTGGGGTGCGGTGAGAACGCATACGTGGGGGGTGCGCCCCGGAACATGGACACGCTGAACCTTGGTCACTGTGAGGCTGACGCTACGGGTGGCACCTACTGTGCAGCGAACATGCTTCCCCTTTGCAGGCAGTGCAATGAGGACATGGGTAAGGATGCCCTTACTGATGTGCTCGTGCCTCTCTACGACAATCGTTCGATGTGGGACGGTAAGTTGATCAAGGACAGTGGCAAGGTTAAGCAGGGCCCGCAGGCTAACCGGGGTCGTGCCAACTGGAAGCGTCCTGAGAGCATCTGAGAGCCTTTGAGAGTAGCCCCTAGGTCTGAGTACCTAGGGGCACTTTCATGCCCGCAGACGGGCGCACACGGCTTTTGAACACTGTTTTCAAATGGCCTGCCCTGCCTTGTGGAACCTTCCCCGGAGAGAATGTCAAGGGATATGGGCGCACTAATCGGATTGTTACAAAGGTATGCGAAGCATGTATCATACATGACTAAAAATTACTGACATTTCGAATTTGAAAATAGATGATCTTGCTGCCGGGACGGCTAGTCTCGCCACAATTCAAATCCGACTAGATGCATGCATGGCTCGAAACGGGCGTGTGCGTCGCATTCACAATTAAAACAATCCGGGGTGACCATAATAGTCGTTGGTTCTTTTCCGCAATGCAGACAGCCTGGCAGACCGAGTTCTACTAGGTCTAGAGCCTCATAGCTAATGCAGAAGGCTCGGTACATTTGATAACCTACAACACTATCAGTCTTGTGAGTCATCGCTCATATCCCAGCTTGGCGGAGGCCCAGCAATTTTGCCTTGCTTATGCAGTGCGAGCAGCTTTACTGCTTCTTCTGGATTTACCCCTCTTGCTACACACATCATGACATCATATAGTCTTAGAAGCATAATGGTATTTACTACTTCATAGCTATCTCTATCGAATACATCTGTTTCTTCTGCGCCGGGCTCATTTTGCATTTAGTGCCTCCAATGTCTTTGGGAAGATATTGCTTGTCAGATCATTGACAGCCTTAGCATACTGCTGAATCTCGTACTGCGCATCATGCTCTAGTCTTTCTGCAAGGAAATGAGCTACGGCAGCCAGAGAGGTTGTCCAACGCCACCGGACGAACATTCCATATGCAGGAAGGAATAGCCTTGCCTGTTCTGGTGCAATACCTGCTTCTAGAGCCTGATTATAAAGCTTCTCAGATTCATTAATGAAGGTTTGTAGTGTCATTGTCCAGAAGTCTCCTGCGTCATGATAAGGCCATGTATCTGAATAAGCCTTTAGCGCCGGGCCGCTTCCTTGCTTGCTATTCGCAGGCTTTGTACGCCACTGTGTCATATCTGGAACATGGAATTCCGGCTCCTCGGTAATGTATCTTCGAGAAGACTCATTCCATCCAGTTTGATCTTCCAGGTGGCTAGATGCCACAGCATACTTCCACCACTGACGCGCCACGAATAGTGGAGCGTATACCTCAAATGTCAATGCAGCATGCCTAAACGGGGAAAGATGACCTTCCCTGACAAGGAACTTTAGTAGTCTATCGTCCTTGTCGGAAAAGTCATCTGACTCCTTTGCATAGGATACACGAGCTGCATTGACGATAGAAAGATCACTGCCCATAGAGTCTACAAGGCGTACATAGCCCTTGTCAAGGCAAGTGATAATTGAATCTACACCGTCAATCTTCGTCATTTTCCCATTCTCTGTTGATATACCAGTCCCATTCCTGATTCTCGAAGACTTGATTCCACTCGTCTTCCGCCAGGTCGGACTCTACAAATTGCATCTTGAATTTATGAACCTCGCCCGTTTCAGTGTCGAGAACTGCGAAATGATCACCAACATATGTGATCTTGCATCGTTCTTCATACGGGTTTCGGTTGTTTATTATGTCCTCAAAGAGGAAGCAGTCGAGTATTTCCAAAGCTTCTTGTCTATCCACCTAGATTCTCAATCTCTCCGTCTAGACGCTTTATTTCTTTCTTCGCTCGTTGCATTCCTACTTGGTCATTTATGCGCCGGGCCTTTTCATATGCCCTTGAAGCATCTCGCCTTTGCTCTCTCAAGCTATTCAGCGCTCTGCGCACATTCAGATCACCCATGTTCTGCCAACCAATCATGCATTGCCTTGATTATTGTTGACTGCTTAGTAGCCTCACCCATATTCTTCTCGCGCCGGGCGCGGACGTAAGACTTCTGAGCAGCCTCAAGTATTCGATTAGCTTCGTTCACATTCCTAGGTCTAGGAACGGCCATCAGTTATCCCTTCTGGAAGAGTCCCAAACCTAACAAACAGGTCGTACTCTTCAAGTGTCATTCCCAAGAACTCATGGAGTGGCAGAGGACTGTCACCGTCATGCCACTCCTCAATGAGGTCATCTATGTTCATGTCACTAGAGTGTCACCTTTTTTGTCACGTGTCAAGGTGACATACGTGACAGAGCAACCGTGATCGTATTGGCAGGAATGTCACGACCCTTGATGTCACTAATCAGCTTTCGCAGCTCAGCTTTGTCACGGGTCCCGTCATCCCATAGCTCCTTGACCAGGCGTGACACGCTCTTTTGCTTGTCATCTGTCACGTCACGACGAGGAATTTCTGTCATCTTTGTCACGATAGGCGTGACAGCCACTTCTTCCTTGACAGCCGTGTCACTCTTTGTCATGACAGGCTTTGTGACACTTTTGTCACCTGTTTTGTCACGATTGTCACGTGACATTTTCTTCGGTGTCACTGGCTTGTCACGCTTGCGTGACAAACTTTCACCTGTCACGTTTGTCACGACTTCATTGAGTCGGAAGAACACAACATTTTTGAATCCCTTGAATGTCTTCCCTGGGAAGATCATCCAGCTTACCTTGCCGAAGACTGGCATACGCTTGGGAACCAGTCCGTTGGAACGCATCTCAGAACGGTGTACGAAGCGCAGGTACAATTCAAACAATACACCTGCGATAACTGGAGGGGCACCGAAAAGAACTTTTCCAGGAGTCCCGTAGTTAAGCAGCGCTGCGTGCTCTACGTTCAGGTATACAGATGTTCCTACAAATGCGTAAGTGGCCAGCTTTGGAGCTAGACCACTATCTTCTGTTCGAGCGTACTTGGATGCAAGGTCAGCAACAAACAAAGCAGCGCCGTCGAACGCAATACTCACTCCGAAAGCTAGTTGCTTGGGAACTCCGTAGAATTCCACAGCCATTGAATATAGGCTCCACCAACTCAAAGCGAGAGCAACGATCAGCACTGATCCGAATGAAACTGCGCCCCGCCAATCCATAAGACGCTGGATGTCGGGCTTTTTCATTGGTCTCCTTATAGACAAAAGGCAGGGCACCCGATTGGGTGCCCTGCTATTAAGTTGTTTATCTTGCTGACTCTGTAAACATCCAGAGCCACTTATCGACGCCGCGCTTAATTTCGATGAGTACATCTTGCGTAGCGAGGTCGTCGGTAATATTAAAGATAGCACCTGACAGAACCATTGTCAAGTTCTCAAGAGAAGACTTCACTCCGTTTACGACTTGCAGATATGAGACTGATTCACCAGAGAATTCATAGGCGACCTTTGGAGCAAGATACATCTCTCTTGCTCGTGCTCGCTCTGCAACAGTATCGGCGTATTCGGTGATATCTTCATGAAGTTCATCTAGCTTCTCGTGAAGATAGAAGAATTCCTTACCTCGGAGATTCCAATGGTTCTCCTTGACTGCCAAGGAGAGAGTTAGCAACCATTCCAGAATCTCTTCTAGCTTCTGTTCTAGCACGCTCCACCTCCTTGATTGCAGATTTGATTTGATGATGCATCCCTAATCCTGGTTTGATATATTTATCATCGATCGGACACCAGAGATATGGGTCGGAAGATGCATCAAGCTTTGCGCGCAATATTAAGTTGTTATGACAATCTGGGCATACTAGCGCCGGGACTTTTCCATCCCTGACGAGCTGATTGTATTTATGAAAATCTGACCACATGAATCTAGTCTATCACGCATTTCTCAAATTGTAGAGAGTCGTGTGAAGGGCTTCTACTGCATCATCTATCGCGCTGTGTAGATTCTGGGTTTCTTGCTGCCATGCCTGATCTGATTCAATAGCCTCGCGCTTTAGATCTTCGATAGCGCTGTCAGCTTCATGTGCTTGCCATCCGCAAGAAATCATGCATTCGCGGATAATCTGTTCGCATCGTGTCATTGTATCTTTCCGTATTCTAGGAGGACAATAAGACAGACCATACTGAGAGCAAGGCAAGAGACGCCGCCAAGAACAGATGGCCATAGGATGAAGCTTACAAGATCAAGAATAGTCGCAATGAATAGCGTTATTGTGAATATTCGTTCTTTGAGTGTCATTTCAGATACTTATTCTTGTCTTTGCACGTCGGACAAAACAGAACTTGCTTGCCATAGAACATGGCTTTGCTAAGGTTCTTGCCGGTGCAGTATTTGGTGTAACAGAGTCCTTGCTTGTTTCGTTCATTTCCGGATTTACCAGTAACAGGCATAGATCCTCCAAATAGAAAAGATCCCCGTGCCGGAATCGAACCGGCATTTCTTCTTTACGAGAGAAGTGTGTTTGCCATTGCCACTAACGGGGAGGGCGGTGAAATCAGAGCTTCCACCAGGCTCGTCTACGACGACGGACTTTTCTTTGCGGTACTACTGACAGTATACACAGCACTGCTGATATCGTCAACACTGTCGGTGACGCACTAAAATAGAATAGCGCTGCCGTAATGGCAAAGAGAGTCAGTCTAAGCTTCCATAGCGGCGTTACAGTGACAAAACCTGGCCTTCGTGGGGCTGGCTTTGAACTTCCCGCAAATCTTGCACCTTTACTTTGGTTGCAGCGAAGGTGAGCAAGAGCCACATTTCCCCAAACATGCCCCGGTGAATCCTTCCTCCAGCTAAGAGGAACGATGTGATCAAGAGATGCAGACTTAGGATGTGGATACTTTAATGACTTGCGAACTCGCTTGCCACAAAGATGACACTTCCAGCCTGATTGCTGATAAACGGCCGGGCGCGTAATGCTTGGATCATATGGAACGCCGTACTCCCTACAACGATCCTCATCTGTTTTCATACTCGGATGATATCATTGTTAGAAGTTTTTTACAAGACTGTCAGTACCAGCCCTTATTCTTGAAGTGACTCCAAGCTGTACAAGGCGTACCGTAACGCTTGTAAATGTAGTGGTCTAGTCCCCAGCGTACCTGAGTACGAGGATTAGTCTTCCAGTCCTTGCCCGCCGCCTTCATTTTTGAGCCAGGCAGTGACTGAGGAATTCCATAGGCTCCAGAATGACGATTCTTGGCCTTGTAATTCCAGTTAGACTCCTTCTTCCAAAGATTGACAAGGCATGAATACTGCTTCTTGTATGATCTTGGATACTTCTTCTTTAGCTTAGACTTTGCATAAGCTTTGGTACTGCTAACGGACTTAGAATAAGCCACCGGCTCAATCTTAATCGTAGACAAGGACGGTGACGGTGAAACTGTATTGACAACCGTGCTTGGTGTCGCCTCTGGTGAGACTGACTGGGTAACCTTTGGCTTATTAGCCTCAAGCGGACTGACACCCATGTCTGATGCTGCCTGTGCAGTAACTGCCACAACAACACCTAGGCAAAGGGCCATAGCTGCTATGTTACCCCTCATATCTTGACTCATTGGTCCTCCAAGTAGTGGGCGACTCACGCCGCCCGGTCATGTCGTATGACTCTACTAGAGTTACAGTTTGGTGTCAAGCTTGTAACTGATGCGTAATCAGTCAAGCACAGAGACGTACTTAACGATACGGACGTTCTTTGCTCCGTCTTCCTCAAGAATGGACTTTTCGACATTGGCCTGACGCTTTGTGTACAGCTCAGAAGTCTCGTAAGACTGGCCATCTAGTTCGTACTTGAGGTAGTAGCGATCTACGTTGATCATTTTACTCCTTAACAAATTTGACGTTGAAGTCGGTTATTCCGACCTTCTTCACCTTAACTGACAGTTCATCTAGCTCTTTCAGAGAATTTACAGTCTTTAGCTGCTTCTTCCCCTTGTTGTCGGTGTAAGTAACTATCCAGTAGCCTTTTTCTTTACCCATCGACTTCCTTATCAATAGACAAATCTATATCCCCCCCCAGCGTGCCCTAAGTGATAATCACTTGCTGCTGAGTCATCTCACTGTTACTTCAAGGGCCTCGCAGTCACACGCACCTTGAACTCTGGGTGTCAACCTTTTGTTGACTTCTTCACTTTGAATTTCCAGGCATAGTATAGGCATGGAGGAAGAACGGGTCAAGAAGTCCATTAGACTACGAAAACAGTGACATTCGTAGAATTCGCCTATACCCCAGCCTCCTGCATTAGCCTCAGCCGTGCCTCCATCTTCCCACCTTGTCCCTTGGGGCTAGTTTCGGCGTTGTCGCAGCCGCAGATGAGAGAGCTTCCTAAACCCTCAGAGCAATAAAAATGCCCTAGGAGGCTGCGACCTCTCCTAGGGCATTTAAACAAATGACCACGATGTTGGTCGCAGCAACATCCTGAATAACTTCAGGCTATCACGGTTCCCAGCACGTGTCAAGCTTGCATTGATGTTGAGTCATAGCTCAACCAACTGATATAATCGTAACACAGCTCAAAGAGCATGTCAACGACGAAAGGACGACAGTGGACATCAGTTTTTCCACTATTGCTGGCAATCTTAACACAACGATTGGTTATGGAGTTGCCGGATTCAACATGGTCAGAAGTCTGCAAAAGCTAGGACATAGAGTTCCCTTCGCAGACAAGAATTGCAAGATCGAGATCTTCTTCTCACAGCCAGATTACTGGGAGTGGTCTAACCAACTTGGCTATCATATCGGATATACTCCATGGGAGTCAACCCATCTTCCACCGTGCTGGCTTGAGCAGATGAATCTAGCCGATGAAGTCTGGACAACTAGTGATCTTATTCAGCGCTGGTACACAAAGGCCGGTGTGAAGAATGTAAAGGTTTATCCACACGGTATTGATCCACAATGGCAGCCAAAGAAGCGCAATGTCTATACAAAGATGAAGTTCCTTCACATGGGAGAGCCAGCACCTCGTAAGGGTGGACAGATGGCACTAGATGCATTTCGCGCGGCGTTCGGAGATCAAGATGATGTAGAACTAACCATCAAGGCTCATAGAATCAACAGTGTACGACGAATGGTCAACGGACGAATTGTTGGATCTCCAGACGAGTACAGCAACGTCAAGCTCATCACCAAGGAACTCCCAGAAGACCTCCTTGTAGGCTTTGTACAGCAGCACCACGTAATGGTTTATCCAAGTTGGGGAGAAGGCTTCGGTCTTATTCCATTTCAGGCTATCGCCACAGGAATGCCTACCATCTGCACCGCCAAGTGGGCCCAGTACAAGGATTATCTTGGTCCGCTAGGTCTGTCATCCAAGCTTGCTGAATCACCATGGCCCGGTGTTCACCCAGGAAAGATGCTGGAGCCAAACTTTGATGAACTTGTAGAACTATACAGATATGCCTACAACAACTTCAATGCATTGAGTGACCGATTTTACGCTCAGGCACCAATGTTGCACGAAGAGTACAACTGGGAAAAGCTCACTAAGCAAGCGTTTAGTCACTTGATTTAAGCAGCCGAATCAGGTAGTATAGTATAACTACGCGATGGATTAGCCGTACGACGACTACGGCTGGAAAGGTATTTTCTTTGTATGACGACAAGGGTTTTCTTGAAGACCCATATCAGAACTTTATTCATACCAGCAGGTATGCGCGGTGGCTAGAGGAAAAGGGCCGCCGCGAAACTTTTGTAGAAACAACTGAGCGCTATCTAGCCTACATGGTTGACAGCCTCAAGAAGAATCACGATTACGATGTTCCACAGGAAGATCTTGATCTAGTACGTGCACAAATGCTTAATCAGGGAGTTGTTTCATCTATGCGTGCCCTCATGACTGCGGGTGCAGCTCTTGATCGAGACAATGTTGCTGCATACAACTGCTCATATGTTCCAATTGATGATGTTCGAGCCTTTGACGAGACTCTGTACATTCTGATGAATGGAACCGGTGTAGGATTCTCCGTTGAAGAGAAGTATGTACGTAAGCTTCCTGTCATTGCAGAAGAATTCGAAGCAACTGAATCAGTGATCAAGGTCGCTGACTCAAAGGAGGGCTGGGCTCGTGCATATCGTGAGCTTCTAAGCCTTCTATGGGGAGGACGTGTTCCTCGTTGGGATACCTCAAAGGTTCGCCCGGCAGGGGCAAGGCTAAAGACTTTTGGTGGACGTGCAAGTGGTCCTGGTCCACTAGAGCAGCTATTCCAGTTCACTATTGACGTGTTCACAAAGGCTGCTGGTCGTCAGCTCACTTCCCTTGAGGCTCATGACCTTGTTTGTAAGATTGCAGAAGTAGTTGTTGTTGGTGGCGTTCGAAGAAGTGCTCTGATCTCACTTAGCGATCTAAGCGACCTGAGAATGGCTACAGCAAAAGCAGGAAACTGGTGGGAGAACAACCCTCAGCGTGCTTTGGCCAATAACTCAGTAGCCTACACAAGCAAGCCTGACATGACTGCATTCATGGCCGAATGGAAGAACCTCTACGACTCCAAGTCTGGAGAGCGTGGAATCTTCAATAGGCAGGCTGCAATCAATCAGGTGCGTAAGAATGGAAGGCGAGAAGGCAATTTCGACTTCGGAACTAATCCGTGCAGCGAGATTATCCTTCGACCTAACCAGTTCTGCAACCTTACAGAAGTGATCATTCGTCCAGATGACACTGTTGAATCTCTGATGCTCAAGGTCAAGGCCGCAACGATCATCGGAACATGGCAGTCAACTCTAACGAACTTCAAGTATCTCCGCAAGATCTGGAAGAAGAACACCGAAGAAGAAAGACTACTTGGCGTTTCTTTGACTGGTCAGTTTGGAAACAGGCTGATGAGTGGCCAGGAAGGAATCAAGGAGCTAAAGGATACTCTTGAGGCTCTGAGATACAAGGCTATTGCAACAAATGCTGAGCTTGCCGAGGCAATTGGAATTCCTCAGTCTGCTGCAATTACCTGTGTCAAGCCTTCTGGAACGGTTTCTCAAAGGGCCGGTGTTCCAAGTGGAATGCATACAGAGCACGATGAGTTTTACATCAGAACTGTGCGAGGCGACAACAAGGACGCTCTTACTCAGTTCCTCAAGGACTCAGGGATTCCAAACGAGCCTGACGTGATGAAGCCTAATGACACAACAGTCTTTAGCTTCCCAAAGAAGGCTGCGCCAGGAGCACTTACCAGAAATGACCTCACAGCGATTGAACACCTTGAAATTTGGCTCGCCTATCAGCGATCATGGTGTGAGCATAAGCCAAGCATTACAGTTTCTGTTAAGGAACACGAATGGATGGAAGTAGGAGCATGGGTTTACAAGAACTTCGATGAAGTTTCTGGAATCTCATTCCTGCCATTCTCTGAGCACACGTACAAGCAGGCACCTTATCAGTCTATTTCTGAGGCTGAATACAAGGAATGGCTTGAGCGCATGCCAGAAAAGATTGAATGGGATCTACTCCCCACATATGAGTTTGAGGACAATACGACTGGCTCTCAGGAGCTTGCTTGCTCCGCCGCTGGTGGATGTGAAGTAGTCGATATTAGCTGATGTAATTGGCCGGTGTCTATGGGCACCGGCCTTTTGCTTTTTAATACCAGCAGGAATAGACTATAGGCTGAGGAGGTGAATTAACATATGGCAACACCAATGACAGCAACACAGATTGTTGCTCAGCTAAAGAAGTGGGGAATCAAGTACAAGGAAGTAAAGTCTTGGGAGTCCCACAATAGAAATTCCAAGGGTGCCTGGGGTGGAATGAACGGTTTCATTTGGCATCACACTGGAGCAGATGTAAAGGCGGCAGATGCAGCGTCATACGCGGGCTCAACCCTTTACAATGGACTTAGCACTCTCCCTGGTCCTCTTTGCCACTTTGGTCTAGCACCAGATGGCACAGTATATCTAGTTGGATGGGGACGTGCAAATCACGCTGGTGGTGGTGATCCAGCAGTTCTTAACCACGTAATCAATGAGGATTACACCGGTCAGCTAAAGCCTACTAAGGGTAACTCAAATGGAGTGGACGGTAACGCTCACTTCTATGGAGTAGAGATTATGTACTCTGGTAGTCGCAAGATGACTGATGCACAGTACCAGACGGGCCTAAAGCTTTCAGCAGCTATTCTCGATTTCCACAACTGGACTGAAAAGTCTGTAATTGGACACGGAGAATGGTCAAACGACAAGTGGGACCCTGGTTATGCATCTGGAAAGATTATGGACATGGCAAAGATCCGAAAGGATGTTGCAGCAACCGTAAAGGCTGGTCCAAAGGGAACGGCTCCAGCTCCATCAAAGCCAGCTCCTACACCAACGACTGGTACATACACAGTAAAGAAGGGTGACACTCTGTGGAGTATTTCACAGGCACTCAAGCTGACTGTAGATGACCTAAAGTCTTGGAATGGACTAAAGTCAGATGATCTTTCAATTGGTCAGGTACTTAAGACAAAGAAGCCAACAACTTCTACTCCTAAGCCACCTGTACCGCCAACCGTTCCTACAGTGCCAGTTCCTGTGCCAGTAATTGTCCCTAAGTCTCGTGAGCCAAAGGACATTATTGTTGCTCAGGCATCCATTGCACTAAAGGCATGGCCTTTCATCAGCGAGATTGAGAAGAAGACCGGTCTTCCAACCGGAATGCTACTTGCAGTCGGATCTCGTGAGACAAACCTAACCAATGTAATTGGCGACGGTGGTCATGGCTTCGGAGTTTGGCAGCGTGATAACAGATATTGGCCAGTTGACGAAACGTATCTTCTAGACGTTAAGAAGCAGGCCGAAGATGCAGCAGCACTTCTTGTTGCAAACTACAAGGTTCTAAAGAGTTGGGATTATGCCGTAGCAGCATATAATGCAGGCGTGGATGGAGTTCAGAAGGCTCTAGCCGCTCTAAAGTCTGCTGATGCAGCTACGACCGGTGGAGATTATGCAGCAGACGTTCTTGGTAGACTAGCATTTACTAAGGATGTTGTTCCTGCTACTCCTCCAGCCCCAACGCTTGAGCAGCGTGTAGCAACACTTGAAAGCAAGGTCGCTGAGCTTGAAAAGAAGTAAGTAATATGTTATCCTTTGAGTACAGCCTATGGAAATGAGTCCGGGTTGTCTAGGGCGCTGAGTGCAGCGCTACTTAGGATGAGTTATATTACCGTCAAAGCCACTCTTCGGAGTGGCTTTTGGCGTTTTATGGACTTGGCTTTATAATGATTACATGTCCTATCAACTACAAGTTCTAGCAGATTCCCCATTCTCATATTGGAAGCTAGACGGCACAGGCCCGGTGTACGATGATTCCGCAGGAAGTTTCAGACAAGCTGATCTGACTTCTACTGCGGTCCTGCACCCTGCCCTCGTATGCGGCTCAGGCAACGCTCTCGTATTGCAGAATACTAACCAGCTCCAGATGGACGACCCTGTTTTTAACAAAGGTTACGAGTCCCGTCAGTTCTCTCTAGAGGCATGGGTGAAGCCACTCGCCATCACTGGTGAAGTCAGCATCATGAGTCACAACTCAAATTATGATGGCCTGACGATCACTGCTAGCAGAATCTATTTCAGAACAAAGTATCTAACGGCCCCGGTGTCAGAAATCAGTTATAAGTATGACACTGCTAAGTCATTCCATGTTGTAGGAGTTCACACAGATGGAAAGAACTCCCTATACATTGATGGTCAGCTAGTTGCTGAAATCGATATGACCGATGAACAGAATACCGACGCATACAACTTCGTCAGCTCTGATTTGATTGCAGGGCAATCATCCACATCTTCAACCGTCGCCCTTGATGCTCCAGCCATTTATGCATTTGCTTTGAGTGGCGAAACAATCGCAAGGCATTACTCAAACGGTGTTGCAGTTGACACAAGCGAGGCTATTGCCGGATTCAATGACGCGAGTCACTGGAACTTCGCAGACTCAGCGAGGAACGTTGCTGTATCAAAGCTTTGGGATGACGATGAATGGTCAGATGGATCAATGACGGATATCGTTATTGCCAATGACATCATTGTTCCTTCTTACACTCAGACTGAGACGGAAGAAGTGGTTGATGGAATCATTGTTCCTGTTTATGAGAATACATCTTTGCCTGGTGTATGGATTGGCTCAGTAGAGCTAGGAATGACACCAGATGGAATTACTGACGCGGTAATCAGATATAAGGGCGAAGGATCATTCACAATCGATTGTTCAACCAACGGCGGAACAAGCTGGCAATCAGTAACAAATGCAGCCTCATTCACCTTGACAGAAACAGATTCAATTGCTGTTCGAGTGACTTTTGCCGGTGGAATTGTAGATGACCAAAGCTACGTAGACTGGATTCAAGTTGTCGGTTATGCAGACAAGGCATTCCTTGGAACAAGAAGTGACAGAGCTGCAACACTTAGCGGAACAGCGGTAATGGCTAGAGAGTTCTACGAGCCAATTGAATATGCTGATGACAATGGAATCAAGATTCTTACTGGAAATATCGCAGTCGCCATTGACGCATCTTACAGCGGAGAAGAGGAACCAGGAGATCTCAATATCAATGGTATTGATATGTGGATCAAGCCGGTGGCAGGAAACATCATTACTGTTGGATCTGCAACAATCTCCAGATCAGGCAACACAATTACCTTCTCTGGGTTCTCCGCAGTAACTGTTAATGGAGTATCCGTAACAAGTGGCTCTACTGTATTCGCTTCTAGTAGCTGGTATCACATTGGAGGGGTTCTCACAACGCCGGGCAATTACGCATTGACTATCGGTGTGGCAAATGCACAGATTGCGCAGGCGTCAGCAATCTATGGAGACATCTCCCTTGCAGGTCTACAGCAGATGTATTCCGCATATCTTGGTCTACCAGGACTGTCAATTACTGACGACACAATCTTAGGAGTGACGACTCCGGACCCAGAAGCGCTATTGTATGCGCATGTTTGGTCCATTTCCCCTGCTGGATAAGCATGTGGCCCCAATGTCGGGGCCACTTTTGCTTTTTAATGCTAATGTCCTTATGATATGTCCATGAAGAAGCAAAGAATGCAGATAGTAGACGAGGCCGCTTACGGTGTATACGTATGGGAAATGCCTAATGGTGCATGGGTCGGAGACGACGAAGGAAACTTCCTTTCCATTGCAGCCATGAAGGACGACCCAAAGCGTATCAACGAGCTTACTGAGGCCGTGCGTCACTACGGAGTTATGGTTGGAAAGCCTGTGTTTCTTTCTGGTCATCGAAAGATTGATGACGAGGAATTTGAATATCAGAAGCAGCGTCAGGCATTCGGACTTATTCCAGACGAGAATGATATCCCTGCTCTAGTAAGCGAGCAGATTTACAAGGAGCACAATGACAGATAATCGAGTCGTAGAGGCAGAAGAGGAACAGTTCATTGAAGTCTCCCTAGGCAATGAAGTCTCCAGAACAATTGATCACGATCCTGATCCATTTCTGAGAAAGGCTTCCGAGATCAGGGAGATGGACGGACTATCACGTTCCTTCAAGATCAGTACCACGAAGCAGATCAATAAGTTCTATCGTGGTACAGATGGTGCTGCCTCAAAGAAGATTGAGACGGAGGACATCACTGGATACAACGCATTCAAGGTAATCCTTCCGCCATACAACCTCGATTATCTTGCAAAGCTATATGAAGTATCTCCTCCACATTACTCAGCCGTAAAGGCTAAGGTGGCCAACATTGTTGGACTTGGCTACGATCTCGTAGAAAGCCCGGCGACAAAGCAGGCCCTAGATAAGATTGATGGAGAAGACAAGACCAAGAAGGCACGAGCTAAGCTCGAAAGAGAAAAGCAGCGCCTTATGGAATGGATTGCTAGCTGTAATGAAGAAGACGACTTTATCGAAACTCTCATTAAGGTGTGGACAGACTACGAGGTTACCGGAAACGGCTACCTTGAGATTGGTCGAAAGAACACAGGAGAGATCGGTTACATCGGTCACGTTCCAAGCACTAGCATGAGAATTCGACAGGCCAGAGATGGCTTTGTTCAGATCATTTCAAATAAGGCTGTATTCTTCCGAAACTTCGGAGACAGTAAGACAACTGACCCGGTGGGTGGAGACAGCAGACCTAATGAAGTAATCCACATCAAGAAGTACGCACCAAGCAATGGATTCTACGGAATTCCTGACATCGTTGCTGCCAAGGCTGCGGTAGCTGGTAATGAATTTGCCACACGCTTCAACCTTGACTACTTCGAGAACAAGGCTGTTCCACGTTACGTCATCATCATTAAGGGTGGAAAGCTTTCTCCAGCAGCAGAGCGCAGAATTACTGAGTTCTTCCAGACTTCCCTAAAGGGAAAGAATCACAGAACTCTGTATGTTCCTCTGCCAGCCGATGAGCAGGACAGAAAGACATCATTTGAAATGAAGCCGGTGGAAGCTGGAACCCAGGATTCATCATTCAACAATTACCGTAAGGGAAACCTGAATGATATCCTCATGGCTCACCGAGTTCCTATTTCAAAGGTAGGTCTTGCAGAGGGAGTAAGCCTTGCAGTTGCCCGAGATGCTGACAAGACATTTAAGGAGCAGGTCTGTCGTCCAGAACAGACTATCTTCGAAAACAAGCTAAACAAGGTTATGAGAGAAGTCACTGACGTATTCCTCATTCATCTCAACGAGCTATCTCTTACAGACGAAGATACTCAGAGCAAGATTGATGAGAGAGCTATCAGAAACCAGTGGATGGTACCTAACGAGATTCGTGCTCGTAAGGGCATGCCTGGTCTCGATGGTGGTGACAAGGTGGTCGAGCAGAAGCCACAGCAGCAGGCCGAGGCAAGGGCTCAGACAAATCAAACAAGGCAGCGTGACGCACAACGCTCAGCCAATTCTCCAGATAATTCAGGAGAGGGAAGAAACGCTAAGGGTGACGGAAGGCAAGTTCAGTGACAAGTAAGATCTGGCACAAGACAGATGAAATTGCTCGTGGACTAAGGAAGCCAATCAATACAGCCGCAATCTCTATCATGGGAGCATATACTTTCGTGTGGGGATTGTGGCTGACCCTTCCTTGGTCAACATTTGATAGAAGTGTAATCTACGAATACATGGAAAGACTGGCCCCAGAGATCGTCTGGGGAATTGTTGCGATGCTCATTGGATTGTTCATGCTTCGAGGAGTATGGAAGCAGAGTTACCGAGCATTGCACACAGGCGCTGCGGCAGGATTCTACTACTGGCTTGTCATCGCCGTATTCTACATCCTTGGCTCTTGGCAGTCAGTAGGATGGATCAATTCATTCATGGTAAGCCTCTACTGCGCCTTTGTGGCCATTAACTTGAGGGTAAACAAGAAGTTTATTGATCCTGAGTTGCATGATAATAACAAAGTCAATACTATATGAACATGAAGATTGAAAAGGCATCCTGGCATTCTGATGGAGATAATCTCCGTCTGACTATGCCAATTGCGAAGTATGATGTGGAGAAGCGTCAAGTAAGTGGATTTGCCACTCTTGACAACTTCGACTCTCATGGCGACATTGTGCTAGCTGAGGCTAGTCAAAAGGCGTTTTCACGATTCCGTGGAAACATTCGTGAGATGCATCAGCCAATCGCGGTGGGAAAGATGATCGATTTCAGGGAAGAAGAATTCTACGACCCAACGACCGAGAAGTTCTACCGTGGTATTTTCGCAACTGTCTATGTTTCAAAGGGTGCTCAGGACACATGGGAAAAGGTACTTGACGGTACTCTTACGGGATTCAGCATTGGTGGTAACATCGTGGATGCGGAAACCCAGTGGAATAAGGATGCCGAGACTAACGTAAGATTCATCAAGGATTATGAGCTTATCGAGCTTTCTCTTGTAGACAGTCCTGCCAATCAGCTAGCCAATGTATTCAGTATTCAGAAAACTGCTGATGGTCAGGTGATGAAGGGAATGGTCGCAGAAACTTCCGTAGAGAATGTCTTTTGGTGTCCAAAGGATGAAATTGCAAAGACAACCGCTGACGATTCATACGCATGTCCAGTATGTAATAAGTCAATGCAGAACGTCGGCTGGTTTGAAACCGACTCCACTTCTCGTTCTGAGAAGATGGCCAAGGTGATCAACGAATTTAGAAATTCTTCTGACACAGAGGACACTCACGAAGGAGGTGCAGAACAAGTGACTAAGGGAAATGAAGGCGATGCTGTTGCAGAACAGGGTCGCGCCGAATCAGAGACTCCAGTTGAGGAATCAACTACTGAGAATGCTCCAGAGGTTGAGGCCGATGGAACTGTAGAGTCTGGTGAGGAAACAGCAGCAGAGGTAGACGAAGGTGGCGCAGATGAGCCAAACTTCGAGAAGATGCTAGAGCAGGTCCAGGAAACAATTAAGAAGGGCCTAGAGCAGACTCGTGAGGCCACTGCTGAGGAAATTAAGGCTATCGAGGGCAAGGTTGAGGAAATCAACAAGGCTTTCGACTCTAAGTTTACTGAGCTAGTCGAAAAGCACGGCGAACTCAGCGAAAAGTTTGACAGCCTTTCCAAGCAGGCTGATGACGTTACAAAGCGTCTAGACAGCGTGGAAAAGGAAACGGCTATTAAGAAGTCCGGCGACGTTGGCGCGTCAAAGGAAGAGACCATTACCAAGGGTAACGGCTCAAAGTGGGGCGGACACTTCCTCAGTGTATCCGACATTAAGTAAATCTTTGAAAGGAAAAGAGGTGAACAACAACTATGAGCGATGAGCTAATTGAAAAGGTCATTCGTACCACTGAGGTAGCATCTGGTGGAGGTGGTCTGCTAAACGCAGAGCAGTCTAACCGATTCATCGATTACATGTGGGAAGCCACTGTTCTCGGTACCCAGGTTCGTACCATCCGTATGAGAGCCGATACAGTTGACATTGACAAGCTCGGAATTGGTGAGCGTCTAATGAGAGTAGCTACAGAGGCCGTTGACGACGGTGTAAACGCTGGAGCGACCTTCTCTAAGATTTCTCTTACCACCAAGAAGCTTCGTCTAGACTGGGAAATCTCCACGGAGTCCCTTGAGGACAACATTGAGGGTGAAGCCCTTGAAGACCACATTGCACGTCTAATGGCTACTCAGGCCGGTAACGACCTTGAGGATCTAGCAATTAATGGTGACACTGCCCTAACCGGTAATCCACTACTAAAGGCTTTTGATGGATGGCGCAAGCGTGCTCTTGCTGGAGGTCATGTAATTGACCACGGCGGAAACGGCGTTGACCGTTCAGTCTTCAACAAGGCTCTTAAGGCTATGCCACGTAAGTACATGCAGCGTCGTAACGGTCTTAAGTTCTTCACTGGTTCCAATGTAATCCAGGACTACCTATTCAGTCTACAGAACACTTCTGCTGACTACGTTACTCCAGAAGCCCTAGCGGCTGCGGGTATCAACAGCAGTGTACGTACTGATGGTCCTGCCGGTTTCACAACCGGAAATGCATTCGGTATTCCAGTGCAGGAGGTTCCTCTATTCGAGGAAACCCTTGATGGTGACTACTCAGGAGCTTCTGGTGACCACGCAGATGTATGGCTAACATTCCCGCAGAATATGCTATGGGGTGTAAAGCGTGAGGTCCAGATCTTCACTGAGTTCAAGCCTAAGAAGGACACCACGGAGTACACAATGTACTGCCGTGTAGGTACTCAGATTGAGAACGCCGACGCATTCGTTGTCGTAAAGAACGTCAAGATTGCAGCCTAATTAGTTATGTGGCAAAATAGAAGGGAGGGCTTCGGCCCTCCTTTCTGTGTTATAATCGTCCTATGGAGGAAATATGAGTTACAACAAGATGAAGGTGGACGAGCTTCGTGAGCTAGCGGATGCATACGCAGTTGACGTTGATCCTTCCGACAATAAGACAGTGATTATCAACAAGCTGATCGACAGCGGAGTTACATTTGATTATCACCAGCGTCAGGTACAGGCTGCTGAGAATTCCGAAAAGGTTCAGCCAGCCCCGGTGTTTGATGAGCCAGCGGAAGACGACGGATCTAGTAAGATTCTACTAAGGATGACTAGAGCCAACGGTACATTCGAAGTGCGCGGTGCGCGATTCACCCAGACCAATCCTTATGCTCTTGTAGCTGAAAGAGATGCAGATTACATTATCGAATCCTATGAGGGATTCCGCATCGCTTCACCGAGAGAAGTAAAGGAATTTTATAGCTGATAGAGGCCCTTCGGGGCCTCTTTGCTATTTAACCTTCGAGGATCTATAATTCATTCATGGAAATTTACAGAGACACTTCTAGCGTAGCAACGCTGGAACATCCAGTTACAGGAACGCTAACCGCTGATATTTATCGCGGTGATGAAGTGCTTTCTACAAACCTACCAGTCACGTCATCTAACGGTATTCACACAGTTGCAATCGATTGGCACCTCACTGAATACAATGGAACGTTGAAGATTGTTTGGAAGCAGACAGGATTTGAAAGAGCTACTTGGGTTGACATTGTCACTCCGATCATTCCTTTGTCTACTCTTGATGCACTTCTAGATGGCGTATCCACAGAAGATCAGTACGACGCAGAAAGGATCGTACGAAGGATCATTGAGGCTTACACTGGGCAGACTTTCGGGAAGTTCCGAGGAACTATCGATGTCGTAGGTAACGACAGCACTCAGCTAGCCCTTCCAATGCCCCTTCTGACATTGCGAGAAATGTCAGACGACCTGTTTGACTACGCCATTAGTTCATTTACCATCAGAGGCGAAGGATGGTTCCTTGGCCAGACTCCTGGTGCATATTGGACAATCAAGGACGCTCCACCAGAGAGTGTCCTAGACGAATTCAGCTCTGGAGTCATTTACGCTCCGGGCGTTGTCAAGAAGAAGGATTTCAAGTACACATCTTACTACACCATTGAGGGGGATTGGGGATACGAATCAATTCCTACTCCTGTTGTGGAAGCAGCTAAGCTATTGATTTCAGATTACGCCTGCCAGGACAGCTCTTACAGAGACAAGTACCTCAATTCAATGAAGGCGGCAGACTGGAGAATTGAATATACTCAGGCTGCATATGACGGAACTGGAAACCTAAAGGCAGACCAGCTTCTCAACCCATACAAGCTAAGTAACTTGGTGGTAATATGAGTTGTCTTATTGGATCTCGCTTCAATATGCGGGCAACTGTACTTCGTCAGGCTGGAACCAATCCACAGGAAAATCCCGGTGGACATTGGGAAACAGTACAAGATCCAGACTCTGGTGCAATTGAAAGAGTATGGGTAGCAGACGAAGACAGTGACACACCTGGAAATCAGACCCTTGTTATCAATTGCATGGTAAGAGGTGTAACCAATGGAGGTATTCGTGCAGCAGGAACGACTCAGAGGTTTTCTGATATCTATGAGAACGTTGACTGGGCGATCATTCAATTCCCTGCGTCAGTTGTTCTTAGCAAGTACGACAGGGTTACGAACATCACGAACTCCCGAGGAGATCTTATCTGGCGAGAGGAAGAAATCAATCAAGCGCCAGCTACGGTATTCCAAGTTATGGGATCTACTCCCGTAGTTGATCCATTTGGAAATCACATCGAAAATACTGCCCTATTGCAGAGAGCAGAGGTCCAGAGTGGCTAAGGGTAAGGCTTTCGTGGGTGTGACAGCGGACACGACAGAAGTCAGTGCACTTACTGGCTTCTTGTCTACTTTGTCTACACAAATTAAGGCTGATGTCAATATGGCTCCGGTGCTAGACTATGCTCACTCAGCAATGTCTTCCAAGTTCGATGCATACATGTCAGTCATCGCACCAACAGCTCCAAATCAATTCCACCACGTATATGACTGGGGAAGGATTGGTGTTCCTCAGAATCAGCTTTGGAAGAATGTTCTCCGAGGACGTGGAGCCAACAAGTATGCTTCATTTGAATTCAGGGCATCTGTGTTGCCAGTGCCTCTTCCAGAGGGAAACAAGAAGCCATTCATGAGAAAGCATAGATTCATCTATAAGGCAATGGTCATGGAGTATAACATCGGAGTAACGATCAAGCCTAAGAGAGCTAAGATGCTTGCATTCCCTAACGAGCGCGGAGACATTGTTTTCACAAAGGGTCCGATCTTCGTACAAAATCCCGGTGGAATGGGAACCACTGGAGCATTCACAGCAGCTTGGTCCAATTGGTGGGGTGGAGCAGGAGCAGATCAAGTATTCAATAGTGAAATCAAGAGAGTGCTTGAGAGAGATCTTAACAGTAGCGCCCTATCAAGATTCATGAGAAGATTTAAGAAGGCTAAGTTCAGAACAGGAAGCATTGCAGTGGCAGACTCAAGATCAGCTATGGCAGACGGCTCACGACTAGCCCTTGAATTCCTACAGGAAAGAAACAGAAAGAACGAGGCAAGGAGGAAGGCACAATGACATATGACATTACAGCAACACATGCACTAAACAAGTTTCTCATTGATCAGCTCAGCGGAGAAAACCTAATTGATCTGTCCAAGTACAATGGGCTGTCACCATTCATTCCGGCACAGCAGCAGCCGGAACTAACTAACCTGCCCTCTGGTGTTCCGTTCTTTGTTTACAATTACGCATCTAATGGCGAGTACGAAGACTGGTGGCTTGAGCATGAACAGGCTGCATACATCATCTACTCTGACAATGAAAAGCAGATCAGACAGATCTCTAACTATCTTAATCAGCTACTCAAGAGATACGACTGGGCAGCAGATGACATCAATGATTACTTGAGAGAATTCGGCACAGCAGAGCAGAAGAAGTTTGACTTCAAGTACACAAGAATCATCAGCATGGCATCAATTGAACCAGAAGTTCAGGCCGGTGGTAGATACTCAGGTTCAGTAATCGTTAATATCTGTTTCACCTCTCAGCTTGACCAAGATGGCATGCGAGTCTAACAAATTCGCATGATAATCAATCTTCATATACTATGAAGGCAATTGAGGAAGTGTGTCTAGCCAACACAAACGATATACTTTTTCAGAAAAGAGGTGACAAGCAAATATGACGTACAAGGTTAAGAACATTATCATCGGTGCCGCTGCCGTTTACCTTTCAGCAGAAGACTCTACTGAATGGACCAGCGCGCCAGCCCTTCCAACCGTATCCGGAACTGGTAGTTATGTTCCTGCGCTAGACGCATCAGCGAATTGGCGACACACAGGATTTACCAGTGAAGGTGTTGAGGTCTCTTACGAGCCAGACTACGGTGAAGTAGAGGTTGACCAGCTCCTTGACTCCGCGAAGCTATTCAAGCAGTCCATGCGAGTAATGGTTAACACCACCTTCTCCGAGGCAACTCTTGAGAATCTTCTAGTCGTTTGGGGACAGCAGAATGATACCTATGACACCACTGCAACTGAGGAAACTCTAGCTATTGCAGCAGGTTCTCTAGGAGACGAGCCAACTGAGCGTTCCGTCGCATTCGTTGGTCCTGCGCCACGAGCTGACGCAGGTACGAAGAGAGAGCGTATTTACCACGTAAGACGTGCTCTATCAATCGAGTCTTCTTCTCATTCACTGAGGAGAAATGAGGCTACGGTATTCCCAGTCTCATTCCGTCTACTTCCAGATCCAAGCTTCTCAGGACAGGAATACGGTGTGATTAAGGACAGGAACATCGCCTAATACCACGACTTTCAGCGTTAGCCCCCGAAAGGGGGCTTTCGCATTTTGGATTGTGACAATCCGTTGATATAATGATGACAAACACTAGGAGGAAAATTGGCAACAAGCGTTTACACCACAGAGGAGATCCTTCTCCAGGATGGTGAAGAAGTAACACTTAAGCCTCTGAACATTAAGAACCTTCGCAAGTTCATGAAGAAGTGGAAGGAACTTGGAGAGGTTAAGGAAGAGGACGACGTAGTAGATTTCATTATCGATGCTGCAAAGATTTGCCTGGCAAGTCTTTACCCAGCATACGAGGATGATGAAAAGTATGAAGAAGCTGTGGACATTCCGACCGTTCACAAGATCATCGAAATCTGCGCAGGAATCAAGCTGAATGACCCGGAACTGGAAGCCGCAGCGAGGGCGGCGATGATGACGGCGACGGCGGATGGGACAAGCTAGACCTAGCAAAGCTTGAAGCCGAGCTATTTTTGCTCGGTATTTGGAAGAACTTCGAAGAAATGGAAGAGAATCTAACACTGGCCGAACTTCAATCACTTCTGGAATCTAAAAGAGATCAGGATTTCCAGAAGAACAAGTTCGCAGCGGCCCTAAAGGGAATCGATCTCGAAGACCCTACTGATAGTACGGCGACAACGTTTGAAGATATCAAGCGTCGTGCAGAAGCCAAGAATCAGGGGGTCTCTCCAGAGACCCTTGAATTTGCCGAAATCGGCATTGGAATTCTGGGAGAAGGTGACTGACAATAGAGAACATTAATATCCGCTTTACTGGTACTGCGGACTTTAGACAGGCCACGGCTCAGGTCGAGGCACTTAATGCTCAGCTTGCTGCGATGCAGGCTCAGCTATCTAGGTCTGCTCTACCGACAGTTGCGGCAGGATTTAGAAACAACGTTCGTGGTCTTGGCAATATGTCTGTCGAGACAATGCGCGTTACCTCCGCATCTGAAATGTACACTAAGGCATTGCAGAAGCAGGATGTTACTCTTCGTCAGTCACTAAAGAATCGTCAGACTTTCAATCAGGTTCTCCGTGAGCAGTATGCATTGAGCAGAGCTGCCGCTGTACAGTGGACAACTAATTCACGCGGCGGCAGCACTCTCGATCTTATCGTTCCTAGGGACGCTCCAGCACGCCTAGGAAATTTCAGACAAACACTTAACGCAGTACGAGCCGGAACCGTTTCTATGAATGTCGCTCTGGGCGAGATGGCCATTAAGATGGGTCTCGTTAGCCAAGTGGCAAATTCCGCTGCTGCGAATATGATCAAGTGGGGTAAGAACACTCAGTGGGCCGGTCGTCAGCTAATGGTTGGTTTGACCGTGCCTGTCCTCGCGGCCGGTGCTGCAATGGGTAAGCTTGCTTATGACGTAGAATCACAGATGACTCGTATCAATAAGGTATACGACTTCTCTGCTACGAAGGATCAGAATGCTGCAAAGAACATGCAGGAGACAGCCACCCTAAGAGCGAACTCCATGCGAGCTGCAAAGACGGCAGCAGAACAATTCGGTGCCTCAATGAAGGACACCCTAAGCGTAGAGGCTAATCTAGCCGCGACCGGTGAAAAGGGTAATGAGCTTATTGGTAAGACAACTGAGGTTATGCGTCTTGCAACCCTTGGTGAAATGGATTACCAGAAGGCTCTAGATACCACCATCACCTTGCAGTCCGTTTATGGTGACAATACTTCTAAGCTAGCAGAAGACTTCAACTACATGAACGCGGTGGAGAATGCAACCTCTCTATCTATCGAAGACTTCTCTAAGGCTATTCCAAAGGTAGCTGCACCAATGAAGACTCTTGGTGGTAGCCTACAGGACGTAGGTACATTGCTTGTTGCAATGCGTGCCCGTGGAATCAATGCTGTCGAAGGTGCTAACGCAATTAAGGCGTCATTCACCCGAGTCCTTAAGCCAACAAAGCAGGCTAAGGACATGTTTGAAATTCTTACCAAGCAGTCCCTAACAGAGCTAACTGACAAGACTAATGGTGAAGTTATCCCAACCTTCGTCGCTCTGAACAAGGCAACTGAAAATCTAAGAGGAAAGAATCGTCAGGCTCTATTCGCAGCCCTATTCGGAACTCAGCAGACCACACGTCTACAGGCCATCGTTGAAGAAATGGGTAACCTTAATGACGAAACGACTCAGGTTGGTAAGGCTTACAAGATTGCTGGACAAGAGCAGTCAGCATGGGCAGACAGTGCCAGCCGAGAGATGGAAGCCCTACAGAATTCAGCATCTGGACGACTAAAGATCGCTATTGAATCTCTAAAGGTTCAGCTAGCCGAAGCTGGTAAGCCGTTCCTTGAGGTTGCTGGTTACATTGTCGGTGCTGTTACTAAGATCGTAAAGGCATTCAATGAGCTTCCTGGCCCTGTAAAGACATTCGCATCAATTGCGGTAATCACTGGTGCTATCGCCGGTCCTATCATCATGCTTGCTGGTCTATTTGGTAACCTTCTTGGTCAGGCTCTAAAGCTCGGTGCCGGAATGCTCGGACTTGTATTCAGATTCAGAGCACTTCTACCAGAACAAGTAGCAGCAAGACTGGCCTCTATGCAGGCTGGTGTAGCAGCACAAACTCAGACTGGACAAATTGCAGCACTAACCGCAGTCATCAATGAACTCACAATTGCTCTTGGACGAGCAACTGGTGCTCAGGTTGGATTGAATAATGCTCAGGCTAGAGGTGGACTAGGTGTACGTCCTGGAACTGTTTCCGGAGCGCCTATCCCAGTTAATCAGCCAGTTCCAACTACTCCTGTTCAGGGTCCAATTGTTACGACCGGTGCAGGATATCGTGACGCCACTGGTAGAACTCTTACTGCCGCTGAGGTTAGAAATTGGCAGGCAGCTCAGGCATCCTCTGCAAGCATTAATCAGAATGCAGCCGGAACCCGTAGAAGCTGGCAGCAGATGGGAAGCAGTTTCCAGAATGTAGCTGTTGCAGCAGGATTCATGGGAGTTATGGCATCCGATGCTGACAGCATGATGTACACCATTTCTCAGATTGCAATCGGCGCGGCGCTCATTGGTCCAATGCTAATCGGTCCTATCATGAAGGTCGGTGGAGCTATTAAGACAGCCGTCCTTCCAGCCATCTCAGCAGTAGGTACCGCAGCTAGCTCTATGTTCGGTGGAATTGCAGCACGTGGTGTTACAGCATTCCGTTCAATCGGAGCTTCAATGGCAGGTCCAATTGCGGCAATGGGTGGTATGTCAGCAATCATGGGAACGATGCTAGCAGCAGCTCTTGCTATTGGTGCAGCTTGGTACGTCATTAACAAGAACATCGCAGCTTCTCGAAAGGAACAGGAAAACGTCGAGAAGTCTGCTGACGCATGGGCAAAGACTCTAGGATTCACCTACACTGAGCAGCAGAAGATCGTTGCCAAGAACCAGGAAAACCTAAAGTCAATGAACGACCGTATGAACGAGTTCAAGAAGAACAACAAGGATGCCTACAATGACATGCAGAAGTATTACGATGCGTCAAAGGCAGAAAAGTGGGCTCGTGCAATTGAAGAGGGAACAAAGGTTCGTCTTCACGGTGGTACAGTAAGCGCGGCGCAGGAAGCTACCAAGGTAGCCCTTGCCATTATGGGTGAGAAGTTCTCTAACGCTGAATTCGAATCACAGCTAAAGGTAAAGGTTGACTTCGATGACGTTTCAGATGTTATCAAGAAGAGAATCAAGGAAGCTACTCAGGACATGTCTGACGCTACTAACTTGAAGTTTGATCAGGACAAGTCCGAGAGCTTCGCCAGATGGTTCGCTAACCCAGGAACAATTCAGCAGAAGGCTGGAGTCGCAGTTCGTCAGAACGCTAAGGATCTGTGGGACATCTTTGACAATACTCAGGATGAGGAAAAGAAGAAGGTATTCGACAAGATCGCTACCGCTGCCAACTCCGAGTCTGTCAAGCTATTCGAAACCTACAAGAAGAAGTACGCATCTGACTTCAAGAAGATGGGTATTGAGACCTTCGCTGACTTCACAAAGTATTTCGCAGAGAATGGAAACAACGACGGAACTCCTATCACTCAGAAGCTTGGAATGTCCATTGATGAAGTTCACAAGGTCCAGCGTGCTAATGACGCAGTAAAGGGATTCTCAAAGACTTTCGCAGATATGCAGGGTATTCCACAGGGCAAGGCGACATCTGACTTTAGAGATCTTGCCAAGTACATCCCTGAATTGGAGAAGACCAAGCAGAGTCTTATTTCTGTAAAGCAGGCCGAGGACGGATACTACTCATCTCTACGTGAGCGCAGTCGAGCCGGTGTCGAAACAAGTGATGCTGAAAAGCTTAACATCATGAACATGTACCGTAGAATGGCCGGACTAGAAGATGCCACAAAGCTTGAAGACGGATTCAAGAAGGCTCTAGACAAGTCAACCGTATCTCTTGACGAGAACATGGATGCATGGGAAGCCAACACTGACAACGTAGATCAGTTCGTCAGCGCCTACAAGGACACCTTCGCAAACACCCAGGAAGAGATGCTAGGGCGTGCTGAGGAATTGATGAATCAGCAGATGGAGTCTGAGATCGACGGCATTAACAACAATGCTGAGGCACGCGGTAAGGCCCTTGACGCAGCACAGGAGAAGGCAGACGACAGATTCGATGCACGTCAGGAAAGAACTGAAAAGCGATTCGAAGCCAAGCAGGAAGCTCTCGACAAGAAGTACGAGAAGAAGCAGAAGGCGTTTGACAACAGGTGGGAATCCATCATGGATAACCACGACAAGAAGTGGGACAAGCGTACTGATCAGACTAACAAGTATTACGATGCTCGAATCAAGAAGATTCAGGATGCCATCAAGGCTGAGGAAGATGCCGAAGCAACACGCCAGAAGATCTTTGAGGCTGAAAAGACTCGTATTCAGCGTGCTGCCGAAATGGCCAATATGGGCATTGACTTCAATGTTGCAATCAACTCAGGTAATCTAGATGAAGCTGCAAAGATTGGTAACAACATGCAGGCAAATCTTGACACCTGGGCAACAGAAGACGCATCCGCCGCTAGCCAGTCTGCTTCTGATAAGAAGGTTGAAGGTCTAAACAAGCAGGTCACCTCCCTTGAAGCCGAGAGAGATCGTCGTCTCAAGGTTATTCAGCAGATGGAAGAGGCAGAAAAGAAGCAGCTTGAAAAGCGTAAGGAGCGTGAGCAGGAAGCTCTAAATGCTCAGCGTGAAGCTGCCAATAAGTCCTTGCAGATTGCTCGTGAGCGTGCTAACAAGCAGATTCAGATTGAGCGTGAAGCCTACAACAAGATGATTCAAGCTCAGCGTGAGGCATTGCAGAAGGAGACACAGGACAAGATCAAGGCCGTTCAGAGGAAGTACGAAAAGGCTAAGTGGGGAATTGAGCAGGAGCTTGCTACCCTAAAGGCATTCGTTCCTCGTAACAAGAAGGAGCTTGATGAGCACATTGCCAAGGTTGAAGCTGCATACAAGAAGTACGGTGTCAACCTAAAGGGTAAGGGTGACGACTGGAGCAAGTACATCAAGGACAGCCTTAACAAGAACATCAAGACTGCTGCATCAAATCTAAAGAACACAATTGCGTGGGACAAGATTGGTAAGGCTGTTGCTAACGAGATTACCGAGGGATCATTCGGTCTTACAATTGGACAGTTCTCCGATTGGGTTTCAACAGGTAAGCTTCCAAAGTCTGGTCTAAATGAGAAGTCTGGAAAGAACAAGGCTCTCGACTCTCACCACGAGGGTGGACTTATTGGCGGAAAGCCTGGTGGATCTGGTAGAACTGGTTACTCTGGAAGCCGTGCCCATTCTGAGGTAGACATCCGTGCTAAGAAGGGTGAGTACATGATGAAGGATAAGGCTGTACGTAAGTACGGAACTGACTTCATGGAAAACCTAAATAACGGAAACATCGAACCTGGAATTGGTGGTTATGGTGACAGCATGGGTCTAGCCGGTGTTCTTGGTGCTGGCATGGCTGGTATGATGCAGGCTATCATTCAGGAAGGTATTCAGCAGGGCGCTCAGCAGGCCATGATGATGGGTATCGACGGAATGGCAATTCCGGGCGGCGCTGGAATGTACGGTGGTATTGGCCTAAGTGCAGAACAGATGAAGAACGCTGCTACCATTATTGGTGTTGGTAAGGGAATGGGTGCAAACAACAATGACCTTATCGTCTCCATCATGACAGCTATGCAGGAGTCAACTCTACGAAACCTAAACTACGGTGACCGTGACTCTCTTGGTCTATTCCAGCAGCGTCCTAGCCAGGGTTGGGGTACAGCAGAGCAGATCATGAATCCTTCTTACGCAGCACGTAAGTTCTTTGAGCACTTGCTTGCAATGAAGGGTCGTTCAAAGCTCAGCCTAACTCAGCAGGCTCAGGCAGTTCAGCGTTCTGGATACCCTGGTGCTTATGCTAAGTGGCAGGCAATGGCTCAGCAGGTTGTTGCAGCAACTACATTCCAGGCTCTAACTGGTAATGGTGGATTCCGTCGCCCAATTAATGCGGCTGTTTCTAGACCATATGCGCAGCACAATAACTTGCCAAGAGCTACTGACTTTGCTACTCCAGTAGGAACGCCAGTTATGTCAGCAATGAATGGTGTCGTTCAGACTTCTACTGACCTTCCTGGTAGTGGAAACGGTGGATACCGTTCATACGGTAGATACGTTATTGTTGCAAATGGAATGGACAGAACACTTTATGCTCACCTTTCCAATAGAAGTGCACAGGTTGGACAGACTGTTCGTGCTGGACAGCTAATTGGTTACTCCGGTAACACTGGTAATTCAACCGGTCCTCACCTTCACTTCGAGACATGGCGTAATGGACACACTGTTCCACCTGGCACCTTCGGAATCCCTGGCCTTGCAGTCGGTGGAAAGATCAAGTATGACAACACGATTGCTAACCTTCACAAGAACGAGGCAGTTCTAACGGCTCCACTGACATCTAAGCTTGAAAGTGGAATCGACAGAATTGACTCTGGAGGCGGTAACACTTACAATTTCAATATCAATGCTGATGCAATCAACACTGAGATTGATTTCGAAAAGGTTATCACAAAGGCACTCAACAAGATTGAGGGCAATAGAGGAAGGAGCAGAGTAGTCAAGTGATTCTACTAAAGCCAAGACTGATGAGATGGGCTAACAATGCCATCACAGACCACAATCGTGGAGAGCTGTCAGTTGACGTTGAACGAATTGAAAAGAAGCAGCGCATGGTGGACGGCACGATGCGAAAGTACATTGTCGCAGACAAGCGCACATTCAATGTGTCATGGCAGAACCTTCCGCACTCTGCTGCATTCACAGTTGATGGCTTCTGGGGAGCTAATGAGATCAAGAATTTCTATAACAGCAACCCAGGAGCATTCAATCTGGAATTGAGCTATGGAGACGGCACGGTGGAAACATATTCCGTGATGTTTTCAGACTTCAATAGCAGCCTTGTAAAGCGAGGGGCTTATGACATGTGGGAAGTATCAGTAAGTATGGAGCAAGTATAAAATATGCAAACAACGACATTCTATGTAAACAAGCTACTAAAGGAAGGGCTTGCCGTAACGGCCAAGCCTCTACTTATTGCTGAATGGAATCATAACCGATATGCTGGCATCCAGACAATTGACAATACTCCCGCAGAATATGACGAGGGTAATGACACCGAATACTACCCAATTGAATCAATCGTTGATCCATTGCGACCTTCAAAGAAGGGTATCGCAAAGGCACGCGCAGGTGTAGAGGGAACTGTAACAGAATATACAGACAGACCTTCTAATACAAGATTCTATGTCGCAGACTATGATGACATTTACAAGTATTGGTCAAGCCCGGTGGCAAGTAGTCTCATCGGCGGCCTCAATGGATTCACTAAGACAGTACAGCCATATGTAATCTACAAGACGTCATCTTGGACCAACAAGCTGTACTTCCTCTTTGAAACTTCCGCAGGATGCTGGCCAGTAGATTACGATATTCAAATCACCACCAATGGAACCACTTGGACGACTGTAGCCAGCGACATCATTGCCAATTCAGATGGTCAGGTCACTATCTATCGCCAGGCAAATGGAACGTGGGGAACAACTGTTTACCGTGACAACCCTATTCAAATTAAGGGTGTCCGACTCATGGTCAACACTGTTTCTGCATTGAAGAAGTATCTGGAGATCATCGAGATGTCTGCCAGACTAGAAGTTGATATGACTTCAACTCTGATGACTGCTGATTACAACTTCACCATGTCTGACACCAACTTTCTGACTCCTCTTGGAAATGCGTCATCAAATACGGCGTCCGTTGAGCTTTCAAACATTGATGGAAGATACAACAATACAAATGCAGATTCAATGTTCTATGGATTGATTGACAAGAATGTCAAGATGACTTATAGCCTGGGAATTGACCAGACACCGGCCGGTGGAAGTGGTTTCTCATACATTAGACAATTCACTATGTATGTAGACAACTGGCAGGGACAAGGAGAAGAAAGCTGTACAGTATCTCTAAAGGATGCATCAAAGTTCATGCAGGAAATCAAGCCTCCGAAGATGTTCTTTGAGCAGATGACCATTGGTCGAATTGTATGGCAGCTCTGTGACGTTATCGGATTCTCTGACTACAGCTACGAAAAGATTGATGATGACAAGGCCACTCTTGTTCCATACTTCTGGACTGATGGCGAAAAGAGCATTTGGGAGATCTTCTCAAATCTCGCAGTCACCACGCAGAGTGCGATCTACTTTGATGAATTTGGTGTATTGCAGATTCTCACGAGAGACCGAGCATACAATATCGGAAACCCAATTGCATGGCAGCTTGATGGTGTAAAGGACGGAACAAAGCAGCCGGACATTGTTGAAATGTCTCAGGCTTATGACTACGAAGCAAACAATGTCACCGTTCGATACAGCAAGACGAGCATTTCCGATATGGTTAGAAGAGTTCCAAAGATGGATGTCGTGTGGCAGCCGGAAGGTGATGTTGTTCTTCGAAGCAGTCAGCTACGTGAAACCATGAACTCTACTCAGGACTTCATTCGCATGACAGGCTCTGAGGCAGCCGTGTGGCCTTATCAGGGAATTGTAGAAATCGAAGGTGAGCTGATGCGCTATGGAACAAAGGGCTATTGGTACTACAACAAGTCTGGAGTTCTGACATTCAAGGCACTCAAGAATGCTGACGAAAAGAAGCAGATCGATGAGGAGCTAAGTTCACCAGAACTTGCTTACAAGAACTACTTCTCTGGATGGTATGGAAGTGTTGAGCGAGGTCTATGGAATACATATCCTGCGGTCCACAAGGATGACGCATCTGGATACGGAGTGAAGGTTGCCAGTTATAATGGAGACTACAAGACATGGACTGGTGGATTCGTTCACAATAAGGATCAGTCAACGATCAGCTTGAAGGCTACGACAAAGACGAATATCAATACCTGTTATGTTGCCTCTCGTGGTAGCGAAACAGACAAGAGCATTTGGTATGTCGGCACCAGAGTGAGATTCAGAGATTCTGGATACAACAATGGAATGGCAGGAATTGCATTCAACCTCGGAACGAAGGACAAGGGCTACTTCCTTGAGCTTTGCCGAACTGACAGACTTCCTGGTGGAAGAAAGTATCAGAACGAATGTAACTTCTACATCAGAAGATCAACTGGAAAGCTTGAGAGATTTGGACCAGATAAGGGTAAGGGTGTGGCCATGGCCATCTCCAAGAATGTCTGGTACGACATTGACATTGCTATCCGAATGGAGAATGGTGTTTATGGAGATCCAGGGGCACTAGTTGGTCACGTAATTCAGGTGAGCATCAATGGTATTCCAACCATGACGTTTACCATTCCCGTTGCCAAGAAGGAGCCTTTGACTGGACGATTCGGGGTCTTTACCCGTGGAAGCACTCACGCGGACTTTGAGTACCTTTACGGAAATGGAACGACTGAGGATCTGCATATCGATTCAACTGCTATGTTTGATAGAATTCGCGGTGGAATTGTAAGCAGTCAGGCTGACTCAGAATGGGTATATAAGTGGCACTACACAAGCCACATTGTAAAGAAGAGAAAGAAGTTTCTATGGGCCAGATATGCTCAGAGATTCTTTGATGACTTTGGTCCAATTGGTCACGAAGTAAGAGAGTTTGATGTGCAGTTCGAGAAGTTCCCGGCTGTCCACTCAAATCTTTACTTCTCCAACACGAGCCAGGTAATCAATCCGGAATACACTGCTGACCCATTCGGAGCCAAGTTCATTCTTTCAAACGCTTACAGGTCAAACGCGGTGCTTAATGGTGAGGACACACTTACCTTTGGTGCAGACAATCCTGTAACTCAGCAGATGATGATCTATGGCAGAACTGTTAACAAGGAAGAGGAGAAGACGATTGTTTCTAAGAACGAAGATGCAATTCGTCGCCGTGGAATTGTTGAAACAGAAGTTCAGTCAGATTGGATTCAGACTGAGGCAGCAGCTCAGGCACTAGCAGACTGGATTACTTATCACTGGGCAGATGGATGTGACGAGGTGGAAGCAACGATCTTTGGTAATCCATTGATCCAGCTTGGAGACATCGTATCCATTAACTACCCACAAAAGGATTTCGATCCTGTAACGCATAGATACTTTGTTGTAGGAATTCGCCGTGGATTCAATGGTGGATTCGATGACACAGAACTCACTTTGCGTCGCGTAAAGGCTTAATTTTGCTTTGAGGTAACACTCAGATATAATTGCTTCATGAGCATTAACAGCAATCAAGTAATCAAGAAGCCGGACATCATCCTCGACCCCAATTTCTTCCTACCACCTGGGGTCGTTGATGCACGTTATCCTGATGAAATCGAGGTCGATCAAGAAGAGACCACTGACGTAATTGACACCGACGATGTTCTCGATGTCGATAGCGACACTCTATCCGAAGTTGATGAACCAGAAGAAACTGGTGAAGACAATGAAACCTCAGTTCTTCTTCCTCCGGATACAGTGATCGTTGTTAGTCAGACAATTAGAGCCGGTGAAAATGGCCAGCAGGTTGTTGATGTTATTCTGGAAGTTCCAGATGTTGACGAATCAATTCAGATCGACGTTAGGATGACAAAGGTATGATCACTACTCAAGGCAAGTCAATCATTTTCCGTTACCTGGCCGGGTACGTCCCACGCATTGCAGAATCAATTGCAATTGGCGTGGGTAATAGTGCTGCCTCCATAAATGACACAGTTCTGGATTTCGAAACGAACAGAGTTCTGGTAACCATCACGGCAGCGGACATTGTGAACGACAAGATCGTATTCAAGGGTGTCATCCCACAGGAATTCGTTGGAAAGATCTACGAGGTAGGATTGTGGTTTGGAAGCCCGGCGCAGAATGCTGGAGCTAGCTCAATCATTGTAGACTTTGACTCAACAGGAGAAGCCTGGGATACAGGAACATGGGATACCACTATTGCCAGAATTGGAACTGATGCACTGCAAATTGCCGGTGGTCAGAGTAGCACATTGGCAGACATCGCCATTGATCTATCAGGCTATTCAGATGCCGACTTCCTTTCCCTTGCCTATTCAGCAGACGCAGCTATTAACAACATAACAGTTCAGTTTAAGACTGACGATACAAATTACTACTCATACACATTTGCTGCGGCTACAGGATACGAAGTAAAGTCATTCGGAAAGACAGCAATGACAGCAACAGGAACTCCTGATTGGGAAAACATCACCAAGATCACTGTGTCAGCAACTGGAACTGGTAATATCGTATTCGATGGAATCCGAGCAGAAGACAGCGATACAATCAGCAACGATTATGCTTTGGTAGCCAGAACAGTCCTTTCTACTCCAAAGACAAAGACCAACGACAGCGAAATGGACATTGAGTACGCATTGGAAATCAACATATGAGAATTCTTCTAAGAGATCTTACCCCAGGTACTGACTACAACATTCAGCTTCGTTCCAACGATGGAACGAATGTTTCTGAATGGAGTCGAGTATTCCCTATGACAACCGTAACTGATACTCTAGCGCCAGCCCCGGTGCAGAATGTCACATGGGTTGTCAATAGAAGTGCATTCTCTGGTAAGTGGGATGCAGTAACTCAGAACGAAGATGCATCACCTCTCCTAGACTTCTCTCATTACATTGTCAGAATTCAGAGCGGTGTGACCTACAAGGATGTTAGGACAACTAACAACTTCTACGATCTTCCGTTCGAAACGAATAAGGCATTCTTCGGTACTCCACAGGCCACCCTATCAATTACCGTATTTGCTGTGGACACCACAGGAAACTTCTCAGACGCATCTTCAACTGTATCCGCCACTAATCCACCACCACCTGATCCAACAGGTGTAGTTGCTGCTGGAATTGTGGGCGGTGTAAGTATGCGCTGGGATGTTCAGTCAATCGATGACCTTGCTGCCTATGACGTATACATGAGCACTTCTGGATCTGGATTTACGCCAACAACCAGCAACAGAATCTACAGCGGAACCGGAAACACCGTCGTATATGATTCAAGCTCTCTGGGAGTTATCCACTACTTCAAGATTAGATCACGTGACGTATTCGATAGCATTTCAAACTACGTCACTGTTTCAGCGACCCCAATTTCACCAACTGATGTCGATACGACTGCTCCAGGTGTCCCAACCGGTCTTGCTGCAACAATGGCAACTGATACCAATGATTCTGCATTTGCTACTGCTGCCGTTTCATGGACTGCTCCATCTGATACTGACCTAGCAGGATATGTTGTACGATACAAGCAGAACGCTTCAACGACTTACGACTATGTAAACGTTCCAGTGGGAACAACTTCAATCACAATTGGTGGTCTAGTTGTAGGTGTTCAGTACAATTTCTCAGTCCAGTCATTTGACCGAAGCACAAATAGATCAGCATTCTCAACTGCTGTAAATGCGACGGCGGCGAATACTGCACCATCTACTCCTGCGGCTCCTACTGCTTCAACAGGTTCCTTGCAGCTACAGGTTAATCACGCATTGCAGAAGTCTACGACTGGTCGTCTTGAAGCTGACGTTGCCTATCTTGAGGTACACCTAGGAACGACTTCTACCTTCACCGCAAGCGACTCCACACTAATTGGACAATTGCAGGTCGAGCCAGGTAGCACATTCGTTTCCGAAGTTTTCCCTGTGGCCGTTACAGACTCCACAACCGGTAAGTGGGTACGAGTCATTGCCGTTGACCGTGGAGGACTAAAGTCTTCTGCTTCTGCGGTAGCTGCCGTAACCATCGGTCTGATTGTCAATACAAACATTGCCGATGCTACGATCACGTCTGCCAAGATCAATAACCTTGATGCAAACAAGATCACAGCCGGTACTGGTATCATCAATGATCTTCTTATCAAGTCAGCTCTGACAGTAGATACTGGTGGTGTAATCAAGTCAACCAACTACGTAGCAGGAACGAGCGGATACCAGCTATCCAATACCGCTCTTGAAATCAATGGTGGAACAATCAAGGCTGCCGCATTGCAGCTACAGGATGCTCCAAACATCGTTCTTCCTCAGTTTGCTGATTACGAATTCCAGACAACTTTCTATACTGGAAAGCATTTCACCTTCAACGACGGCGGAACGACTTCATGGGCAATTGCAACTGCTCCTGAAATTCCTGCTTCTAAGTTCGGAACTCAGGCTCTCAAGCACACATGGACCGGTGGAGGAACGTTCTCCAGAGTTTATCAGGCAGCTACATCAACTGATTACAACACTCTATGTGAGCCAAATACTGACTACATCTTCTCTGCCTATGTCTTGAATCTTACTGGTTCTGGAAACAAGGTGGTCGGTCTTGCAGTCAAGCTAGCAGACGGTACATTCGTACAGCCTGGTGCCACTCCTACAATTACGGCAAATAGCACATGGACCAGAATCTCAGGTACATTTAACACAGGAAATAACACTAGCTTCCTTACCTACTTGAGCCTTTACACAACTGGAACCGTGTACTTCGATGGTTTGCAGATTGAGCGAAAGCTCACCAGCTTGACAACTCCATCTCCATGGAGAGCACCAAGCTACACAACCATTGATGGTGGAATCATCCGTACTGGTGAAATTCGTTCAACCGCTTTGGCAAATGGTCTTTCAGGGCAGCCAGCATGGTCAATTAACATGACTGGTGGTGCCCAATTTGGTGATGCCACAGTTCGAGGACGTATTGTCGTCGGTGACCCAACTAATCCAACTGGTGATGGTGTAAATAGCCGAATCCACTCAGCCAACTATTCTGCTGGTACATCTGGATGGATCATTCGTAATGACGGATATGCTGAATTCCGTAACCTTGCTGTCAACTCAATCAAGGTAACTGCGCTTGACTCACCAATGCAGAACAACACTTATGCCAAGTTGTTCGACTACATGCAGGACGGAACTCTTTGGCTCACGTATGGTTCTGTAACTCAGAAGACTGACCCTGGTGCGTACTCTGCTGAATCACTATTTGAATTCAGTGGTCCTGGCCTAGTTCTGAGAAATGCAACTGGTGTTACCAAGGTTGCTTACGACCCAACCATTCTCTACCGTATCTCCGCGCGTATCCGTGCGTACTCCGTAGCGACCCTGAACAGCAACTCAGGATTTGAAACAAACACGACTGGATGGTTCGCCTACGGTACAAACAGCATTACGCGAGACACCACCAAGAAGTTCACAGGAACGGCATCTGTCCGATGGGATCAGGTTGGTTCCTCAAATGGTGTATACGGAATGGGAACAGTTGTCAATGTAAAGCCAGGATATAGCTACACATTCTCAGCTCGAATGCTCCCAAACAACACAATCATCAGAGACAATCTAAAGATGAACATTGTGTGGAAGGACGCTGCAAATGCAACCATTAGTACAACCTTCAATGACATGCCTGCTCCAGTTGACACAAACGGTGTGGTAATTCCAATTGATGGAGTAACTTGGTCTCAGTTCTCATCTGTCGGTGTGGCTCCTGTTGGAGCTGTAACCGCTAGCTTTGAAATTCAGGCCGGTATTTCAGGAAGCCCGGTGGCAGGAATTCAGGGTTGGTTTGATGATGTAACTGTAACCACTCCACCACGCATCAAGGTGGGTCTATTCGGATTCGACAACAACAGCAACATCATCGACTGGGATTATGTAGACGATGCGACTACTCCTACAAAGAAGCACACAATGCCTACTGATTACAGCCTTCTTTCTGGATATGCTGCGAATCAGTATATGCTTGTTCAAAACAATACTGAGGTGCAGGTCGCTACTGGTAGCTCAGCTACAACTTCTGACTGGATTACTGTAACTGGATATGTCCGTGGTCGTGGTGGAGCTGGAACGACTGGCGTATTGGGAACTCAAGGCCAGCACAATGACCCATACGATCCAGCGTCACTTAATCAGGCAGTTCGTTATCTTGTTCCTTATGTGGAATGGGATGTTGCTGCTGGATCTATTGCTCAGCTTGACCAGTTCTCAATTGAGGCATATGAAAATGGTGCTCCAGCAAAGGTTGCAACCACCGATGTAAATGGTGAAAAGGCTGTCTCTGTTGAAAACATTCAGGGATCAATCTTTGACCACGCAATCAGATTCTACACTGGAGAGGTCGATGAGCAGCTTCCAGGAATGATCGGTCACGTAATGGATGGTGACTGGAACGACGCTTCACATTTGAGAATTGCTCCTCCTCTGATCAACAAGAATGCAAATTACGGAAGCGTATTTGTAGGTCTTTATGACAGAAATCCAAACTACATCTACGATGCAACATTCGAAGACGGCATCACTGGATGGTCTGGAATGGCAAATACAGCTCTGACACAAGAGACAACTGTTGGTAGAGAGGACACCAATTCACTAAAGATCACTGCAACTGGAACTATTTCCAGCCCGGCAACAACTGAGCTTCTTGGTAAGTATTCAGTATCAACTCTTACTAATCAGGAACTCATCGGACAGAAGGTAACAGTTACTGGTTATGCAATGATGGGTACTGCCACGGGCAGAAACGTCCGACTTGTTGTTAAGTTCATGGACGAGGCCGGTGCAATGATTCAAGGATATTTCATTGAAAAGGCAGTAACCAATACAGCATGGGTAAACTTCTCATTCATCTCACCAATTGTTATCCCTGATACCTGCTACTCTGTTGAATTCTCATTCTCATGGTTCAATGGTGCAACTGGTGACATTGTATATGTCGATGACGTGCAGCTTGAAATGGGAACAAGGACAGACTTCCGTACAGCATCAGGAAGCAGAATCATGCTCCAGTCTGACTACGTAAAGTCTAATGGTGGAATCATCGTTTCAAAGTCTGAGCTTGATCTTCCAGATAATGTATGGGGAGCAACAGTCGGTGGTCGTCCTGATACGCCATTCTACCCAGGAATTATTCTACAGTCCGAAGGTGGAACCGGTGCAGTCAGAATGGTTAACTACACTGATTCAAATGGTAACCGAGCCAGCACACAGCTAACCAACTTCTCTCCAGCCGGTGCGGAAGAACATGGAATCAGATTCTATGGAATGAATGACGCTGTATATCCAGGTCGTTGGGTTCTTACAAATGCCAATGGACAATTTGTTATGTCTAGCTACGCCGATGATGACGCAGATATGATGACTAGTCGAAATGTTCGTGTTTACGGACACCTCGATGTTGACGGAACTCCTCCATGGGCGAACATGACTTTGACAAATGGTTACACAGTAGTTTCTGGTGCCTACACACCGTCATACTGGACTAGCAATGGAAATGTATATCTAAGAGGATTGCTGGGAACTGCTATCAAGGGAGCAACATCATCCCAGTATTTTGCAACTTTGCCCTCCGGATTCAGACCAGCAAAGACTGTTTATCTTCCAACAGTGGGTTATAATGATGTGTCATCAGCCCTTTCTTGTGTTGTTGTTATTAACACATCAGGTGGTTGTTTCTGGTATGCAACTGATGGTACTGCCACGACAAGAACATTCTTGCTTCTAGACGGCCTTTCATTCAGCACGGCTCCAGATGCAACAACTACAACTCCAACTGGAGACACGACGGCTCCTAGCGCGCCAACCGGATTCAAGATCACTGCCTTGACTTCTAGCACAACAACTGGTACATATCGTTTGAACTGGACCAATCCATCAGCATCAGACACGGCCGGTGTCAAGGTTATCTGGAGAAGCGACAGATATCCTACTGTAACAATTGCAGGAAGCGGTACTAAGACTCTGACCACAGATGGAAAGATTATTACCGTAACGGGCGGTGCAAGCGCTGCAAAGCAGTACGACCACTCAGGTCTACCAGTGAATAAGACGATCTACTACCGAGTTGTTTCTTATGACTCAAGCGGAAACCACTCTACGTACGTATCTGCTTCACGATACCTACTTGCTTCACCAGTAACTGTTACTGCTAACTCCTCAGACTCCTACCGTCTTGGATATGGTGGTATGTGGAGAAACGACGGTGACGATGTTTACCAGGGTGACTGGACAGGAAATGACAATCACAGAGGTCTTTACTTCTACGGAACAAAGATCTACGATGCTCTAAATGCTGGTGGTGTAGTAAGAACTCCTACAAAGGCTACCATCTACCTCAAGAGAATGTCTACCGCACATGGTAACAACACTGGAGTAGGAATTAACCTTAGAGGTCATATCTATCAGACTAAGCCATCTGGTGACCCTGTTGGAGGTATGACCAATGAAGGTTCAGACGGAGATGACATTGTATTTCTATCAAGAGGAGAGGCAGCAACAGTAACGATTCCATCAAGCTGGTACAACAATATTGTTGACGCAACTGCTGCAAATAGAATTGAAGGATTCGGTGTTTATGGAAGTGGAACCGGTGACTACGCAGTAATGTACGGTGTAGGATCTGGATCTTCATACGGAAAGATCACTCTCTACCACAAGGGATGATCTCGACTTGACAGCTCGGCTGACTTGAGTTACAGTGATTATACTTGGAGAAGAAAGAGGAAAATAATAAATTGATGAATAAGGAAACACTTAAGTTTCTAGCTATTAAGGAACGTATCGCTCAAATTACTGCTGAGTATGAAGAGAAGATCGCGGACCTTAGAGCTGACTTCACCATTGCCGTGCAAGAGATGAACGATCAGCAAGAAGCGCTCCGCAAGGAGAATACAGAACTAAAGGCCAAGCTTGATGAGACTGTGGCGAAGGAAGGCTAAGCCTCAAATTGCCCCACAAGTACCCGTAGATTATCCTACGGGTACTTGTGTTCAGACTGAGAATGGTCTATTCTACATCAAGGGCAAGTTCAGGTATCGCATTACCAGCATGCGCATTCTCGATAGCTGGGGATTTCCATACATCTTGAAGTCAAGCGAAGCTGCATTGTCTCGTCATAAGATCGGTGGTAAGCTAGGATTCCGTCAGGGAACTTTGGTTAAGGATATGTCCAATGGTAAAATGTATCTGATATCAGAGAACCTTAGAAGACTTATCGATTCTCCTGACTTCTTTGATGTCATGCTATTTCCGAAGGACAAGATGATTGAAGCTCCTTCTAGTGAAATAGCTCTACATAAGGAAGGAGAGAAGATAACTTGGCAACTACCCCCTACAAGCCTACAAGCTGGAGTCTAGGCGAACAGATTACCCGTGAGAAGCTTAATCAGATGTGCAGCAACGATCAGTACATTTTTGAGAATCAGCCTGTCGCATTCTACAATGCTCACGGAATCAAGAAGACTTCTGGTTTGAAGATCATGGGAGGCTACGTATACATCAAGGGTGGAAAGGGTCGTCACTACGAGAAGGAAGTCTATTTTGGTAACTTCTTCTCAGTAGGATGCAAGCCTATTGTTGTAACGAGTCAGGTAATTCAGAAGCAGTCCAGAATCCATTGCATCATTCGTGGTGTTCGAGGAGAATACTGGCCGGACCACCGAGGATTCACAGCGGTGGTAGACTCTGATGAACTTAGCTCAAAGAGCAACTATTTCCATTACGGTGTCAACGTTCACTTCCTTGCTCTTGGATACTGATGTACGTACCTATCAGAAATTGGCATAATCGAAAGAGATTGCTATCCGAAGATGGGTACGTACTCATTTGGACACCAGAGCATCCAAAGAGTTTCAATGGAGGATGGTACTATGAACATCGAATGGTGTTTGAGGCCCGGCTCAGGAGGATGTTAAAGTCTGATGAAACAGTACATCACATAGGCTGTAAGACAGATAACACATGGAGGAACTTGTTCCTATGCACATGGGAGGAGCACAACCGTCTCAACCGTGCAGAACACCTTGCCTTGACAAGACGCTGACGAACTGTTAGTGTTGATCAAAACAACGAAAGGAACAAGTATGTCCAAAGATATGACATGGCTGTTCGCATCAGACATTCACTTCCCTCACCATGATCAGCGAATGGTGTCTCTGTGGTTTGACGTGCTAAAGTACCTCAAGCCTGGAGCGGTCGATCTTCCTGGTGACATCGATGATGCTGAGGAAACCAGCCGGTGGGTAGAAGGCACTTCCAAGGAGGGCTTTAGTCTAAACTACCCTGGTATTCAGCTCACTCGCTCATTCCTTGCGGACATTCATGAACTAGCCCCAAATGCCGACAAGCATTTCCATGATGGAAATCATGGTTGGTATCGTCACGTGAAGTGGCTGGACAAGAATGCTCCATATACTGTTACTGATGGAGTGTACAGTCCAGAGGTTCTTTACGAATACAGCAAGTCTGGATTCACGTGGCACAATTACGGTGATCAGGCTGTAAAGCGCTATGGCGACATTTATGTCCACCACGGCGAAAGCATTTCAAAGCATGCTGGTGAATCCGTCAGAAATGACGTAGAAGCATGGGGTGTTTCTCTAGTTCGTGGTCACTCCCATCGAATGGGTGTGTACAATAGAACTTTTGATCTCACTGGAGAAACCCGGCGTGGATTTGAGATCGGTCACATGTGCGACGTTGCCCAAATGGACTATGATCGTACAAGGAACTGGCAGCCAGGATTCGCATATGGAGTAGTAGCCTCAACAGGCGAAGTCTTCATTGACCTCGTTCCCATCATCAACTACACTTGTAAGATCGGAACTAAGATTTTCCGGGGTTGACATAAAATCTCCCATGCTATAATGAAAGAAAAAGCAAGGGAGGTTAAATCTTGAAGACAAGTAAGTTCTGGAAGGACGCTTTTGAGCGTGCGGTGAAGACTTTTGCTCAGTCCGCAGTTGCCATTATGGCAGTCAGCACATCTCTGTTTGATGTAAGCTGGGTACAGGCTGCCGGTACCGCTGGTCTAGCTGCCCTCGTATCACTGCTAACTTCCGTTGGTTCTGCTGGTGTCGGTAGCTCTGAGAGCGCGTCCCTTGTGGTTGACACAAAGGAAAAGGTACCAGGCGTTGAATCATACTAAGTGTGGTGGTAGGGTATTCATCGACAGAGTGTATTCTGAAAAGAATCACCTAGAGCTAGCATGTATTGAATGCGGTGCTCGATGGATGCTTGATAAGACCAAGAATAAGCTTGCGGCATGGCTGATCAGTAGAGAGAAGAACTACTCTACTCAGTTTGCCCGGTGACAGCGAAGGATGCTATACTCTACATAGCACTTCCCCTGCGTGGAATGCGCAGGGGATTTTACTTTGGAGGAAACATTGGGAGATAAGCCAGGCAGCAGAAGGGGACAAAAGAACCCTAGCCTGTATTTCTTTCTCGATGGTCAAGCTCATAAGAAACTCCAAGTCAATCATGCGGCTGACATTCTCATTGCATGGAATTATCCAGAGAAGAAGCGAGTAGCCTATGTGCTATCCGTCGCAAGAAAGAATATGGAAAAGGCATTCTTCACTAAGCAGGTGGAAGAAATGGTCGGCAGGACAAGAGAGTCTATGATCAGTTACATTAGAAATGGATTGATCAAGCGACCATACCTAACCTACTCTCTTGACGGACAGGGCAAGGCTGGTCTATACTTGTGGACTGAGCAGGACATCCTTGATCTTCATGATATGATGTTGAATCATGGACCCGGCAGGCCAAGAAATGATGGTCAGCCAGTGAGAACGAACCTACCGTCAAAGGCAGAATTGATAGCAATGATGCGCAATGAGGTGGTTCTATACACAAAGACCCGTGATGGTGGATTTACACCAGTGTGGCAGGCAAAAGATTGGTAAGCAATGGCAACTACTAAGGCCAAGTACACACCTTTTGGTGACCGAGTAAATCCCGGTGTAGCGATCATCCAAGCTGCTAACGCTCTTGACGTAGCGGCTGCGTTTGCGGTAGAGTCTAGAGACTCAGATGCACTGCTCAAGGTCGCTGCCATGTGGGTTGATATCAGCGGGCGACTAGTGTACGATGATGACGAGGACGGCGATGACGTGCTAGAAGGCGAACGCCGTCCATTTGGTTTCTCAACAACGAGCGAGATCGGGGAGGAGGACGAAGAATACAATGAGTGAAAAGGTAAACTGGGGTATCACGTATAAGCACAATCTCGGAAACTTCCAGAACGTAGACATCACTGCTGGAGCTGAGACTGAGCTTCTACCAGGCGAAACGGTGGAAGAAGGTCTTAAGCGAGTTTCAGACGATGTTCTAGGAAGCTTCTTCGAAAGACTGACGAAGATTGTTGATGCTCTGGAGGACAGGTGAATCAGAGACAGCAAGCACACGCTCTCATTTCACTTTACAAGAAGCTGTATAAGGAGCGCTACGGGATTGAATCATCCGTAAACTCCTATTCAGCTCAGTGGGGTTTTATGACAGCGATGAACGACCTAAAATACCCGGTGCTGAGGGAAGTCCTTGAATACTACTTCACTTGCGATGCAAATGGACATAGTGTAGACACCTTCTTCAACAGGTATATGGAACTTAACAAGATGCGTCTGGATTTGATTAAGGACGTAGAGAAGCGCAAGCAGATCATGGCTGAGACAGCCGAGCGAGTTCGAAGGATGGAGGAACGTGCCAACAACAGCGGAGAAGCTAATTAATTCAGTCTGCACTACAAAGCAGATTGCTCCACTAATGGCGGACAACGTTGATGATCTATTCGGTCCTTTCCGGGACGTGTGGATCTCAATGCGTCAGTATTACATGCAGTACAAGTCCATCCCGGACATCACAGTTCTGACTGATAAGTTCAAGCAGCTAGAGGCAGTGCAGGCTGACGCCGAACCTGCCTTCTATCTGGAAGAACTAAAGTCAGAATTCCTGTACTCTCGCATGGACGAGATCATGCAGAAGGGTATGGGAGCGCTCGACAAGTACGCGCCTGCTCAGGTTCTTGACAAGCTAATGCAAGAGCTAGGCAATCTGGGTCGATTCACCAACAACGTTCGTGACCTTGATATCACTGACTATGAGCAGGCCGAGAGGCACCTTCTAACCGTCAAGGAAAAGGCGGCGGTAACGGGTGCAGTCGGTATCAAGACGAACATTAAAGCAATCGATGCAGCCTATCCTACGGGTATGGCTGGTGGTCACTTTATCGTGGCTATCGGTTGGCCAGGACGTGGTAAGACGTGGTTTACATCATATCTTGCTATTCAGGCATGGCTCCAGGGCTATAAGCCTATGATCGTCTCTCTTGAGATGAGTCCTGAGAATATGCGTGACCGACTCTACACAATGATGGCGTCTGGTCTATTCTCAGCTACTGACTTCGCTCGTGGTCAGATCAACATTGATAACTTCCGCGAGTGGGGAAAGAAGAAGCTAACCGACACCCCAGCATTCACCATTGTCTCTAACGAGGGAATTGGTGATGTAACTCCTAACGTCGTACAGGGCAAGATTGAGCAGCACAGGCCAGACATTGTGATCTGTGACTATCACCAGCTCTTTACCGACAATGCAAAGTCAGCTAATCCTACTCAGCGAAACATGATGCTTTCCAAGGAAATGAAGCGTCTAGCCATGACGAACAACATTCCTGTGATTGACATCACTGCTGCTACTAACAACGATGGCATCTCTGGGCAGGACAATCCGCCTATGTTGAGCCAGGTTGCATGGTCCAAGCAGATCGAGTATGATGCTGACATGGCCTTCGCGGTTCACCGTGATAACGACAGCGGCCTGATTGAAGTTGTTTCCAGAAAGAACCGTCATGGTTCAGACTTCGGGTTCTACCTTGAGGCTGATCTTGACAGGGGTATCTGGAAGGAAAGTTACGGCGTGTAAATGATGCATAGTCATGTCAAAAGGTTTCAGGTGGAGGGGATCATCAGAGATGATTCCGATTTTCCACGGCTGAGAGCACAATTTGAAGACATGCTGCTGACTGAAATGCGCGATCGTGGATGGGCTCCATTGCTTGATTTGGGGCCTTACTTTTCAACTGAATATAGAGAAGACGGATCATATAACTTTCTGATCACAGCATACGGGATATTTCTAGGGAGGCGAAAGGCTTGGGAGATCTCAGGGATATGCAATGGACAGGCAATACCAATGTCTACTCAGAAGAACAAATCGAAGCGGTCTTGAATGACCTTGGTCTTGAGATCGACTCCGAGACGAGTAGAGACTTCATTTGCTTTTGTCCTTTTCACAACAACACAGAGACTCCAAGCTTTTCAGTTTCAAAGGCTACAGGAGTCTTCCTGTGCTTCAATGCCATGTGTTCTGAGCGTGGTAATCTAGTCGAGCTAGTCAAAAGAAAGTCAGCTTTTCCTCTCAAGGAGTTCGAAGCCATGCGCTTCATTCTCAAGAGGAAGACTGGGGCTAAGTTGACAGCTCAGCAGAAGATTGAGAAGATCAAGAAGCAGCGTGTTGATTTCGATATCATGCCCGCTGCGCCCTTCGACCGAATGTACGAATCATTCTGGGATTATCCAGATGCAGTTCGATATATGGTCGAGGAGCGAGGATTCGATGAAGATGTTCTTCGTGAATTCTACATTGGATACTCTGCACGAAACGACATGATCACAGTTCCGATGCATGACCCCGAGGGCAATTACATCGGTCTAATCGGTCGTGCACTTGAGTCTAAGCGTTTTAAGAATTCCACGGCCCTTCCTGTTAGCAGGACAATGTGGAATTTGCACAGAGCAAAAAAGGCCGGTGACACAGTGATCATCTGTGAAGCTAGCTTTGATGCCATGAAGATTCATCAAGCTGGTTATCCAAATGTAGTAGCATTGCTAGGTGGAAACCTCAGTAATCTACACATCGACTTGCTTGAGCGGTACTTCTCAGGTATCGTAATCATGACTGACTTTGATGATAAGTCAAAGTACATTCAGAAGAATTGCCGAAAGTGCGAAGACCCTAATGACTGCCAGGGTCATAATCCTGGTCGTGAGCTTGGAAATCTAATTGCCAGTCGTGTTCGTGGAAAGCGAATTCGGTGGGCTGCAACAGACTACAAGCTTGTGTATCCTCATGGAGCTAAGGACGCGGGCGATATGACGGACGATGAGATTGTTCATTGCATCAAGAATAGCGTATCCAATTTTGAGTATCAGCAGTGGAGATTGACCTGATCAGCAGCCTCTGCTATACTCTTTATAGTAGGTTCGTTAGAAGCCTCAATAAACTAAACTAGGAGCTAAAAAAAGATAATGTCAGAACTAAAGGGTCTCGATGCAATCCGCGCTTACAAGAAGAAGATGGCCGAACAGGCGGCTGAGCGCGAGGAGCGAGCAAAGAATGCAGATCGCCCAAAGCCTAAGTATCTCCGTCTTGGAGTTGACGAGTCAGTAAAGATTCGTTTCCTACAGGAGATGGATACCGAAGCTAGGAATTACGATCCCAACAAGGGTGTTGGCGTTGGTGCAGTAGAGCACCAGGGTCTAGATGAGAATTTCAAGTTCCGTGCCAACTGCACGATTGAAACTGACAGTGGCAATCGTTGCTGGGCATGTGAGAAGTCTCGCAACGCAAAGCAGGGAAGCAAGGAGAAGGGTTACGGTCAGCGTCGTAACTACTACATCAACGTTCTCGTTGATCGTGGTGACGGCAATGAGCCAGAGGTTTATGTTCTGAGCCGTGGTCTCAACTCTTCATTCGTGGCCGACCTGATGGAGGAGACTGACGAAGAGGGTTCCATCACTGAGAAGACGTACAAGCTAACCCGTCGTGGTTCTGGTACTGACTCAACGTACTCAATTCGTGAAGCAAAGAACGACACAACTTTCGATTCAATCGACTTCGATAAGCTAGAGCTATTCGATATCGAGACGCAGGTTCTTCGTAACATTCCTTACGAGACCGATTACCAGAATCGAGTATTCAGTCAGGAGCAGTTCTACACTCAGCGTCCTGGCGACTGGAAGCGAATCTTCGCTAACGACGACGATGATGCTCAGCCTGCTGCAAATGCAACACAGAAGGCTGACGATGCCGCCACTTCAATTGAGGTTGGTTGGTAACAGATTTGCGAGTGGCCCCCGAAAGGGGGCCTTCTTGCTTGACAGCTCTGATCAGGGCTGATAGTGTAGACCTACACAACAAGAAAGGTAACCATGAACATTACTGAGCTACACCTTCATGATTACTACTCAGCTCTTGATGGATTGAATTCCCCCGATGAGTACATGGCTCGGGCCAAGGAGCTGGGAATGACACATCTTTCTCAGACTAACCACGGAACACTGGCAGGGCATCGAGACTTTCAGCGGGCAGCTAAGGATGCAGGCATTGTGCCCATTCTTGGTGTAGAGGCTTATATCTCTGAGACTGGTCGCTTCGATAAGACTGCCAAGAACAAGAGGACAGACGGTACCAGCGTCTACAATCACCTCATCATCCTTTCTCAGAATGAGACTGGACTCAAGACCCTACAGACCATTAATGAAATTGCGTGGCGCGAAGGATATTACTACAAGCCACGTATTGACATGGAGGTTCTTGAGGAGCACAATGACGGGCTGATCGTTCTTTCCGGATGCCTGAATGGACTCATCTGCAAGGCTCTTGAAGCTGGCAATGCCGAAAAGGCTATTAAGATTGCTCAGCGATTCAAGGACATTTTCGGTGAGCGATTCTTCATCGAGGTGCAGGCTCACAATCCGCTGGAAATGAATCAGGGACTTCTGCACATTGCAGATTCTCTCAGTATTCGCCCGGTGGTAACGAGTGACTGTCACTATGCTCGTAAAGAAGACCTGTGGATTGAAGAAGCAATGTTGATCCTCTCCACCAATCCTAAGAGCATCAAGGATGGCGAGTTCAACATGGCTAAGTCTCAGAAGATGGAAATCATGGAGAGGTTTAATTACCTCTATCCAAACAGGACTATGACGTTCCAGGAGATTGAAATTTATCTCCGGTCTGCCGAGGAACAGCGCAACGCGTTCCTTGAGCAGGGTATTGACCGAACTGATATCATCACCAATACGAATCTCGTTGCAGATATGATCGGTGACTATCCATATCACGCTGGTCTTGACCTTCTTCCTAAGCCTAAGAACGAAGACCCACAGGCACTTCTCGAAAAGAAGGCTCGTGCTGGTCTAAAGAATCTTGGTCTTGATGGGAACGCTGAATACGTTGCTCGTCTAGAAGAAGAACTAAGCATCATCAAGCAGAAGGACTTCTCTGTCTACTTCATCATTGTAGGCAACATGATCAAGTGGGCCAAGGATCAGGGTATTCGTGTCGGTCCTGGCCGTGGTTCTGCTGCTGGAAGCCTTGTGTGCTACTCACTGGGAATTACAGAAGTAGATCCGATCAAGTGGGGCCTGCTGTTTTTCCGATTTATCGACATCGGCCGTGATGACTGGCCTGACATCGACGTTGACTTTGCTGACCGTGATCGTGATAAGGTCAAGCAGTATCTTCGTCGTCAGTATAAGCACGTGGCTGAGATTGCTACGATTAACAAGTTCCAGGGTAAGGCTGCCGTAAAGGCTGCTGCTCGTGTATTCCGAGTCCCGGTGGGAGAGGTCAACTCTGCTACTAAGGATGTAGATGCACCTGCTGATAAGCCTGACCTGTTCTTCGATCTCTTTGGCAAGTCTGATAAGGGAAAGAAGTTCACCGAGAAGTATCCAGAGGTTCTTGAGCTTGCTCATCACCTCAGTGGTCGTATTCAGTCAATGGGTAAGCACCCTGCCGGTATCGTAGTAGCGAAGGAAGAAATTGCTCGCTACGCTCCAATCGAGACGGCTAAGGACCCCAACGACGCAAATGCACCACGACTTCCTATTGTCGCTTATGACATGAATGAGGCGGCGGACATTGGGCTTATCAAGCTTGACGCCCTTGGTCTAAAGACTCTGACTGTTATCGATGACGCCCTTGCGATGATCAAGGATCGTACTGGTAAGGATATTGATCTTCATCAGATCAATCTGGAAGACCGTAGCGTATACCAGATGCTTGCAGATGGTTACACTCTTGGTGTATTCCAGGCGGAGGGAAATACCTTCACCAAGTGGATTCTTGAGGCCGGTGCTAGTGAATTCAACGATCTAGTCATTGGTACCTCTATCGCCCGTCCTGGTCCTCTTAACACTGTTGGTGTTAGCTATAAGGCTAGGAAGAAGGGCAAGGAGAAGGTTGAGTATGACCACTTCATTATGAAGAGACACACAGAGGAAACTCTTGGTCTCATCATTTATCAGGAGCAGGTCATGCTTGCGATGACTGAGCTTGCCGGAATGTCAATGACAGAGGCAAACAAGGTTCGTAAGATCATCGGTAAGAAGCGAGACGCAAAGGAATTCGAGCAGTACAAGGACAGGTTTATTGAGGGAGCCAGCACGAAGGTTCACCGAGCTGTAGCTGAAAAGCTATGGCACGACTTCGAGCAGCACGCAGGTTACTCATTCAACAAGTCCCACGCGGTTGTATACTCTATGATCACGTACTGGACTGCTTGGTTGAAGAAGCATTATCCTCTGGAGTTCATGTGCGCTCTGCTCAGGAACGAAAAGGACACAAGTAAGAAGACTTCAAAGCTGACTGACTATCTCATCGAGGCTAAGCGTCTGGGGATCAAGATCCTTCTTCCTCACGTGAACGCTTCTAAGGAGGAGTTCAGCATTGAAGAAAACGCAATCAGGTTCGGTATCACCAACGTAAAGTACATTCGTGGAAACACGGGTAAGAGGCTTCTGGAGCACGCTCCGTACGCCAACTACAAGGAGCTTTACGACAAGGTTAACGAGAAGGGCAGTGGACTAACAGTTCGAGTGCTCACCGCATTGAACGCTATTGGTGGTGCAGCATTTGATGACAATCCACGTACCGGACATGAGCGTGACAACTTCTATGAATATCTAATGATTCCGGCGTTCGGAACTCAGAAGGTCATTCCTAGGGTCATGAATCAGTTCAGAACCTTGGACGAGTATTCTGGCACTGGAGCCTTTGCAGTCCTGGCAATGGTCAAGGATGTTCGAAGAGGTGAGGGATGGGCGCGGGTGGAAATGGTTGACGAAACAGGTACGGCTGGTGTGTTCACCGATAAGGAAACTCCTATCGAAGCAGGCCAGATGTATGCTATCCTGGTATCTGACAACCGAGTCCACAGGTATGCTACGATGGATGAGTTGATCGGCAAGATCGACACACCATTTGTCGAGTATCTGTATGCTAAGGACTATAGCGATATTCCTCCGGGAATGTACAAGGTTCTGAGCTTCATGCCATACAAGACAAAGGCAGGGAAGATGATGGCTTACACTATCCTTGCAGACTCTGATAAGGCTCTGCTTCCTGTGATGGCCTTTCCGACTACATTCCACAAGGCTTATGGCAAGTGTAAGCCTGGTGCAGTGATCGACCCTGTATTGAAGCAAACCCAAGAAGGCTCATTCTTCTACGACAACATTCTCTAGGAGTAAAATGGAAGAGGCAGTAAAGGCGGAGGATCTTCTCCGCCTTCTGCTCCTCTCAAAGGGTGATATCGTAATCACCGCAGAGGAGCTTGAAAGAGCGGTCAATGATCGCACACGTTATTCAGTGGGTCTGAGTCACGACCCACTTAAGAAGGAATTCACATTTCACCTGATTGGAAACGATGAACGACCTGTCAATGACTGATTACCAGATGGCTGCTGCTGAAACTGGCATCTATCCTGGGCATGGCGAAGCCACTACAGAGGCTATTGGTTACACCGTACTTGGCCTTGTGGGTGAAGCTGGTGAAATCGCCAATGGATTTAAGAAGTCCATCCGAGATGAGAATGGCGTAGTAACTGCTGAAAAGGCTCAGGCTTTAGCCGCTGAGCTTGGAGACGTTCTCTGGTATGTTGCTAATCTGGCCAATGAGCTGGGTTATCCACTGGAGCTGATCGCAAAGCAGAATCTACAGAAGCTAAAGTCTCGGCAGGCTCGTGGGGTTATCTCAGGTAGCGGAGACAACCGATAACTGATATACTTGCTCCATGAGCACAGAAGCATATTTCCTCCGGGGAGTCGAAGAAGAACACCTATTGGTATTCCGAGGCGATGACCCGGAGGAAATTTTGTTTATCATTAAGCGGTTGGCCGCCTGCCGCGATAAGAAAATAAAGGCAATGGCACAAAAACTTGAAGAGGAATGGAACCTAAGAGAATATGGAAATCGAAGAGGAGATCCTGGCAAAGCTAAGCCCGAAGGTGCTAGCAAGGGCGAAGATGGGCTCAGAAGTAATTCTTCAAAAGCAGCCGACCCCAAGCACCGGACTTAATGCTGCATTGCGTGGAGGCATCGGCTATGGCCGTCAAACCCTAATCTGGGGAAGCAAATCAGCCGGTAAGTCAACGTTCTGTCTAGGAACACTAGGTCTTGCGCAGGCAGCCGGTAAGAAGGTAGCGTTCATTGACTCAGAGCAGTCCTTTGATCCATCATGGGCTGAAAGACTGGGAGTCGATACAAGAAAGCTTATCTACACAGACGTTAAGACGATTGAAGATATGGTTGGAGCCGGTGTCGAGTTTATGAAGGCTGGCATTGACGTAGTAACCGTAGACTCAATCTCAGCACTTCTGTCATCTGCATACTTTGAGAAGGACAAGAAGGGTGACGAACTAAAGGATCTAAGCGGAACTAAGCAGATTGGTTCAGAGGCTCGTGAACTTGCAAATGGTGTAAAGATGCTTAACTACGCCAACAAGAACACGGCTCTACTACTAATTTCACAGGTTCGTAACAAGATTACAACTTATGGCGCAATGCATCAGGCTACTGGTGGTCACGCTGTTGACTTCTTTAGTTCTACAGTCATTAAGCTGTGGTCATCCGCTCGTGAAGCCGATCAGATTCAGGGAGAGGTCTTCAATGGAGACATGATCCTAAAGGAGCCTATCGGACGAGAAGTCACTTGGAGTATTGACAAGAATAAGCTTGGCCCTCCCAACAAGACTGGCAGTTACAACCTATTCTACGATGGTTCATTCATCGGGATCGACAATCTTGGCGAGGCAATCGATTTGGCTATCGCTCTGGGAATTGTAGAAAAGAAGGGCAACTGGTTGTACTACCAGGACATTAAGGAAAACGGTAAGGCTGGATTCACGGCTGTTCTACGTGCAAGCGAGGAGCTATCCACCAAGCTGATTGGGGAGGTGGAAAGTGTATAACCCTTTCGAAGAAACCCCGGCGCAGGAGAAGCCAGTTCAACCAGGAATCCTAATTGATGGAAGCTTCTCCTGTATGACCTGTGGTGAAGTAGTTGACGAAGCGGAGTATTTGCCAGTCGATAAGATTCTCGGCTGGCTCTGCTCCGAAGGGCATAAGTCCTTGATTGAGAACTTTAATCTAGGAGCGTAATGACTGAACTAAATGAAATTAAGAGAGACGGCGGAAAGGCTCAAAAGAATTCCGGCCGTGGAAAGATTCAAAAGGGTGACGCGAAGCTAGGTCCATTCTGCTATGACATCAAGGAGTATGCTAATTCCTTTAGTGTCTCTAAGGATGTCTGGGGGAAGGTTTGCACGGACGCCTTCCGATCTGGTAGGATGGTACCGGCACTAAAGCTGGTTCTAGGAGCTGGCGATGCGAAGACCCGAGTGTGGGTTATTGGAGACAATATGTTCCACGAGATGCTAGAAGCCTGGGAGGAAAAGTATGGCGAAACTAATGAGGCTTGAGTTCATTCGTCGTGATAACGGCGGATGGATGGTCTACGAGAAGTTTGAAGATGGAGCAGAACAGGGAGGCCCGGTGGGATATGCAGAGGCCCGTCAACTCCTTGCAAATGCTTTCGGTGAAACCAATACCGAACCATTCAGTATGGATCTAGTAAAGGAATCAGATGAAGCTGATAATCAGAGTTCCTGAACAAGTCTTCGAATATGACATTCCTGATTATGTTGCGGAGCGCTATCGTGAAATGATGGCTGAACCACATGAGGAATGGGAGGAGGAAGACTTCTGGGATACATGGTCATCTGATACATGGCCAGAGACATATTTGGAGGTAGTTGATGACGACTGAGGAAAATCCTCTCGTCCTCATTTCAAGGATTTCAGAATTCCAAGAAGTTCACGAATTCATGGACGACGAAGATCTCGACAGAGCGCTTCATTATGTGATCAAGCTAATGATGAAGCCGGACGTAAAAAACCCGGTGGCAGCACAGCAACTCATTATTCAGCTACAAGCATATGCAGCTAAGTTCGCCATGATGGCTACGATTTATTCAACAATCAAGAAGGATCGTGGTGGAACAACCAATGGAATGAAGAAGAACATTTACTACACAGCCGCAGCCGAACTGGATAAGGTTGTTCAGTCCTTGAAGTATTCATTCAAGACTCAAGTATGATACAATGATATTCGTTAAGAGAAATGGATACTATGTCTACAGGACTAATTAAAACAGTACGGCTAGGAAAGAAGCTGTCTTTCGACACTAAGAAGTTTCTTTCTGTTGTTGAGCAGGCTTATGTCAACTCACGGCCGAAGAGTAAGTATTCCAAGAAGGTTTCCTTTTCTCCATCTTCTGTAGGCTATGGTGCCGGTACTTGTCCAAGGTATTGGTACCTAGCCTTTACAGGTGGAGAATTTGAGAATACCTTCGACGGACTCAGTGTCGCCAATATGGCTAATGGCACAGCAGCTCACGATAGAATTGAAAAGCTATTTGCTGACGCTGGAGTGCTGGAAGAAGCAGAGCGTGAAATCACACATCATAATCCCCCAATCAGGGGATTTGTTGATGTTATCGTGAACTTTGAGGGAAAGCGTGTAGTCGGAGAGTTTAAGACAACTCGACAGGAGTCTTACATTCATCGTGAGACAACTGGAACGCCTATCGATTACCACAAGGTTCAGGTCCTTATTTATATGCGCGTACTCGGTCTTGATGAGGGATTCCTTCTCTACGAGAACAAGAACACGCAGGAGCTATTCCTTGTCCCTGTTATCATGGACGAAGCGAATGCCGAATATACGGACTACATCTTCAACTGGATGAACGAAGTTCGAAAGCTGTGGGAAGAGGAAACGCTTCCTAAGCGTCCATTCAGTCAGAAGAATAAGGCATGCAAGTCATGCGCGCTATTCAATCTGTGTTGGAACGAATCTCCAGAGGGCGACATTACTAAGGCACCATTGGAGGTGAAGAAGTAATTGATTTGCGCCTATGGAGAGTGCGGCAACATGTTTGAACCCAAGACTCATAATCAGAAGTTTTGTAGTTCAGCATGTTGCCGTAAGGCGACCAACGCACGAATTATGGAAAAATACTACGCAAGACGTGATCGCAAGCGAGGAAAAGTGCGAACATGTTCAGCGTGCCCGACAGTTCTTTCCCGATATAACAGTTCAGAGAAGTGCGAGAGTTGCCAGGGAAAGAATCGGCGGGATGAGAGAGCCGAACTTTTGGAGTTGATTGGTAGTGCCTCTTTCTGACCTTCACAAGACGAAGGCTCAGAAGGTAATGGGTATCGACTGCTCAACTAAGTCTATTGCATTTACAATCTTCGACGGAGAAAACTTCTACAGATGTGGAGAGGTTAACTTCACCGGTTCAACAGTTTTTGAGAGAACTTATGACGCTCACGTAAAGACTTTAGCACTATTCGAAGAATTCACTCCCGACTTTGTAGCAATCGAAGCGGCGATTATGGTTCGAAGCACATCAGTGGCTATTAAGATGGCCTATGTGTTTGGTGCAGTAATCGCAGCTCTGCTCAAGAATGGAGCGAAGGTTATTGAAGTTCCTCCTATGAGCTGGCAGTCATTTATTGGAAACAAGATTCTGACTAAAGCTGAGAAGGATGCAATCAAGGCTGAGTTCCCTGGGAAGTCTGCAAGCTGGTATCAGAATAAGGGCAGACTGATCAGGAAGCAGCGAACCATCACCTTTGCCAAGGATAAATTTGGCATCGAGCTAGAAAGCGATAACGTAGCTGACTCACTAGGAATTGGCTGGTGGGCAGTGCAGAATAAAACTAGAAGGAGCTGACATGATAGTAGCGGGAACTGGACATCGAGATCTGAGGGACCGTGACTGGATTGCTGGCCAAATGGAGAAGGCCCTCATTGATATGGGGGCCTCTCTTGTTTATGTCGGCATGGCCTCTGGAGCTGATCTCCTATTGGCTAAAATCTCTTGGGGTCTAGGTATCCCTTTCATTGCTGCAAAGCCGTGGAGGGGCCACAAGCCTCGTAGAGCAGATGAATATGACTACGGTCGAGCGCTTCACTACGCAGATGAGGTTGTCAATGTTACCAACTATGACAGCTACCCTGGAGCGTGGGTGTATGATGAGCGAAACCGATTCATGGTTGACAACGCTGATGCCTATCTGGCAGTATTGGAAGCTGGAAGAACTGGCGGAACGTACAATTGCGTTAAGTATGCATCCCGCAAGGGAAAGCCAGGAATTATCATTGACCCTCTAATGAGGGAGGTGACGAAGCTTGGCTAAGCTATATGAAAGCAAGGTGTGGTTGCAGGAAAGATATCGAACAAAGACTGCGCTTCAAATTGCAGAGATTTGCGGAGTTACTGAAAAGACAATCGCTCGGTGGCTCAAATATCACAATATTCCAATCAGGAGGAGCCGATGAGATATAACTCTCGTCAAGAAGTCGAACGTGCTGGAGAGCGCGGCGCAAAGAGTGAAACAGATGACTTTGGCACTAGATACTGGATGCTAGATAGCTTCTGGATGTATGCCGAAGATGATGACTATGCGATGACTCCGCATTTCGCAGCGGGCCGGTGCTATTGGGAATCATGGGTTACAGCTTATATTTCTCAAAGAGTGGAACCAGGATCAGTATTCGTAGATGTTGGTGCTAATCTAGGCTACTACTCCTTGTGGGCTGCCAAGCACGGATGCAATGTAATGGCATATGAACCAAACCAAGATCTATGGATGAATCTTTTCCATGCCAAGAGACTGAATGATGTAAAGGTGTATCAGGGTCACGTGGCTCTTGGCAATAGCTGGGAGCCAGTAGAACGAGTCCTTTATATTCCAGAAGGTCATTCTGGCGGAGCCAACATGTATGGCGCTAGTGGAAATTACACAATGCAGCATATGTACGTTCAGAGCTTCGACAGTGCAGTTCCTATTCCTCGTGATTATGATGGCACAATTTATGTAAAGATTGATGCAGAGGGCGCGGAGCCAGAGATCTTCGAAGGAATGAAGTGGTGCTGGCGACAGAGGTCAATGGTTCTATTCATGGAATGGGATATCAGTCGATACGATAAGTCATTCGGTGAGAAGCTTGTTGACAGTGGTAAGGTAAGCCTGATAGAGTACGATGGTACAGCCAGGGAGCTGGATCTAGACGGCCTGCTAGGCTTGAAGGAACTACGAATGATTGTGGTGGAAAACAACAAGTGATTAAGATCGGAATGACTGGTGCTCATGGCACTGGAAAAACATCAATGGCTCAGGCCATGGTAAACAGCCCGGCGTTCAAGGATTTCGTCCTTGTTCCATCAACAGCTAGGCAGATCAAGGAATACGGCTATCCCATCAACAGGGAAGCCACAGAGCTAAGTCAGATCCTTGTTCCAGTTCTCAGAATGGTTGATGAGTGGGAAACCATGACCAGCCCACAAAACACTCTGTATAAGCAGGGACTCATCTCTGACAGAACTCTGATTGACTCACTCGCATACACCTATTACCAGAATGAGCACGTCTGGGAAGATGGTGCATTGATCGAGAACGTCACTCGAAGGCTTACAGAAATGCACATGCAGTCATATCACTTCGTTCTTTACTTCCCAGTATATTGGGCGGTGGAAGAGGATGGTGTAAGAGATCCAGATGAAGCATATCGTGTACGTATTGACGACTATGTAATTCAGGCTCTAGAAATGCTGAATGTTCCCTATCTGACAGTTCCAGATGTATCACCAGATGAGCGAGTAGAATGGCTCATCGAAGAGATTCAGGAACTATACGCAGAAGCAGAGAAGCAGTACATGCGCCGTTTCGGCAATGGTCTGCTATAATAATCTTGAAAGCGAGGAGATATGGGAACACCTACTAGAAGACGTTCCAAGGTAAAGAACCCTGACGCATGGTGGCAGCAAGCCTACCTTGGAATTGATCATATCGTTCCCGCGTTTGAATTCGAGCTTGATGGGGAAGTGATTCTGCCAAAGGCACTCATCAAGTTTAAGAACACGCGAGGCACTTATAAGTTTCGATGCATTGCCACAAACGTAAAGACTGGAAAGACCTGGATTGACTGCATCAATGCGGACACAGGAGAATGGAAGTCTTTCTATGTGGAGCGGCTAAAGGGACTGGTAAAGCCTAAGCGTTCACGCAGAAGGAGAAAGGTTGCCTAAAGAATTAGAGCAGATCGACAGAATTGAGCGAATGAATGATGTCGTTACTGCATATCTTAAGGGCGACAATCCTACTCAGATTGCCAAGATCACTGGGCTTAAGCGCGCCGAGGTGCTTGAATATATTGAAGAGTGGCGCGTAGTCGCCCAAAACAATAAGACTATTCAAGCACGGGCGACTGAGGCATTGACCTCAATGGATGAGCATTACAATATGATCATTCGTGAGTTGTGGGAAACAATGGAACAGGCTGACTTGAATAACGACTTCAAGCTAAAGGCCACTGTTCTAAAGGCTCTCGCAGATGTTGAAGGTAAGAGGGTTGACCTCTTGCAGAAGGCAGGACTTCTCGATAACCAGCAAATTGGTGATGAAGTAATCGAGATGGAGAAGAAGCACGAGATCCTTATCGGAATTCTACGTGAAGTAACCTCCGACTGCCCGCACTGCAAGGTAGAGGTTGCTCGAAGGCTTTCCAGCGTAACGGGCAAGACAGAAACTATTGTCGTCCCCTGATCAATAATCCTATATCCTTTCATGATATACTATTCCATATGAAAGGATATAGGATTTTTTGATGTCAACAGACTTTACTGAGTTTTTCAACGCTCTCTCTGACGAGGACTTTGAAGAGATTCCCGTTGATATTGAGACTTTCGTTCAGAGTCCCGACTACTTGGGAATGCCTCATCTGTCCGAATATCAGTATCAGCTAATTCGTGCCTCCAGTCAGATCTATAAGGAGAGCACTCTTTACAACATTTACGAGGTGCATAAGGCCCGGCAGAGATGGCAGGAGACTTGTAACGAAGTCATTGCCTGTCTTGGTAAGGGTAGCGGTAAGGACTTCACGTCAACTATCGCCTGTGCATATATCGTGTACCTTTTGCTATGTCTACGTAATCCAGCTAAGTATTTCGGCAAGCCTGCTGGAGACTCCATTGACATTCTAAATATTGCTATCAACGCAGCACAGGCCAACAACGTCTTCTTCAAGGGCTTCAAGAGCCGTATCGATGGCTCTCCCTGGTTTGTAGGAAAGTTCACGACTAAGGCTGGCCACATCGCATTTGATAAAAACGTGAACGTGTACTCAGGCCACTCAGAGCGTGAAGCCTGGGAGGGTTATAACCTGATCTATTGCGTCCTTGACGAGATCTCTGGTTTTGCACTAGACTCAACATCAGGTAACGAACAGGCCAAGACTGCCGATGCTGTCTATAAGATGTATCGAGCATCAGTGGACTCTCGATTCCCAGCAGAAGGTAAGGTAGTTCTTCTATCATTCCCTCGTTTCAAGAACGACTTTATCTCACAGAGATACGAAGCAGTCGTTGCAGAAAAGCAGGTGATTGAGAGAAGTCATACTTTCAAGCTTGACCCTGATCTCCCAGATGAAATCGAAGAGAATAAGTTCAGCATCAGGTGGGAAGAAGACCACATCATTTCTTACAATATCCCACGTGTGTACGCATTGAAGCGTCCTACATGGGAAGTAAATCCAACACGTAAGATTGAGGACTTTACCACAGCCTTCTTTACTGACCCTGTTGATGCATTGTCTCGATTTGCATGTATGCCACCTGACGCAATTGACGCCTTCTTCAAGGATAAGGAGAAGGTTGAAGCGGCATTCTGTCGTCCAAATCCAATTGATGAAGATGGAACATACAGCCCTGATTTCGTGGCGAAGGAAGGCGTTCGATACTATGTCCATGTTGACCTTGCGCAGAAGCATGACCGTTGTGCAGTAGCGCTAGCACATGTGGAGAAGTTTGTCCAGAAGAAAATCGGTGGACAATTGAACGAAGTTCTTCCCTTCGTCGTAGTTGATGCTGTAAGATGGTGGACACCAAAGCCAGGACAAGACATTGACTTTGCTGATGTCCGAGAGTATATTGTAGGATTGAAGCGAAGAGGATTTGATCTAAGGCTTGTAACCTTTGACCGATGGAACTCTAATGACCAGATGAAGTATCTGCGAGGAGTCGGAATCAATTCAGAGGTTTTGTCTGTAGCAAAGAAGCATTACGAGGACTTGAGCTGGGTAGTATATGATCAAAGACTCATTGGTCCTGATGCTGGTGTTCTTCGCAGAGAGCTGCTACAGTTGAGAATCATGCCGAACGACAAGGTTGATCACCCAAGAACCGGATCAAAGGACTTGGCTGACGCAACTTGTGGTGCGGTGCATAATGCGATCACATATACGCCTCGTGAAGAAAATGCTGTTATTGAGGTTCAGACGTATCAGACTCTTCGACGTGCAGAGATTCAGGCTCGTCAGGAAGAGGTTGACAGTCAGCGAGAACGTGATAATGTGATTATAGCTCCTCGTGAGAGGCGTGAGATGCCTGATGACATTCAGGAATATCTCACGAAGCTAGAAATTATCTAGAGGAAGGTCATGCCATGCCTGCTTTAAAGCAGAACCGTAAGGAAATTGTCAAGACTCTCCTAGTGCGTGATGGTAACCTATGTCGTCACCCCGATTGTGGGTTACCATTCACTAAGGAGAAGCCTGCTACTATTGACCACTGGTTACCATTGAGTGCTGGTGGAACGTGGGAGCTAACTAACCTAGTTCTCATGCACCAAAAGTGTAACGCTGCCAAGGGAGACAAGATCCCGCTTGACGACGGTACGCTTCCTGTGGTACAAAAGAAGCAGAGGGTTGATCGCGCTGTTAAGCGTGCAGCTCGCCCAGTAGTTTGTGAACGTTGTCAGTCTGGTAGACTGCTCGGTCCAGATGAAGAGTGTGAGCAGTGTGGAAGTGGTCCTATGCCACCAACATACCCTCAGTGGTCTAAGATGAAGCCAAACGAGTGTACGCACGAAGGCATCTGGTGGTGCTGGTGCTGCATGTCTGGTATCATTCAAAGACAACCAGCAAGTAAGTACGTCTTTAATGGCGGTGAGCCGGGGATAGACCCGGCGTGAAAGGATTAAATGTCTACTACTACAGCAATGTTGCTCATCGTTGATCGATCTGGTAGCATGTCTAGTATCCAGATGGAAGCGGAGCAAGCGCTGAATGACTTCCTTGACAAGCAGAAGGCTGTTGAGGGACGATGTGGAATCAAGGTCGTTCAGTTCGATGGTGAAGTAGAAGACCTATTTGGTCCAGTTGCTCTAGAAAACGCTCCTGAGATTAAGATTGTTCCTCGCGGAATGACTGCACTGCTTGACGCAATCGGCAAGTCTGTGACAGAATTCAGGCAGACGATGGATCATATGCCGGTGGATAAGCGACTCGTCGTTATTCTCACCGATGGTCTTGAGAATGTCTCTCAGGAGTGGAAGCTAGATACAGTTAACAAGCTGATTAGCGAGTCAAGGGAGTTGGGCTACGAGTTCATCTTCCTTGCCGCTAACCAGGATGCAATTGCAACTGGTGCTCAGATGGGTATTCCAACAGCTTCAAGTTTGACCTTTGCGGCTAGTCCTGCTGGTGTGCGTGGCATGGGTGCTACCATGGACATGTACGTCACCAACTACCGTGAGGGTAAGGCAGCAGAATTTACTGATCAGGACAGGGCAACAGCCTCTGGCTTGACAGACGAAGACTAAGCTGCTAAAGTAGTAAATGTGGGTCGAAGGGCTCGGTCGGTTATCTTACATTGGAAATAGAAAGGTCATTAAATTGGCCACCCGACTCCCAACACTTATCCACATATGCGGATGTAGTTTAATGGTAAAACCCCTGCCTTCCAAGCAGACGACGGGAGTTCGATTCTCCTCATCCGCTCCAAAGACCCGGATTCGCCTCTGTCATCTTTTGTGATATGCTACCGGCGAGATGTAGTCTAGAATGCATCTCGGTATCTGACCCGGATATGTTATGAGAGCGCCAGGCTCTTTAACTGGCAGGGTAACACATTCCCCTTTGGTGTAACTGGCAACACAACAGACTCTGAATCTGTAATTCCTAGTTCGAATCTAGGTTGGGGAGCTGGTCCGACTTTACGATATCGGCGGATATAACGGAACCGGAACTCACATAATAACCATGGTAAAAGTGAGGAATGGCGAAGGGAAATATGCGGGAAGCGATGGGTAAAACCTCCTCGGACCGACAATTTGTGGCCTAGTTGCAGGCCAGAATAGAACAATGGATCTCCCTGGGTTAGGCGCTTACGCCGTCCATTGTTTGAATTCAAAGGGGTCACGCCCAAGCAACTATATGTCCTAAGTGTTACGGTAGCACGGAAGGCTCCAACCCTTCAAGCGTGGGTTCAACTCCTACAGGACATGCTCATAAAGGGATACAAAACTTGACATAAGGTTTGTATCCCTTTACAATTGCCATATGGCATATACAGATCCAAATGACGAAAGAGCTAAGGCTGCAAAGAAGAAGTATTACGAAGCCAACAAAGCTAAGTATGCTGCTTCAAAGATGCAGCGAGTAGCCAGGAATCAACTTTTTATAGTTAGATATCTAAGAAATAACTCTTGCCCATGTGGCGAGGGAGACATTAGATGCCTAGAATTTGATCATCTCGATCCCAGTGACAAGTCTGCAAACATCAACAGACTGGTTGCTGACGGACTCTCCATTGAAAGAATCAAAGAAGAGATAGAGAAGTGTAGAGTTCTATGCGCCAATTGTCACGCAAAGAGAACGTCTGCTCAATTTGGGTACTATAAGGAAGCATACTTCCTCTTCCCGAGTGAGTTTGCTGAGGAAGTTTAGGAGCAATATGGGATACTACACTCGATTTGAATTAGAGATCATAAGAGACAGTGAAAGAGCTAAGGATCTCATCAACGCTGCTGATACTGTCACCATCCCTGGAAGCTACGATCTGAATCTGTCTAGACTGCTCAACGGCAACTATGATACGATGAAGTGGTACGACTGGGAAAGCGACATGGCAAGTCTGTCAAAGGATTGGCCGAACGTCCTCTTTGCGCTAAGTGGAGAAGGCGAGGAGCCCGGTGATCTGTGGAAGGCTTGGGTAAGAAACGGTAAGGTTGTCAAGGTACAAGGTAAGATCGTCTACGACATCCCAGACCTTGACAAAGTGCTTCCAGTCAACGATACTGTAGAAGAGAAGTACAGAGCACAGAAGAAGGCAGAGCTTCAAGCCACTATCAAGGATCTTGAGAACAGGCTAGCGGAGCTTAAGGGACTATCTAAGGATTGAGATGGCGCTGTCTGGACCAGGAGATACCTGCTGGTTTCAGCGATGCAGCAACAAGCCAATTCATCGAATTAGGTACTACAACAAGACTGTAATGGTCTGCAACAAGCACAAGAATCTTGATGGATTGGGATGTGCACCTAGTCGCAGAAGGCCAAAAGGTTCAGCTTGACAGACGCTACGGGGTCTGTTAGTATTAAGTACAACGCAGCGACAACGCTGCTATCTGGCACGGGGAAGATGGTAATCCATTCGCTTTGGAAGCGTAAGAAACCCGGTTCGATTCCGGGGTGCCAGACTCGGACTGCAAAAGCAGTCTATCGGGATGTAGCTCAGCTTGGTCAGAGCGCGCCGTTTGGGGCGGTGAAGTCGCAGGTTCGAATCCTGTCATCCCGACAATTTGGGTCGAATGGGTAACGGTTATCACTCAATGGATAATAGGTTCGATTCCTATCGCTGGGTTCGCTCGGTAGATACAAGTCATCTTAGATTGTGTGTGGTAGGATGACATTAAGGACTACACACTCTCCGTTCCCGCCTTATACCTAAAGGACTTATTATGACGGTACTTCTTAGGACTATCCACGGAAGCCATCTGTATGGCCTCGCTCACGCAGGCAGCGATAAGGACATTTACGAAGTAATTGCAACCAATCGCACGAAGCGTAAGCGAAACATTAAGCAAACCATTGCGAATGGTGTTGACAAGACGACGGTTGATATGTCAACATTTATGAAGATGGTTGATGATTGCGTACCTCAAGCACTTGAAGCGCTATGGACGCCGGTCGCTGAGATCGATAAGATCCACGAATTCCGGACTCAATATCGAGTGAACCGCGCCAAGATGAAGGATGTGTACGTAAGAACTGCCCTTAACTTCGCTAAGGGTGATGGAGTAAAGCAGAAGAAGCACGCAGTGCGATTGCTGCTGAACCTTGGTCACACTTTGGAGTTTGGAAAGTTCAATCCTCGATTGGATGCAATGGATAAGATCATTATCAATGCATCTGTCGGAGACGCGGGAAAGTATGATGCCGTGTTCGACGCTCTAATTGATGAGGTCGGCCGGTGGATATGATCCCACCACTGGGGCGTATACCCTCTGTCTGATAAACAGTTGAAAGGTTAAGTGGTCACATGTGGGTTCAACTCCCACCGTCCCAACTGGTCTCCTTGGAGAGACAATAGCAGAAAAACTAAATCATGGTGGATTTCGACAAGAAGCATTCAAAAGAACTTGTGAAAATCCCTGACTCAGACCTAGAGCTTAGCTCTAGGTCTTTTAGGCTTTCCAGTCAGGGAGCGCTTAAGCATGTCTCAGGAGGGGCACGCCTAAGTATGAAGAATCTCGTTGACTGGTTGACTGTTGCAGACTATAAGATTGAGATTGCTAAGGCTCGACACGAAGGCAATCATGAGAAGGCTCGCAAGCTGCGAATGGAACAACAGACGCACGCACAACCACGCAGGAAGAGATTCTTCATTTGCGTAGCGGCCTCTCTAGCCGTCACAGCATGGCTCACTAGTTCATTCGGAGCCGTGACGTTTGGCGCGGTGGCAGTAAGCCTCTTGATCCTCTTTGCCATAGTAGGAGTAACTAACAAGACTTACATCTTTGGTGAGGAAGCAGAAGATCAGGAAGAGGACGCTATGGCTCCATTCCCAATTGCTGATGCTCGTAATAGAGAAGAAGCAACAGAGTGTCTTCGCAGAGCATTGCTAGCAGAAGGAATCACACCGAGGACTATCCTTGAACCAACTCGATACAATTGGGGTTGGGAATTCCCAGTCATTCTTCGTAAGGGAACGCCTGATGATGTAATGGCTAAGACCAAGGATATGGAAACTTTGATGAGACTTCCTGCTGATGGAATGCTTGTAGCAGCCACTCGTTTCAGAGCCGAAGTAATCATTCGTCTTATGCAGTCTGACCCATTTGCTGATATGACTGGACAGGGAAGAGTAGAGCCTCTTTCTCGTTCAATTAAGAACAAGTACAGGGTTGCTCAGCGAATGGACGGACAGTTCCTTGAGATGTCTCTATTGAGAAATCACGCAGTCATTATCGCCGCGCCTGGTGGTGGTAAGTCTATGTTCATGAGAACACTAGCAGACATCACTACTAGCTGTCGTGACTGTGTAACTTGGGACATTGATCCCGGTGGAAATGGTCTTGAAGTATTTGGTGATGCCGTTGCACGTAGAGGTAGAACAGAAGCTGAAATTGAAGAAATGCTAACCGAGGCTCTGGAGTACACTAAGATTCGTGCAAAGAAGCTAACCAAGCTACGTATGGGTGATAACTGGCAGCCAACCAGAGAGCATCCAGCGCTAGTAATCTTCATTGACGAGTTCATTCAGCTAAACAAGAAGTGCAAGGAGTTGGCTGTTGACATCATCCGTAATGGTAGAAAGTCAGCAATCACAGTCATTCTAGCTGCACAGCAGGCAACCAAGGATCAGCTTGGAGCAGCTATTGCAGACGCCGTATCAATTAAGGTAATGTTCGCCTCACGTCACGCCGACGTTCCTTTGGTATTTGGAGAGGGAGCGCTCAGCCAAGGCTGGAGGCCAGATAAGCTTCACCCTGCATCTGGAGAAGATCCAGAGGACGCAGGTAAGTGCTACATTATGGGTGGTGGCTCAAGAGAGCCATATCTATACAAGGCATTCCCAATTGATCCAGAAGAGGCAATTGAAATCGGTGATGAACGAGCCGGTGAAGGGATTGTTGAACTAGATAAGGATACCTATCTAGATATAACAGTCACAGATGTAACAGACAGAAGACTGCTCGAAGACGTTCTGGACATCTTTGAGAACTTTGATGAACATGACTGGCTGCCAGCTAGCATCTTGACCAAGGAACTCCGAGGCTACGGACACATCTTGACAGCTCGTCAGCTACATGAGATTCTAGGTAACACCGGTCGGGAGAGCCGAGTATGGGAAGGCTCTAAGTACAAGGTTGCCGGTTACTTTAGGAAGAACATCGAGAAGCAACTGGAGCAGTAATGGAAATGTTGATGGTTGGCCCGGTGTTCCTTTGGGTTCTGGTCACTCTCTATCTAGTGAAGAAGAAGGGTAGGCAGTGGCCAGATCTAATTTGGGGAATTCTCGGTGGACTCATTGTCGCCAAGCTATTCCCGCAAACCGTAGACAGCGTTTTTAACCTGTTCAACGGTGCATGGGACGCCATCGTCAGTATCTTCAACAGCGTCAGCGGTTGACAGACAGACTGACACGTTGTAAGCTGTAGCTAAAGGTCTTCGGACCGAGCGCCTGTAGCATATGTGGTTGATGCGCCAGTCTTATAAACTGGAGAAAGCGGGTTCAAATCCTGCCAGGCGTACTTTGTAATCAACCGAAGGGATCGAAATGGCTCTTTCAAAGCTATTTCCCGTGGGGACTCGGGTAAAGGTTACTCGTGGTTCCTACAAGAACAAGTATGGCAAGGTTACTCTTGTGGGCGGCGATCACAAGATTGTCATCCTTGAAAGAGAAGGAACACCGCTGTATGGTGTGAGTGATGAAATGGTTCAAAGGGCCTGATGGCCTAAGCTCCTGTGGCCCAAAGGCAGAGGCGAACGGCTTAAACCCGTTTAAAGTGTCGGTTCGAGTCCGACTGGGAGCACTCCCTATTTGGAGGCAAAATGGACAACAAGGATAAGCTGGAAGTCGGCACCAAGGTCATTGTTGGCTCTGACAAGAAGAAGGGTGAGATCTGGGAACTCGGAACTAATCCTACTCTTGTCAAGGTTCTGATGAAGGAAGGCGCTTGGGAGGGACAGGTTATGCTTGTCGTTCTTAAGCAGATCAAGCTTGACAAGTAAGCACGGGGCCTGATACACTCAGGCTATTGGAGAGTAAGCGATTGGTTAGCGGGCGTCTTGGAAAGGCGCTAAGGGTGTTGCAGCCCGGCCCAGTTCGATCCTGGGGCTCTCCGCTGGAGGTAAAATGATACTGTGTGGAACTAGGGTAAAGGTAAAGCACGGAAACCCAAAGATCCTTCCTGAGTATTATGGGAAGGAAGGCACCGTTCATCTTCGCAGCAGAATGCTCAAGATAGCTGGTGCTGGAGAATATGAGATCAAGTTCTTCGACAGATCACTCAATGACAAGATCTTTGGTGTCATGGGTGGCTTCAATGAAACTGATCTTGAAGTTGTCAGTGATAGCTGACAGCTTTATGGAGGCGTTAACGTTGGCAGTGTGGAAGGTCTTTGAACGGCCTACGGTGTAGGGATACGCCGCGAGAGTTCGAATCTCTCCGCCTCCGCTTGCAGGTCTTGAAACGATAGCTTATGATGGATGAGTCTGAGTGGCCATATAGACTGAACCTAGGCGATGGCTGAGAAAACCTTTTAGGTAGGGCCACCTGCATACCAATTGTCCGGCGCGTAATGTGCCGGACTTTTTCATAGGAGCAGTATGCTAGGAAAAGGAAAGAAGCAGAAGGACTGCTATCACGTCAATGTAAGAAAGATCTACGGAGACGAGATTATAGCAGCCGGATTCAACAGAGCCTATTGCTACGACTGCAAGAGGTTTCTACCATCACTTCCACCAAAGGACAGGAATGGCTAAGGAATTCCCAAAGGGAAATAACAAGAAGGACTTCATCGAGTTCCTTGAAAAGAACAAGATCGAGTTCTGGTGTTCAATCTGTCAGACCGAGAATCCTCGAAAGTGCCAGTGCTGGACTGACATTCAGCGTTGGGAGCAGGTTGAACTATGGCAGGGAAAGGAACGACGTAAGAAGAAGTGAATGCCGTACTCATCGGCGTTCTACTGCACTTTGTTGGTGACTATCTAATCCAGACGGATTGGATGGCTCAATTGAAGACAAAGAGATGGGCACCGGCCATTCTTCACGGAGTGACATATGGTGCTCCATTTCTTTTTGTCACGCAGTCATGGCTAGCCTTGCTAGTCATCATCGGAACGCATATCGTAATTGACCATTATCGCCTGGCTCGTCATGTAGTCTGGGCAAAAAACCAATTGGCTCCGCGCGAGTTTAGGTACTCCTGGGCCGAAGGTAGCAAGACGGGGTACAGAGATGACGCACCAGTGTGGCTTACCACGTGGCTGATGATCATCGCTGACAACACTATTCATATTGCTATCAATACACTAGCCATCCTCTACATCTGAGGGTGGCTTTTGTCATGTCACGACTGTCATGACATCGAGGTGACATGTCATGGTGACAGTGACACTTCTGTCACGGCCTCTGTCACGTTGTCACGCATTGAAGAATGTCACGGTGTCACTCTGTCACGTGACACTTTTTTCATTTGTCACGGGCGCGGCGGCCCGGTGCGGAGGGGTTACGTCTTTGCGGTTCTCCATATATCTAAAGGATACAAGGAGGGAGTTGACAGAACGACAGAGACCTGTTAAGGTAAATTATACTGGGAAGAGAAAAGAAAAAGAGTAAGTGAAATCGGTTTGGAAATCGATACTAGATAATAATATAGGATAGTATATATGAGACTGTTCGAACTACATAGAGACATCGACTCATCAGGAGTCAGCGGTACAGGCATCGTCGCTCAGGGCGTAGAATTTGACAACGGGCAGTGTGCCATGTCATGGTTGTCTCAGTGGACATCAGTCGCCTTGTATCCAGACATTGAGACTCTGGAAGCGATTCATGGACACAACGGCAACACTCGTGTAGTATGGCTAGAAGATGACGATTACTGGGCAGGCTATCAGTCAGCACCAGTTGGATCTTAAGGATTAAGATGTTCACTGGCTTTGGTGCCTTCCTTGACATGGTTGACAAGGGTATGGCACAGTGGGAAGAAGAACAAGAAAAGATCCGTGAAGCATTTGCAGAAGGTGTAACGGTTGAGTTCGAGGACGGTGAAGTACGAGAGTACGGGCCGTTTGACAAGCCCTCACCTTGATGCTACTGTAGTTATAGGTGGTCAGTCGTAAGGGTTACAAAATCCGAATCGGCCCGCCACCGTTTGGCCTCTGGGACTGCTAGGTTGTGGTCACTGCCCTGTCAAGGCAGACATCAGGCGGGTTCGATTCCCGTAGGGGTCGCTTCAAAACAACAAGATAATAGCGAGGTTTAATGACCAAGCGCGAAGCTGCTATCGTAGCAGTGTTTACTGGAATCCTTGTCGGTGACTTCTCAGATATGCATGAGTATATTGAGGAGCTTGCTGGTCGTCCAGTTTGGACACATGAACTGGCGTCTGAGGAATTTGCCGCTGAGCTAAAGGAACTAGCTCGTCCCGACTTTATGGAGATCGTGGTAGAGTAATGTCTCTAGCTGGCAAGAAGCCCAATTGGAATGTCACGGGAAAGTACGATGCTCGTGATGCTCGCAATAACAAGAAGTATGTCGTTCTGAACTTCAACATGAGCTTCCTTGCAAAGGATAAGGCTGATGCTTTGAGGCAGGCTTACAAGTTCTTCAAGGAAATGATCAGAGAGCGTCCGCAGGACGGTTATAAGAATCTTCGTAATCTAAAGGCGACAGAAGGAGCCTGATGGCAAAGACATTTGAGGTTCTTGGATCATATAAGGTCGGCAACAAGACACACGAGTTCGCCAATCTTTATGTTGCATCTTCCGCCTCAGCAGCAGAGAAGTTTGCAAAGAAGGAATTCGAATCAAAGTCTCAGTATTACGGCGTGCCGCGAGGCACTAAGCTCTCAGTGAGCAGTTCAAAGCCTATTTCTGAGGCTGAAATTCAGAGGAAGCTCAAGAACTAATATTGCCCTTCGGGGCTAGCCCGGCGTAGTGTAATGGAAACACGATACGTTGTCAGCGTATTATCGAGGGTTCGATTCCCTTCGTCGGGACTTTTGGGTCGAATGACTATCGGTTATCTGTCTATGAAACAGACCGAAACACGGTTCGAATCCGTGGATTGCTTTGGCGCTAGGTTTACGGTCGATGTCAACAACTTACCCATACAACTTTATATCGGGCCGAATGGAATCGGTTATCTTACACTGCAAATATAAGGTCGATTCCTACCAACTTGCCCGATCTTTTCATGTCTACGAAAGGATCAAAGGTTGGACACCGAAGCGCGCATTGCACGTTTCAAGGAGCTGTGGTCATCTGGTCAGAGCTATTGGGCAGAAGATATCGTTGATGAAATCAACGAAGAACTCGGTGAAGATGAGTTCAAGCTAAAGCATGTAGAGACAGTCGAAGAGGCTACTTCTCGCTGGATGGATCACATGCTAGACATCGTTGAGGTTGACGAAGGTGTCTTTGTCGGAGTACGCTGGGATAGCGGTAAGACAGAGATGCAAGAGAATATGTACGAAGACGATGATGTCTATCTGCTAGAACGAGTAGAGAAGGTCGTTACCACTGTTGAGTGGAATGACGTAAAGACTCTCTAAGAATTAAATGCCCTAAAAGGGCCGGAAAGGAAAGAAATGTCCAACGCACTAACTAATGCCGCAAAGGCAACCAACAAGACTTCTCAGTCCATGAAGGCTAAGGACGGGCAGGTCAAGAACAACGCTGGTGGATTCGTCTTCCAGGTTTCTGATCAGTCTCGCCTTGAGCGCTTCCTGATTCTGGGAACTGACGGAGGAACGTATTACGTATCTGAGGTTAACCACACCCAGAGCAACGTAAGCTTCCTCAATGAGTTCATTGCTCGTGACGAAGCCTCTGTACTGAACACAATCGTTGATGTATCTGTCAATGGTCGTGCGTATAAGCAGAGTCCAGCCCTGTTCGCTCTAGCCTCTGTCATTGTCAACGGCAAGGATAAGCAGGCGGTCAAGGCTGTATTCAACAAGGTCGTTAGGACTGCTACTCACCTCTACGAGGTAGTTAACTATCTTAACGAGCTTGGCGGATGGGGTCGCGCAAAGCGTGAGATCGTAGCTAGCTGGTTCGATAAGGACGCTGATAAGCTCGCTTACCAGGCAGTCAAGTATCGTTCACGTAAGTTCGGTGGAAACACCTGGACGCTGCGAGACGTAATGCGAAAGGCTCACCCACAGAACGTTAACACGTCTGTTGCTGATTTCGTCCTAGGCAAGGAGCATGACGCTGTAGATGACCTTCGGGTTATCGAGGGCTTCAAGCTTATGCAGAAGGCGGAGTCCGTAGAGGCTGTTCACGCAGTTCTGCGGGATTACGAGATGCTTTCTTGGGAGACAATTCCAACACAGTTCCTCACGGATGCTAGTGTCTGGAAGCGGCTCTTCGCTAATGGTCAGCTTCGTGGTCAGGCTGCTGTTCGAAACATCACTCGCCTCGCGCGTATTGGTGCTTTCAAGGACATGCAGTTTGCTGCAAGCTTCGCTGGTCAGCTAACGAATGAACAGTTGATTCGTCAGTCTCGACTGCACCCAATTAACTTCCTCAACGCTGCTGTTGTTTACGCAGAAGGCCAGGTGGATCGAAAGAACTACTACGGCGGACGTGTAAAGAACTGGGAGACTGAGGCCGTTATTGTCGATGCAATCGATGAGGCGTTCCACAAGTCATTCAAGACCATTGAGCCAGCCGGTAAGAGGACGATGCTAGCCATCGACTGTTCCGGATCAATGAGTGCTATGGCTATGGGTCTCGACCTAAGCTGTGCACAAGTTGCTGGTGCTATGGCGATGACCATTGCGCGTACAGAGCCAGCTCACATTCTTCGCGGCTTCTCCAGCGTGGGGTACAACTGGCGTGACAGCGGTATGACCGAACTAAAGATTACTGGTCGCAGCTCTCTTGCTCAGGCAATGAGTGCAATGCGTTCAGTAAACTGGGGCGGTACAGACTGCTCACTGCCAATGACGTGGGCTCTTGAGAATGGAATTGAGGTTGACACCTTCGTCGTTATCACTGATAACGAGACGTGGGCTGGCAAGATTCACCCATTCCAGGCTCTAAAGAAGTACCGTAAGGACATGGGTATTGATGCACGACTTGCTGTTCTAGGAGTCGCTTCAACGCCATTCACTATTGCTGACCCAAGCGATAGTGGAATGATGGACTTCGTTGGCTTTGATAGCAACGCTCCACGTGTCCTAGCCAACTTCTCCGCAGGTCGAATCTGAGCAAGAACCCCTCTTCGGAGGGGTTTTTTGCTATACTAGATAGATGATAAGTAAAGAAGAAAGAAAAGAACTAAAGCTTGCAAGATCCAAGGCAGAACTTGTAAGGACTGTGACGAGCCTGTTCCAGATGGTTATTGCTTCTGCCACTCTCATCATTCTGGTGTACGTCAACTTCATACGTTGACAGACTCGGCAGGATGCGATAGCTTAGAGACATGAACGAGGACGAGCCAGGAGTAACGCTCTCCAGCCTGTTCCGCATGATCTTCAATAGATCTGTCAAGGAGCGCCCGGCGATCAAAGAGTCTACTTGTGGTCATTGTAAGACTAAGTACAATGTCAACGTAGGGCATATGTGTCCCTACATCAAAGAACTCTACTCTAAACTGGGGGAGCAATGAATTACGAGACTCGTACGTATCGATTCTCTGGTTCCATGAAGCTTGCTGATGAAGTCGCCATGCTTGCGATCAAGTATCAGCTTCGAGTGAGCAAGCGCACAACGACAGGAATTATCAAGAAGTCTCACTTCTTTGAGGTTTTTGGTGACACTCCTTCTATGGAGCGATTCGAGTCAGCGGTAGAAAGCACTAAGCGGAGGCTTAAGTGACATTTGAACAGAGTTTCAAGAAGGCTTTCAGCAATACTCGCAAGGTTGGCGTAACTGCCAAGATGCAGGTTGTTGAGTGTTGCAGAGGCTGCATCAACAAGGAAAAGCTGGGAATGCAATCCAATAACGATCCGTATGTTTACACATACGCTGGTCAGGGTTCTCGGCTTCGGTTTGATGGAGATTCAGTTGTCTATGCAGACAGCCGATCTCCTGTGCCTCACATCTACATTTACCATGGAAACGGCGGCGGCGAGAAGTTCGCAGAGGTTGCCAGAAGCCTTGGTCTTGATGTAGAGTGGGACGGAGATGAATGGTCAGCAATCGTAGTAAAGGTGCCAAATGAAGGAATGCCCAATCTGCGGTAAGGACAAGGAACTTGATGAGTTTGGCAGACAGATCACTAATCCTGCCAAGTTCTACAAGTGGTGTCGTGATTGCAGGCTCTCGATGGCCAGACGGAAAAAGAACGACTTTAACGAGGGTCGAGAGCTTCGCTCAAAGACAGTTCAGCTAAGGAAGCTAACAGATGCTCAGGTAACTGAGGTCAGGCTTCTTGCAGAATGGAATACTCCTTACACCGAGATAGCAAGTCAATATGGTGTATCAGCAACTACAATTTCAAAGGTCGTAAACAGAGGATATGCAAACGTTTACTGACATGACTGGTCGTCCACTTAATGTGGGCGATCGTGTCATTTTCGCGCGGCCTCAAGGAGGAAACTCCAAGGGAGGCATGCTAGACTCAGGAACAATAGTTAAGATCAGCCAGGACTCCGGAGTCATTTCAGTTCGTGTTGACAACGGACCCAAATCAAAGTACGGTAGAAGAACGGTAGCCACTCCGTGGCAATACCGAAAGTTCTATAAGCTGGAGGACTGATGTCTAATAGCTGGTTTCATGCTGTAAGCAGCTCACGAAAGTGGGGTGGAAAGCCAGAAGATTATCTTCACATCCATGAGTGGATTGATGGATCAAAGGCTCATTTTGGTGACGCTCGTCACCGCGCTTTGCGTCATCACACAGAAGGATGTTGGGAAGCTGAACGAGTCTTTGGACCGACCCTCACAGTAATGAAGAAAAACGGCATGGGCTCCCATCAGGTTCCTGTTAGGGAAATTGCAGAGCAGCACGTTTTCGAGGATCTAGGGCGTATCCCTAGCCTTGCTGACTGGCTGGAGTGCATGACTTTGAAGACCTGGATGGGCGGAAAGATCAAGAAGTTTCTAGGACGCGAGGACGTTCTAAACAACGTAGTTAAGGATGCTAAGTGAGCGATAGAACAGATAAGTTCACCGGACGCCCGGTGACAGGAGATCGTCCTGAGAATACCTCTATGGTGGAACAGGCAAATACACAGCTCTTTATTGACGCAATGGATGCACTACTTGCACATCCTCGTGTGAAGGCTGTACGATGGACTCAGTACACACCAGGCTTTAACGACGGTGAGCCATGTACTTTTGATGGTCATTCACCAGAAGTCTGTCTAACTGACCTTGAGCTAGGTGATGAAGGTCTTGAGACAGAGCGTGATCACTATGAAGATGGTGACGAAGTCTGGCTAAGCGAGTATGATATGTATGAGTATCCTCGCAAGGAAAACGGTCAGATCGACTGGGACCAGCCTAAGATCTACAAGGTTGGCGGGGTTGACACGACTGAGATCAATGAGCTACTATCAAACTTCGCAGGTTGTGTTGAAGGTGGTCGCCATGATGTCTGGATGAATAGGACATTTGGTGACCCGGCAGAAGTTGTTGCCACACCGGAAGGTTTTGAGGTAAGCTTCTACGACTGCGGCTACTGAGGAGTTACATGTCAATTGACAAGATCGACGCTGAACGCATCCTAGATGTTCTGACCAGCCATGTTGACGGGGACTGGAACGATGGTCTAGAGTGTTATGTATCAGCAAGTCATGACGGCGAAACCTTGAAGGTTACCGTGACTGACGACGACGAGAAGAGAAAGATCTTCTATCTAACTGTCGAAAGTGACTAAGCCTCTTTCATAATCATTAGTCATATATAATGGCTAATGAAAGAGAGGTGAAAATGACTTTCTATAAAATCTCAGAGTTCTATTACGATTCTGACACAAAGAATATTCGTATCCAGTTTGCTTTGCCCCTAGACGAAACTCCTGAATACGAAACTCTTCCTGGAGATATTCCAACAGAAACGTTTGAGGCTGAAATATTCCTTGACGCTGGTACAAACAAGATTGGTGAATACCATCCAGGATCAGTCGATGGAAATGTTGCACCAAGTATCCTGGGAAGAACTCTTGGGCAAGATCCATCAGTTGTTCCTGAGAATCCTTGGCCTCCAGCTTGACAGGTTAGGTCAGTTCAGATAGACTAGCTATACAGCGCAGAACGGAGCGCTAAATCCGTTCATGCCCCGGTAGGATAGTCCGGTCCAATCCGCCAGACTCTCAATCTGGAAATCACGGGTTCAAATCCCGTTCGGGGTACGTGCCAGCACCAAAGATACCAACCCAGATAGAAGCAAGATTAGTAGTGGCCATTCTTAGTGGAATTATAGGCGCACTACTAGCAAGCGTACTGTTAATGGGATGTATCGCTGAGGGCAATGAAACAAGCAAGATGAAAGCTTGTGTTGGTAAGAACATGGAATGGGTAAACGCGCCCGGTGGCCCTGAGTGCAGGAAGCCACTTGACAGAATAGTTCAACCAAGCTACAGTAGTACAAGTAAGCCAGAGTAAATCCTCACGAAGTCACAAGAGATGTTGACACGAGGAGGTACGATGAATTACGATAAGTACAGCAAACTGTACACAGAAGACGAGCAGTGCCAGTTCTGCGGAAAGTACGATATTCCGCCTTACAAGAGCAAGGCTTGGGGATACGAACGGGAAGACTACAGCATGGTATGCGATGGCATACAGACTTGGGGTCCTGATCCGTTCGCAGAAGAAATTCACGGCGATCACTCTGATTACTTCATGTGTGATGGTGAACGCTGGGATTCTGGTCAGTCAATCTGACAGCCCGTAAGGGCAATGCCCCGTTGGTCTAGTGGTTTAGGATACCGGACTTTCAATCCGTGTGAACGTCGGTTCGAATCCGACACGGGGTACGTATAAAGTGGTCCTGTCTGATGCGCAAGTTAAATACTATCAAGGCGTTACTAGTGCGTCTGAAAGTGCCATTATGCGGGTGTCGTCTAGCGGCAAAGGCTCCTGCCTTACAAGCAGGTAATCGGAGGTTCGAGTCCTCTCACCCGTACGCAGGAGAGTTAAGAGTTCCGAAAAGTTGGTCACTCAGTAGGAACGTTTTACATCAAGGTCTCACCAACCTTATGCCGGGGTCGAAGCCGGACTCTCCGTCAAATTTGGGTCTGACAGGTGTGACGTTACTGAAAGCCGACAATGGAACGGTAACGGATAGTGGGTTCGACTCCCACCAGATCCACAGATGATATATTCATCGTATGCGCTCGTAGCCCAACGGCAGGAGGCACAAGGCTTAGACCCTTGGTAGTGTCGGTTCGAATCCGACCGGGCGTACGTATAATTGATGGGCTCGTGGTGGAATGGTATACACGCCAGTCTTAGGAACTGGTGCCGAAAGGATTGTGAGTTCGAGTCTCACCGGGCCTACTTTGATGGTAAACGCGATGCCGTCAAATGCATATCAGGTCGCTCCTGATATGAGGGGTGTAGTTTAATAGGTCAAACGGCGAAATGCAATGCCGAAAGCAGCACTTACGCTGTTAGTAGGTAACAGAGTAGCAGTTGCGGGTTCGAATCCCGTCGCTCCGCTAGCCTGAGATGACGATCCGATGTAGGTCCCCTAGGGCTTGCGCAGGCCCGAAGGGCATTCGGGAAAGGTGCCTAGCTAGGTCCGTCTACCAATAAGGTGAGAGTCTTTCACGGTTTTCCTCATAATTAAACCGTGCTTGGTCCTTTAGCTGAGATAGATTAGCGATAGCCTGAAAAGCTTTAGAGGTCGGTGCGATACCGTCAGGGACCACAATGAATAAGTCAGGAACGGTTCGATTCCGTGTTTCCCGGGTTAGTGTATGGCGCATAGGCTTATTCAGCAATCCGCAGTGGTGAAATGGTATCATGCGACCTTGCCAAGGTTGTGGCGCGAGTTCGATTCTCGTCTGCGGGACTCTTGCCCCGGTAGCGTAGTGGATAACGCGGCTGTCTTCTAAACAGTTATAGGCAGGTTCGATTCCTGTCCGGGGTACTTTCTACATTGGAGGCAGCATGCCTGTAACGATGACTGAGCTGTTTCTAGCCGGTGTCATTGAGCATCATGGCGTAGAGTCAAATGGCGAAGCTCTGATAAAGATCAATTGGGATGTTCTTCGTGAATACAACTATGATCTCTATGTACACATGAAGGCGGCGGAGATTGACGCCGACCTAGATGGTGATACAATGGAGCCATGAATACATACGAAGTAGCTGTAAGCCTATTGGTTACAGTGGAAGCACCCGATGAGTCAGATGCAAGAGAAGCAGTCCGCGATGCATTTGATGTTGGAGAGTTCTGCGGACTAGATGTTAAAGATGTAGAAGTTGAGATCCTTGAGTCTTGATTTCAATACGATCTCTAACATGGTTCAAGATGTAGAGTTCTTACTCAAGTGTACATTCTGTCCAGAACCAGCAACTACAGAGTTGACAGTAGAGGTTGGACCTGGTACAGTAGTACCAATGCCAAGCTGTGAAACATGCAGGATCACAGAGGCTGATGGCTGAAAGGCCAATGGGCGATTAGTGTTAGTGGAAGCACGTCTGTTTTGCAAGCAGATAGGAGGGGTTCGAGTCCCCTATTGTCCACAACTTCCTGCGCAGGAGGTGGTAAAATGTATCCACTAGGAACTGTTCTAGCTGTGGTACTCATCGTACTACTCATTATTTGGATTCTGTAATAGAATTGGCTGGCCGATACGAACCCCATCGTATCCTTTGCCCGAGGGTTAGGGACCAGCACTTGCTCCAGTCGCACAATCTGGTCGTGCAACGGACTCTTAATCCGTGTGGATGTCGGTTCAAATCCGACCTGGAGTACATAAACCACCCTATCCCTTGTGGATAGGGTTTCTTTTTATGTTACAATAGTTTGTATGACTACACCAAAGAAGTACACACCAAGGCCCGGTGACATTGGGCTCACTCGTATTGGTGGTCTCACAGGAGTCCTAGTAGGTCTAGGTCAATTTATCATTAGAGACGCAAGCCGATACACCCACGTGTTTGTCGTATTGGACAACAACGAAGTCATCGAAGCCATGCCAGGCGGAGCGATCATCAGTCCTCTGTCTAAGTATGAAGGAACTACCAAGTATGGTAGCCCTCTAGCTGCCTACCTCGACATCAAGTTGACAGCAGAGCAGCGAGCACGTATCGTAGAGGAAGCTAGACAGCTCGTAGGAACGCCTTACAGCTTCCTTGACTACGTTGCTCTTTCTCTGGAGAGATTCGGTGTCAAGTGGAAGCGTCTGGAAGACTATGTTGCTTCTACTAAGCACATGATCTGTTCCCAGCTAGCAGATGAAGTTTACAAGAGAGCTGGCGTGCATCTGTTTGAAGATGGTAGACTACCTCAGAAGGTCACTCCTGGTGATCTAACCTATGTTGGAATGGACCAACGATATGAAGAAGAACTGCCTGGGCTGTAAGAAGGACAAGCCTAACAGTGATTTCGGAACGACCGGCAACGCGAGGGCCTTGTGTAAGAGCTGCCGATCTGCTAGAGTAGGTACTACAAGCAGGGGCAAGTCAAGCGGAGATTCTGTTGGTGGCATCATCGACGGAGTGATTGACTTCGTGACTGATCTTCTGCTACCATAAGTACAACGCCCGTAAGGGCTATTCCGGTGGGGCAACTTTTGGCAGTTGCAACGAGCTGTTAACTCGTCACCCAGCAGGTTCGATTCCTGCCACCGGAGCTGGCCGCCAAAGCTTGGAGAGATAGCTACTCTGGGCAAGGATATGCATGGATGGTAGCGTAAGTATTCTAGAACAGGCTTACGTGAGAGTAGATGCGAAACAGGGAGACAAGCCCTGCACCGGCCAACCACTTGACACACTAGCTATCAGACACTAGGATGGAAACATGAACGAGATCGAAGCTTGGCTTCTCAACATCGAAGGTGTTCCCACCTGGAAGGGCCTCTATCGTGAAGAGGCTGTAGTGGCGAATAACGAAATCTGGGTTTGGTTTAAGATTGACGGAGGCCAGTGGGCTCTCCAGAAGCCACAGTATATCGTTATTCCTGACTGACTTAACTCACAGCACGTAGATTCTCTCGTGTACCCTTGGTTTTACGGCTTTTTAAATCTTGGGAGCGGAGATGAAGAATGGCTTAGCGGCCATACCCACCTAAGAGGAAGCCGTTGAAGGTGGTCGTGCAAGAGTTAAAAAGCTGACGGACAGCTTAGAGCAAGAGACCTCGCTCAAAGAGGGAGTGCTGCATCCGACTATGGCCTATAGCTTAATTGGCAGAGCGGTTGGTTGTTACCCAATCTGGTACAGGTTCGAGTCCTGTTAGGTCAGCTCCAACAATGGCTAACAAAGGAAACAAATGGCATATCTGGTATTCGCCATCATCATGATGGTTGTTATCCTCGGCGGTGTAGGAACATTCCTCTTCACTAGGGATAAGCTAGGTGTACTAGTAGCTGTTGGTGGCGTAGCGGTGCTAGGTGCTGTATCATTGATTTGGTCCATCACTAGCGTTGATAGTCGTAGCGTTGGTATCCAGACTTCATTTAACCGATACCAGGGAACACTTCACAGTGGCTTCCAGCTAACGGCTCCGTGGACAGAGCACGAAGACTTTACCACCCGTATTCAGTACCTTGACCTTGATGGCGAGAAGTGGTCCGATGGAGCACCTGTTACCTTTAAGGGCGGCGGTCGTGGTGTTGTCTTTGCGACTCCTCGTTGGAAGATTGACGAGGATTCTGCTGGTAAGCTCTGGAACAAGTACAAGACTTTTGACAATGTTCAGGAGCAGCTTGTACGTTCCTCAGTGAAGGATTCCTTCCGAGCTGTGCTTACTGGTTACACTCCGAATGAGGCTCGTGAGAATGTTCGTGAGATCACTCGTGAGGTAGAAGCAGATCTGGCTGCGACCCTTACTGACGATGGAATTAAGATCGACTCCATCAGCATTAAGGATATCAAGCTTGACGACCGTACTCAGTCTTCTCTAGACAAGATCGTCCAGGCTAACAACGATATTGAGCGCGCAAAGGCTGAGCAAGAGCGTGCAAAGATCGATGCTGAGACGCTTAAGATCAAGCAGAAGGCTGGTAACCTTTCCGAAGGTGGTCTGGCAGATAAGTGCCTGACTGTCATGGATAAGTGGGATGTCAAGAAGAACGGTCCGGCTCCTGCCGCTGGCTTCGGCTGTGGCAACCTGGGCGTTCCGTTCACCGTCACCAACAAGTAATGTCATGCCGCCCCTCGGGGCGGCTTTTGGCAGTTAGAGGCCCGGTGTGAGAGATGTTGACACCACTCCTTGCCTCTAGTACAGTAGTAACTAAGCGAGCAAGCAGAAAGTATGGTATCCTTTAGTACACAATTAAAGGAGCCGTGCATGCTTAAGTTTGCTAAGAATCTAAAGCCTGGTGACGTAACATCATATGGACGGATCGTCGCCAATCAGCTACTATGGACTAACAACACTGTTCAGCTAACGATTGCAGAACAGAGCGAGAACGTTTACATTAAAAAGTATAAGATCGTTCGGACTAACAAAGGATAAAAATTGAGCATCGAAGACGACATTGCCAAGGAAATTGCGGGCGAAGCTGAGGCTGAGGTCGCTGCTGGCAAGTCTTGGAAGCGCGTAGCCGCTGAGGCTGCCTGGAAGTTTTCCAAGGAAAAGGGCTACCCTGCATTCCGAGCCGGTGTAAAGTATCTTTACGCTCAGGGCAAGGACATGAAGAATAAGCCTATGAAGCCTGGCGACAAGAAGGCATCTGCCCTTCGTCCTGGTGACATGACTGTTCTTGGTCAGGTGTCTGAGTGCAAGAAGGACCCGATTGAGAAGAATGTGTATCAGATCTCATTCATCTCTTCAACTGGAATCAAGATCGAGAAGGTTTCAGGGAATCGTAAGTTTGGTGTGGTCGAGCGCCGTCAGGTGCGAGGCTGATCATCGGCCTTCGGGCCTAGTCTCCATAGTTTAATGGACAGAACGGTTGCCTCCTAAGCAACTAATCCCGGTTCGAATCCGGGTGGGGACACGTTGACAGATCGGCCCGGTGAGGGTAGAGTAGTTAACAGATCGACAGTGAGCGTCTTGGAGTACACTACACTGGAGGTCAAATGAAGGTCTGGATCGTAACGACGGACATCTGCTGCTGTGGCGAAGAAATCTTGGAAGTCTTTTCAACCGAAGAGAAAGCCAAGAAGTTTGTTGACAGCGGAGAGAAGTTCAAGTACGCTGAGATCACAGAATGGGAAGCGAAGTAAGGCCGAAAGGCCCTGGGGTTGTAGCTCAATTGGAAGAGCATCTGCATGGCATGCAGAAGGTTGTGGGTTCGAGTCCCATCTTCTCCACTCTTTTAATGGTTCTTCACAGAGGTGATAGTAACCATGCGGGTCAGCTCTAGCAGGCTGATATTGGGTGCAAGGTAATAGCCCGTGTATACCCCTTGCAAAGAACAGACTACATGTGCTAGCATGGTTCTTATGCGGCGAAGGGTTAGTCACCCCGACCTAGCTTTTATGGAGGAACTGACGCGCTATGCGCTAAGCCTCAAGCCTAGCCTAATAGGAGTAACCGCTGATGAAGTTGGCACTCATTGGTGAGGTTACACAAGCTCCGGTAGCTCAGTTGGTAGAGCAGTTGACTCTTAATCATCAGGTCCACGGTTCGAGTCCGTGTCGGAGTACAAAGCAAGGTTGCAAACTTGCTCAATCATGTTGGGGTTCGATTCCCTCTGGTGAAACAACATGGTGTAATTGAGTGGAAAAGGCGAGGGTACATAATAAAACCCTGCTGTCTAGCCCTCTCTTATGATCCAGTCGCACAATTGGCTGTGCAATGGGCTCTTAACCCTTGTGAATGTGAGTTCGAGTCTCACCTGGATCACGTTTGGAAGCAGGCAAGCACACGCCCCACGACTAGCCCAGAAGCCTGTGTAAGCTAGTCCGGCATAGAAGCGGCGCAGACAAGGGAAGGGCCGCCAGGTGGGAGTACCGCTACAGTGTGGCGATTGTAGTAGGCACAAGGGATGAGACCACCAGCCAACATTTATTCAATACTCTGGGGAGCTATGGCTAACAACAAGGTATGGAAAATCGGGGACAAGGTAAAGTCCAACGATAACAAGTACAGTGGAAAGGTTGTCGAGATCGTCAACGATACGCATGTAAATGTTGATGTTGACGGATACGGCAAGATGCAATTTCGTAACAGGGAACTCAAGCGCCAGTTCGGTGGCTGAGGCCCCATGATTCCTTAGCTCAGTTGGTAGAGCACCAGACTTTTAATCTGTTGTGGTCCTCGGTTCGAGTCCGAGAGGAATCACGTGGCATATAAAACGAATGATATAGTGAAGATAACCGAAGGTCCGAACAAAGGTAAGTCGGGCATAGTTGAAGGGAAGTCTCCTGGAGGCAAGACCTACATTGTAAGAACAAACTCTGGAACATTCTACGTTCACGAAAATCATTTGAAAAAGGCGTAATGCCTTATCCCTCTGTGGCGCAACGGATAGCGCAGCGGTCTTCGAAGTCGTTGGTTGGGGGTTCGAATCCCTCCAGAGGGGCAACCTCTCCAAGAGGTTATTGACATAGCCAGACTGGCATGTCATACTGTTAACAGGACACAGCGGACAAGGCTTAGGCGGATGAAACAAGCCGGTGGGATGCGAGTGGCTGACCAGTCCTGTTGACACAAGCGGGGAACGTTGAGTATGCTAACCTCATAGAGGAACGACGACTAACAAGTTCCCCGCTTTCTAATATCAAATTCCTATTCAAGGAGCACCATGGGATTCCTTTCCCGTAAGATTAAGCCGACCTTCGTTCCGGCTCAGAACCTTTCAGCCAAGAAGACTGTAACGCTTACGCCGATCGTTTCTGGTCAGCCTGCTGCGAATGTCAGTCTGATCAAGCAGAATGGTGTGAGCTTCGAGAAGAAGGTTGACAGCGCTGTTAAGCTCCAGAAGGAAGCTGGCGTAGCAAATCGATTCGACGTAATCGGCCTGGTGGACGAGTCCTACTCAATGGATTACCTGTTCGCCAATGGAACTGTTCAGACCATCACCGAGCGAGTCCTTGCATGGACGGCCGGTGTAGATGCTGACGGTATGGCTCCTGTCGGTGGTTTCGCTAATGGCTTCCAGTGGCATGGTGAGATCGACCTTACCAATGTCATGGGCTGTGCATCTACTTGGGGCTGCTGGGGAGGCACTGACCTTGCGGCTGGTCTCCGAGAGGCTTTCGAGGTTGCTAAGGGTGCCGACAACCCTGTTTATCTGTTCATTGTCACCGATGGTGCACCGAACGATCAGCAGGCAGTAATCAACCTGATTGCTGAAATGAGCGAGTATCCGATCTTCATCAAGATTGTCCTTGTTGGTGATGACCCGCAGGGCAAGAGGTTCGTTGAGTACCTTGACGATCTTGAGAAGCACGAGCCTGGTCGTCGTCTCTTCGACAACACCGACGCTCAGCACATCCGTAACGCTTCTCGTGTCAGCGATGACGATTTCAACAAGGCCATGACGGAGGAAGTTCCGTCAGCGATTGATGCAATGCGTCAGGCTGGTCTGGTCGTCTGATTTGACAAGCGCTGCTTGATCCTGTAGAGTAATTACTACAGAAGCCCGAAAGGGCAATGGCTCGGTAGTGAAACGGCTATCACGCTTCGCTCATAACGAAGTATTTCGGGTTCGAGTCCCGGCTGAGCTACAAAGCGGATTAGTGAAACGGTATCACGCGAGGCTCATAATCTCGTATTCCTGTTCGAATCAGGGTCCGCCCCCACGTGATAGTGAAAGGAAGCATCATACCGATGCGATACGACTAAACTCCTTCTACCGTAAAAAGTAGAAGGAGGTGCAAATGCCAGGACCAATGAGTCGCCCCGATGGCATTCGAGAGAATGCCGAACAGCGCAAAGAGCGCGCGCGCAAGATCATGACCGGTAAGCCTGTTAAGACAGGCAAGACTGCAAAGAAGTGAGGTGACAATGCCACAGCGCTTCGTCAAGGATCTTGGCGAGGCTAGAGACGAAGAACACGCTTGGGCAATCTGTGTCAAACTTCGTAGCAATATGAAGGGTAGAGAGCTTACAGCTTTCAAGAGAAAGAACTACGTCTTTAAGGCTCACAAGATTAGGGGCAAGTGGCACGCTTGCCTTTTCGAGAATGTTTGATAAACGGCCTTCGGGCCTATGCATGTAAGCCAGGGACAAGCTAGGCGGGCCTGTAAAGCCCTACCTCGGAGGTTCGAATCCTCCTACATGCACTGTGACGTAAGCCGAGCGGTTAAGGCACTTGGTTGTGACCCAAGGTTTGGCGGGTTCGACTCCCGTACGTCACCCTCTACACGTCCCTCTAACATTGGAAAATCATGGAAGACAAGTGGGGCAAGCAGGGTTTCCTCAATCCCGTAGACAGCCGTGATGACGGTTGGTACAAGTTTGCTACTGAGTTCACTCAGGATGATCGCAAAATCGTTGTGAACACTCAGTTCACAATTTCAGACTGTTCAAACAAGGCTTATCTAGAGTTCGATCTTCGATACCTTTACTTCGGAACCACGGCTCTAGACGAGATCAATGAGCGCCAGAAGGATCTAAACGCCCGGCGCAAGAAGGTCAAGGAACTTCGTGATGCTGTAGCAGAATGGGCAGAAGGAACCCTCGCTATTTATGACAAATACGAGGATGCCCTAAAGAGCATCAAGAAGGAAGCCAAGAAGAATGCGAAGAAGAAGGGTAACAAGTAGTCTTGCACTAATGCTACTGACTGTAGTAGGATGTAGTCACGAGAAGACAGAACTCTCTACAAGAGACAAAGCATTTGTACAGACTGTGAGGCAAGAGATCACAGCCACCAGAGATATGTCTGATCAGAAGCTTGTTGATAATGCCAAGCAAGTCTGCAATACTGCCGACGAGGAGCGCAATTTCCTTGTTGTAGTAAGCAGAACTCGCCCGGCGCTAAAGTTCACAGCTAGCGATACATCTTACTACGTAGGCGCATCAATAGCAGCCTACTGCCCTGAAAATAAAGATATCATTCCTGGAGCATAAGATGCAGATCGGTTTTGAATACATTGAGGGCAACGGTCCATTCACAGTAGTTGGTTATATCGGAGACAGCTTCAATCCCTTGAAGCAGCCCTTTGAACTTCACTATCACGATGGATTCGCAGAACTTATTGTCATCACTGATGACTTTGTAGTTCGTGCCACTGGTGAATACAACAGAGGCATTGGCGTTCTCAATGCTGGAGAAACTGGTCAGCTTATCTTCAACCTTGTCAATCAACTTGACAACGAAGACTGACTACTGTAATGTAGTTAATGGCGCTGTTGCAGATGGCTCCTGCCGGTAGTCTGCAAAACTACTCGATTTAGAGGGTTCAATTCCCTCCAGTGCCTCTGCCGGATTAGCTCATTTGGTGTAGAGCGGCTGTCTTGTAAACAGCAGGTGATCGGTTCGAAACCGATATCCGGCTCAATGAGGAATCATGTTGGGGAGAATGCAACCGAACCAACCGCTGGTGAATCAGGACGGTCTAGTAGCCAGTTGCAGGTGAACGGCCTTTATGCCCCCATAGTGCTAGTGGTAACACGGTATCTTGGTAAGATACTATCGTCAGTTCGATTCTGACTGGGGGATCTGAAAGGATGTGTTTAGATGAAGACGCTCAAGCTTCGGCTAAAGGCCCTATATCTAAAGGCTAAGCCATACCTACCACTTGCTTTGGCTTGGTGGAACTCACGCAAGAAGAAGGTGTAAGCCTTCTATCTCTCTATAGGCTAATTGGATAAACCGCTACTCTACGAAAGTAGAATTCTCAGTTCGAGTCTGGGTAGAGAGACAGTAATCCCCTACGAAGTTGTAAAATAACTTCGTAGGGGATATTATTATGTTATGAAGACATGTAGCGAATGCAAGAATGAGCTTGCGATTGAATCATTTCCAAAGAGAAGTTCTCGATGCAAGCCGTGCCACAATGCATATACGAGAGAGCATTACCAGAAGAACAAGCAGTATTACAAGGACAAGGCTCGCAAGCATAGCGAGCAAATCAGAGACAGAGTTCGGGCGGCGAAGGAAAAGCCTTGTGCTGATTGTGGCATTCAGTATCCGTATTACGTGATGCACTTTGACCACCTTGGAGACAAGGAATTCAATATCGCACATCGCGCCAAGGGTGGCGCGTGGGCAGATCTAGAAAAGGAGATCGCCAAGTGTGAGGTTGTCTGTGCTAACTGTCATGCATTTAGGACTCACAATCGCAGCGTGGCGAAGGTGATTTAACATGTGTGAAATAGAGCGGTGGGAGACAGAGGGAGGAAAGACAACAAAGACTCCTTGCATCTTCCACGGAAGAGAATATAAACAACATGACTTCTACTATGGTGATCAATGCCGTAGGTGTGGAGTCTGGAAAGATGAGGAACAAGATTGAAGATCTTTTACGACACTGAGTTCTATGAGACTGGACCGGAGGAGCCTGTTAGGTTCATCAGTCTAGGCGCAGTGAGAGAAGATGGTGAACGGCTGTACTTGATCACCAACAACCTATACGTGCTCAATAGAGCAAATGAAAATAAGTGGCTGAGGGAGAACGTCATCAGTCATTTGCCAGTTAAGCAGAACGGCACTGGAAGCCTCTCCTGGGACACTCAGCATCCTGACTACGCTAGGGTTCTGCCCAACGAAGCGATTGCTGGATTGTGGAGAGATTTTGTGCTGGACTACGACGAGGCACATGAGTTTGACAAGCCAGAGCTGTGGGCATACTATGGAGCCTATGACCACGTAGTTGTGAGCCAACTCTTTGGCCGCATGATTGACTTGCCAGATGGCATGCCAATGTATACGATGGACATCAAGCAGCGTTGGCATAACGAGGGAAGACCTCCACTGCCTGAGCAAGAAGGCAGTGAGCACAATGCCCTTGCGGATGCACTGTGGAATCAAGTAGCATATAACTATCTAGACGCTTACGGCGAAAGGTAAACAATGGGCGATCGTACCAATGTTGGCGTGATGATGCGTGACTATCATGACAATGAGAAGCTTGGGATTCTGTGGGTTTACTCACATTGGGGTTTCCCTGGTATCACTGCATCAATCGCAAAGTCTCTTGACAACGCCAAGGGGCGATGGGATGATAATGCATATGGACAGAGAATCTTTGTCCAGAGTCTCATGGAAGCCGGTGGTATGGAGGCTGAATCAGAGCTAGGTGGAGGACTAACCTTCAACTTCATTGGTGACAATGAGCATAAGCTTTGGGTAGCAGACCTCCATGATCAGACTATGAGTCTGTATCCTGAGTACGATGGAAGTCTTGACACACCGGAGCCTCTTGTAGTAACATCATTTCAGAACTTCCTAACGAAGTATGGGAAGTGATATGGGTCTCATAGACAGGGCTTTTGAGAAGGCTATTGAGAAGTGGCCTGGTGACTTCTCAGTGCACTGCCGAGTTTGCGGACATATGATTGTCAGCAAGAGGTGCTACACAGAGAAGCAGTGGGACAAAGAGCACGTCCGTGTTCATGGTCTAATGAATACTCACGTCAAGACAGAGCACGGAAAGTAAGAACAGCCCTTCGGGGCCTAGGGGATGCCTTGGTTTCGACTGGGGTGGATGACTTTAGTTTGCAGCCAGACATTGAGGAGATGTCTTTAAAAAGCCTCAAACCTATAAATGCCAACTCTAACGTTGCATCTGCCTACGCCCTAGCGGCGTGATGGCCGGGCGGCAACTGCCTAGGAACAGAAAGTTGCGAATGTTTGGCCCGGTGGGGATAAACACATGCTTTACCTGCTTGACACATGGCTGTGTATAGACTACTGTTTGAAGCATCAGGACGCGGGTTCGACTCCCGCCATCTCCACTTAAGGATCAACATGAGGTTGACAGCGCGGTCTACTATGGTAGACTTCCAACTGACAGAGCAAGACGCTCGAACGATCCAGAAGCGTATGAAGACTGGTCCTGTGACTCTCAAGGTTACTAGGGTCCAGATCAGCTACACCTATGGAATCGTTGCAGTTGGTCTTGACAAGAACCCTGGACCTCACTACACTGTAAGTGTGTCAGGTTACAGAATGAAGGCTGGAATGAAGCAGCGAGAGTCTGTTTCTATTCACAGTTATCTTCGCCCTGATCTACCCGACTGGCTTGAGCAAATGGTTGTTGACAACGCTCCCAACTGGTACTAGGATGTAAACATGCCGAACTGGATGAGACTTCCCGCAACGCGCAAGGACGTGTCCCTAGGATACCGAGTTGGTTCAGCTTTTGAGAACGGCTACGGTGACGAAGGTCCGCTTGCCAAGGGAATTGTAGTTGGCGGATGTGTATTTCTTCCGCTTCTGATTGTAATTGCCGCTTTTGGCGGTGCAGCTTATGGACTCTGGGAGCTTGCCACATGGCTCTGGACTATGATAGCCTGATGAAGAAGTGGATGGACACCATCCGCAAGATCGAGCAACGTAAGGACTAACATGCGTACCAAAACAGTTACCAAGCTGGTGCGTAATCTCACACAAAAAGAGTACAGTCAGTGTAAGTCTCTGAACTTCCGCTACGATGGCTGTATGATGTATGATCTTCCCTGGGCAAAGAAGGCTTTTCCAAAGCAGGCCCGAGTGGTAATGATCAAAGACGCTGAGACAGAGATGCTTATTGCTTGGTGTCTCGCATATCCAAACAACTCTGGTGACAACTTCATCACTCAGTATTACACTAGGGTGAAGTTCAGGAACATGGGCTATGGAAGCCGTCTGATCTTCCACGTCAGGAAGTTTGCTCCAAGCCCTGTAGTTATGCCGCATGACCCAAAGAGTCGTGCATTCTTCCGCAAGCACGAAGACAAGATTACTGTCCGTGCTTCTCATTCACTTTACTGAAAGGCCCAAAATGGCTAAGCGTGTCAAGGCTCTTGAGCTTCGTTCCACCGACCGTGACAACTTCTTCAACCTTTACGTCGCTGGTGTTTGGAAGGGTCTCGTTGAGACCAGCAAGGTCGGTCGTAAGACCAACTACCGAGTCCACGGCTCAAAGCGTAACTTCGAGGACTTCACTGGCACCAAGAAGGACTTCGAGACGTTCGCTAAGGAGCGCTTCTCTAAGTGAGGTAAGATGTTTGACAGGGTTGTCAAGAGTTGGGATTACTCCTGCTACGCCTGTCCGGTAATTGTAGATGGCTTCCTGTACAACGGGGAGCCATTCTATTTCCGCCTTCGTCACGGTGTTGCTAGGCTCGTTCTAGAGGACACAAAACGCGCGGCGGTGATGGAAGCAATTGACGGTCTAGACGGTACATGTAGTGATAACCAATTCAAGCAGATGTTCAATAGACTCTACCTTGAAATCGTAACGGGCTGAAAGGCCCTATGTCACGTAGCTTAATTGGCAAAGCAATCCTAGGCCAAGGATGTTGTTGGTTCGAATCCAACTGTGACAGCAAGTCAATTAGACTTCATAACAATCCTCCTGATATACTGATACTGCCTAATTCATCAGAGGCAGGAGGATTGAAATATGGATTTTGTAGAACATTTGGGCTACCAATATCTCTCTGACCTTCTGACGGAAATCCGAGTAGGCCAGCAGGGATTGGAGGAACAAATGGCAGACCTAACAGCAGAGGTTGCAAACCTCCGTGAGGCAGTAAGCGGTGTCAGTGCACGTGTCGACGCACTTGTTGGACCACTTACGGATGCCGTTAGAGAGGCACAGGATGCCCTAGCAACAGAGCGTCAGGCAGCAGCAGACCTTGCAGCAGCAGAAGATGCTGAGGACGTTGCTCAGAACCAGGCTCTAGCGGACGCTCAGGCGGCCACAGATGCCGCTCTAGCTAATGCATCAAGTGCAGCCGATGAGATCAGTGCAGAAACTGCACGTCTAAACTCTATCGCGCAGCCAGAGCAGCCAAGCGAGCCAACACCAGATGAGCCATCTGGTCCAGTAGTAGAAGGCTAAACACCTTGACAGCCAGCTTGATGTAATGTTAAGCTGGCTGTCGCATGCCGGGGAAGTTATTTGGTAATAACAGTCTCCTCTATAGTGTCATCTCATTGTGCACGATGTCTTGACACCTCTTAGTAGCGCTGCTAGGATGACAGAGAAGAAAGGTTGCAGGTTCGATTCCTGCCCCTGGCACCCAATTAAGGATCACAATGGATTGCATTTTCTGCAAGATCGTACGAGGCGAAGCACCTGTCCAAATGGTTCAGGAGTGGGAACACGTAATTGCTTTTAAGCCTCTGGAGCCGGTGACGCCTGGACATACTCTAATTGTCCCAAAGGTGCATGTGATGGACTACCGTGAAGATCCAACTGTAACTGGCTTGACAGCAGCAGCCGCTTCATACTATGCTAGTACCATCAACGAGGAATCAAACCTCATTACCTCCGCTGGGAAGATTGCTACTCAAAGCGTCTTTCATCTGCACATGCACGTAGTGCCCCGGCGTCGAGGAGATGGGTTGAAGCTTCCTTGGTCCGGCAAGAACTTCAAATGAGAGGCACAAAATGAAGCACGGATTTATTCTCCAGGACAGGGATCAGGGCAAGTTCGTTGCTCTTGACAAGGCTTCCGGTGGCTACCCGTACTTGACTGGTGACCCGTTTGAGGCTAAGCTGTGGGAAACCCTTGAAAGTGCAGAAGAGTACAACATCATGTTCAAGGGTGCATATATCATCTACGGAGTTGAAATCGACATTGAGTTGTCAGAAGTATGACCCTGGTTAAGTAGCTTGACAAGCTGCTACACTACAACTAGGATGTGATGTATGGCTACCATCAAGGAACGCGGCACCGACAAGTGGAACATGAGCAAGGCGACTCGTCGCAGCGCTCGTAACTTTGTCGAGCGTGACAAGGTTGGCAAGGCTAAGAAGAAGAACACTCGTAAGTGGTGCAAGGGCAAGGAGGGTCGTAAGCACACTCTCGCTCTGTACAACAAGTACACCTGGCGTCACGGTTACAAGTGTCTCAAGTGCAGCAAGGAATTCTACTTCCCCATTGTTCGAGACGACTTCGACTTCGTTGAGCGAAAGTGGGAGGACGACTACAACTGGGGTAACTGATGCAACTCAAGATGTACGCGATTGCCTGTGACCAAGCAGAAGCTATCAAAAACTGCTACACAGGCAAGTACACTAACCAACCATTCTGGCCTGATCATAAGACTCTGGTTCCATATCTGGAACGAGCAAAGGCCGACAATCCTGATCTTCCATTGAAGATCTTTGTCATCAAGGTGAGTGGATAAAATTGGCCGGTAACAAGAACAGCCGAAGCAAGTGGCTCTGTCTTGACTGTGGTATTGACACTGGCAAGATTGGCGAACACTTCTTTCTGATCAACGAGGTCTGGTCCTTGACAGGACTTGGGCACAAGGGTATGCTCTGTATTGAGCACGTTGAGAAGCGCATCGGCAGAACTCTTGTTCCGGCCGATTTTGCTTCTGTATGGATCAATGGTCCGCGAGGCGGGATGAAGAGTCAGCGCCTTGCTAATCGATTGGGATTGTGATGATGTGGTACTGGCTTGACGCAGCTCCCGAAGCTGTGGAATACTTCAAGAAGAAGAAAGCAGTTCGGGTAAACACCATCAATGACATTGAGATCTGGCGAGATGCATATGGGTATTCTCGACTGATCAGAGAGACTGATGGTAAGATTCAGATCAGCTCTCATGACTTCCTTTCAATTAAGGAAGCGACCAACGCAATTAACAACATGTAATTTGGAGGACCGATGCAGTTCACCAAGATCTTCTCACAGGAGCTTCTTGACGAGATGATCTCAGAGGGCTATGTCCGGGCGCAAACTCATCCGGTCCTGCCCCTAAAGATTCTTAACTACTCAGAGAAGACTCAGTTCGCTGGAAAGTGGAACGAGTGCACTCTTAACTGTCGCGGTACAATCGTTGACTTTGATGGCAACCTGATTGCTCGTCCTTTCATGAAGTTCTTCAATTTGGGTGACTCTCAGTCTGCACAGCTTGACTGGGATGCTCCGGTTGAGGTTACGGACAAGAAGGATGGATCAATGGGAGTCCTGTACTCCTACGGTGGTCAGTTGGCGATTGCGACTCGCGGTTCATTCATGTCAGATCAGGCGATTCACGCAACTCGTGTTCTTAACGAGCGTTACAGCCACATTCAGTTCGTCTCAGACTACACATTCATCTTTGAGATTGTTTACCCTGAGAACAGGATCGTTCTGGACTACGGTTCAATGGATGACCTTATTCTCTTGGGTGCAGTTCACAAGGAGCATGGGTACGTCTGTGGCCCTCTGGAGTCTCAGGCAATTGTTAATTGGGACGGGCCGGTGACGGAGGTTTTCAATTACAAGTCATTGCGTGAGGCTGCACACGCGCAGTACCGTAAGAACGCAGAGGGTTTCGTAGTTCGATCTGGCAACAAGATGGTTAAGATCAAGCAGGCAGATTACGTCGAGCTGCACCGCATGATCTCTATGCTGTCTGAGCGCTCTGTATGGAAGCAGCTCACCGAAGGTTACACAATCTTGGAGATTTGTGAGGCTCTGCCTGACGAGTTCCATAGTTTTGTGAAGGATGTTGGTGGGAAGCTTCTGGAGGAGTACGAGCGAATTGAGATTGAGGTGCGTGGGATCTTCCACAACCTTCTTTCTTCAATGCCCGAGGGCTTCGATCCTGCTACTCGTGAGGGTCGTCGTGACTTCGCTATGGCTGCAAACCGAATCGATCTGTACAGAAGCCACATGTTCAACCTGCTTGACGGGGACAGCATCAGTGAGCTAATCTGGAAGCAGATCAAGCCGGAGGCCAAGCGAGAGGACGTACACCCTACCAATGCAGGCTAACGAGGAGTGGCGTAAAGATCCTCGTCGTAGGTCATTGGCCGGGCACCTTTGTAAGAAGCGTGCCCGGCTGTACCTGATGATGACAGAAGATCTTGAACGTGCACAGAGAAGTCTCCGAATGATTCAGGAGACTAAGGAAGAAATTCCAAACGCTGCCAATGGATATCGAGCCATGAGTTTTGCTGCTGATATCGAAACGGCCCGGCGTAAGTATAATCACTACAACAATCCTACAGAAACCCTAATCGGCAATATGGCCGCATTTGGTGAAGGAGCAGAGTGACAGAGTTTGTTGCAAAGCATCCAGTTATTTATGCCGTAGTGTTCTTTGTTCTAGGATTCTGGATCGGATGAACGAGGCGCGAAAGAAGGCGCAAGCAGCAGTTGCCAAGGGTAAGTGTGTAAGTCTTGCTGGACTTCCAATAGGATGCGGACAGTCAGTTTCAGAGAATGATTTCCGAGACGAGCTGTCAAAGCGAGAGTATAAGATTTCAGGTCTATGCCAGTCTTGCCAAGACAGATTTGAGGCGATGCTAGGTGAGTGATTTCCTCTGCATGGATTGTGGAACTCCGTTCCCCAATCATCAGCCTACATGTCCATGGCATCCAAACAACCAAGGTAAGTAATGATCTGGATAGGAATTGGAATAGGTGTAGTGGCCGGTCTGGTGCTAGGTTTCTTGATCGGCTGCTTCGCTCTACTATGGGGCTTGGTCGAGGGGTTGACAGACATCGACGGACCGCCTAAGATGGGTCTTATCGAAGACTGGAAGAACCGACGAGCTTACAAGAAGGAACAGAAAGGCAAGTAATGCAGCTTCTGATTCTCCGGGGAATTCCCGGTTGTGGTAAGAGCACTTGGGCGCATGATGTTTGGCTCAAGGAAAACCCGAATGGTGTTCGAGTCAATCGTGACGACATTCGTATGCAGCTCTTTGGCCGGGAGACCGGAGTAGACGAGGAGCTTGTTACTCGAATTGAGCACGGAATGGTCGATGGCGCTCTGTCAAAGGGCTACTCCGTGGTCGTAGATGACACGAACATCCGACACAAGTACATCAAGGAATTCGTTAAGATCGGCCAGCGTCACGGAGCTAGTGTTTCAGTTAAGCAGTTTGACGTTTCTCTAGAGACGGCAATTCAGCGAAACACTGTGCGTGCTGCGCTCGGTGGTCGAGACGTCCCTGAGTCTGTCATTCGTAAGATGCATCAGTCCATGAAGTCTAGTGGAATCTTCACTGATTTCCACACGAGTGTCACGGCTGTTCATCCTTACGAGCGTCCCGAAGGTGCAGAGAAGGTTTACCTCTTTGACATCGACGGAACCCTTGCTGAGATGAATGAGCGTGATCCTTTCTACTGGAAGGGTGTTGGCGACGATGATCCGCGACGACAGGTTGTTCTGACTGCCCAGGCTCACGCGAAGGCAGGATACAAGATCATCGTTATGAGCGGACGAGACGGCTCATGTCGTAATGAAACAATCGCTTGGCTGGAGCTGTACGACATTCCTTTCTCAGAATTGCACATGCGTTCTGAGGGGGACATGCGCAAGGATTCCATCGTCAAGCAAGAGCTGTTCGATGAGCACATTCGTGGCATCTACGATGTTGTGGCTGTGTACGATGATCGTCAGCAGGTTGTTGACATGTGGCGTGCGATGGGCATAGACTGTTTCCAGGTAGCACCCGGAAACTTCTGATAGAAGGGGGCTTCGGCCCCCTTCTTCTGTTTGGAGAAGTATGGAAATCATAGGAATGATCACAGTCACGCTGTTGTTTGGCTGGCTGGCGCTCATGGGAATTGCAATAAATTTTATCCCGGCAGAGATGACCCCGGTGCAAAGAATAATTGCATTGGCATGGTCTGCTGGATGGATATGGCTCTGGTGGATCGTAGTAGGATCTGACATTCAAGTGACGGTGAACTGATGTTGCCCAATCCAGAAAAGTTTGCAAACATCGTCGCATGGCGCGCAAGCATGACAGAGTGGCGAGTCATCGGCGTTATGTACAACGGTCAAGAGACTATTAAGTCTGGCTTTAAGAGCGAAGCTCTTGCGCAAGCTTGGCTGAACGTGTATCTTGAGAAGTACGTCAGGGAGCACATGTTCCCTCGGTACCTTGATGGTCCCGAGTTCGAGTACCTTGACAGCACAGACTGAGCACGATAGAGTAGTACCAACAACAACGACGAAGGGTCGAAATGAACAAGCTGACTAACATCGCTGTCTCATCCGTTGTCGTCGGGGGTCTTGCCTTCGGTCTGGTTGGTTGTAAGGACACTGCTCCTTCTGACTTCCAGAGCCGGTGTGACAAGGCTCACGGCAAGGTCATGCGAGAGGATGACTTCGAAGATCTGAGCATGGCTCCGATGGCTTTTGTTGCTGGAAAGTCAAAGCCTTCAAAGTCTAAGAAGTCTGGTAAGAAGTCTTCTGGTCTCGGAAGCCTTTTCGGCGGTGGCAAGAACAAGGACAAGAAGTCTAAGAAGAACAAGAAGGGCCATTCCAAGAGTCACAAGAGCCACGACAACGAGTGGGTTTGTGTCAAGGACGGCCAGGAACTCTTTGACGAGGACTGATTAAATGGGAATCATGAACTTCCTTAGTGGCGTTGGTAATCCGCTTAGCGCCACTTCACGCGCCGGTCGCAAGCTTGAAGTTGAAGCACTTCGGTGGGCATGCAATCGGTGCAAGCTAAACACTCCATATTACGTACGCATGGAGATTGCTGACAGGTATAAGTCACATTATATCGGCACCAATCCAGATGGATACGTGTATATGGAGTACGTGTTTGTCAAGAAGACGCGAATCAACAAGATTCCGTACACCAAGCACGGAACTCGCGCCAATCAAATCTATTACTACTACAATGGCCAGATCACGGACAAGCGTCCGAAGAGTTATCTGACTGGTAAGCAGCTCCAAGAGCTGGAAGACCGCATCATCAAGGAATGCTCTACAGGATTTACCTTCGACTGATGTATAAAAAGGGTGATAGGGTCGAGTTTACTCGCGGTAAGCTCGACGGTAAAAGAGGTAAGGTTTCATTCGTCACTGCTCACGGCAAGTTGCTTGTTGACTTGAACGAGGGTGGAGATGTATACTGTAACCCAGAGGATGTGAAAAAGGTTGGCTAAACTCGGTGACATGGTTACCGTGAAGAAGACCAAGATGCTTGGCAAGGTAATCGCTAAGAGTGAGGTGTTCGGAAAGGTTAACTACACTATCGAACAGCTCAACGGTAAGCGAGTGAATGCTTCACAGAAAGAAATTCAGGAGTAAAATCCTGGCTCACTTCGGTGAGCATTGCGCCCATGGTGGAATGGCAGACACACTAGACTGAGACTCTAGGCTCGAATGAGCGTCCGGGTTCGACTCCCGGTGGGCGTACGTGGCATATCTAAGAGTAGGCGGCTGGGCAATGGTTGTAGAAGATCATTGGATCGGGCCAATAAACTACAAAAACAAGTATGGTAGAGTGGTGTTGCTTACCAGAAAATCTGTCACACTAGATTTTGATGGTAAGTATGACTGGGTAAAGATTCCAACAAAGAAGATCGTGGCCTACGATCCGCCTAATCGGGAGGTTAAATGAGCTGGTGGGTAATAGTTCTGATTGTTCTCGGTTCAATCGGACTCGCAGGTTTCGGTGTCTTTGTATGGGCAATGATGCGAGTGGCAAAGGCACCCGGACGATGGACTCTCTGAAAGGTTCACATGGATCAGGAATTTAAGAAGCTCATTGACACTGGCAAGAAGCTTGGCAGTATGACTCTTGATGTCATCGAGCTTTTGCTTGTTGCTCGTAAGGCTGATATGGCTCAGCGAAAGGCTGCCGAAGCCTATATCTCCTTGTTTGAAGAGCAACGAGGTCAGGTCAAGACAGAAGAGGACTGGAAGGTTCTCTACAACGGCGTAAAGAAGCGTCTGACGGTTTAAACAATGGGAGTGGCAACACTCCTCCAGCCCGCTTAGCTCAATGGTAGAGCGCCTGCTCGACACGCAGGAGACATGAGTTCAATTCTCTTAGTGGGTACTCCATCGACCGAAGGGTTTCAAGTGAATCTCATTCGAGCCGAGCGCCTTGCGCGCGATCTAATGTGGGATTATGGCCTGCTCGCACGAGGGTGGGAATTTGGGTGGAATCGTATGGTGAAGACATACGGAACCACTTACCACGTTCAGAAGATGATTAAGCTGTCAAAGACCTGCACTCCGAATCTCACTGAGTCTCAGGTAGACAACGTAATCAGACATGAAATTGCACACGCTCTGGTTGGGCCGGGGCATGGTCACAATGCAGTTTGGCGAGCTAAGGCAATTGAGATTGGTTGCACGGGTAATACCTGTGAAAACTATAAGCCTGCTACGCCTAAGTGGAAGGCTGTTTGTCCTACTGGTCATACGGCTGGAACACGTTACCGACGACCGGCGCGAGGTAGAGTCCTTGTTTGTGCCGTTCACCAAAAGCGAGTAGATTGGATTGCAAATGCCTAGTCTCATTGATATTGCTGCGGCAAGCATCGCCCTTGTTCACCCTGATGCTCCATATGAGTGGATCGAGAAGTCAGCAAAGGAAATGATTTGGTTTTCTTCACAGAATCCAAATGCAACCATTGAGCAAATGGATGCACTGAATGAGCGCATCAACAAGATGTGCACCACTGGAGAGTGGTGATGGATAAGAATGACGTAAAGGTCGCTCTCATTGTCGCATCAGTGTTCATTGCATTGTTTGCGGCAGTCGGATTCAGCGTCAACTACAGTGATTATCTCAAGAGTCAGACTGCTCAGAAGTGTATTGCTTCTGGCAAGATCTGGGGTGAGGACGCCTGTGTTGACAACGTAAGCGATCTCAAGTATATTGATGACTAAGAAGTAAGGCCGAAAGGCCCTGGCCCTGTAGCAGAATGGTATATGCGGCGGTCTCAAACACCGCGTCAATGTGGGTTCGACTCCCATCAGGGCTACATGGCATATACAATAGGTAAGGCACCGAGTGGTTACGAATGGTCACTTGAGTCTGCTGACGGAGATCCGCTTTTCATGGGTCGTGACGGCAAAACTTGGGGCATCATCGTAACCAAGAATGGCAAGTTTGTTGAGCGTCGTGGGGTGTTCGTGCCCACGAATAAGGAAAAGGATACGCAGTCCTTCATTACATCAATGGAAGAAAGCCTGCGTCAGTCTCTTAAGTGAGACATTGGAAGTGTGGCTGAGTCCGGTTTAAGGCGCATCACTGCTAATGATGTGAGCGAATTAAGTAGCTCCGCAGGTTCGAATCCTGTCACTTCCGCGTGTTATACTGGAATCATGAATGCATGGTTCAATAAGTTCGCAGACAAGATAGGCCGTGTGGTTTCTCATGCGGCCTTCTTTGCTGCCTGCGTTCTTATCGTTTTGCTGTGGGTACCAAGTTTCTTCATAGTAGGAAACATTGACACCTGGCAGCTAATAATCAATACCCTGACAACTATCATCACCTTCCTGCTTGTTGCATTGCTGCAAAACACACAGCAGCGCTTTGAAGATGCAACGAACGAGAAGCTGAACGCTCTAGCGAAGGGCATTGGTCATTTGATGGACAAGGAGGGGTTGACACAGGACGCTCAAGCCCTGTATGATTCTTACAAGACAGAGCAAGACACGGAGGGCTGATGTTCTATACCGTATGCACTCGTTGTGGACCGCACTACAGTGAAGACGACTACATGGAAGATGGCGTCTGTGCTCCCTGTCTCCTTGTAGAAATTACTGAGGAGTTGGGACTATATGAGTCAAAAGAAGTGGATTAAGCCTGGCAATCGTGTGATGGACCGGGCTTACATGTATGACAAGAGTGGCAATGTCCACACTGGTGAAGCCCTATTGCTAGCGCTACTCCTGCATGCCAAGGGAAGAACAAAGCGCGGCGAGAAGGAACTTCTAGAAGTAAGCAAGATTATGAAGGACCCGAATCTACCAAAGGATAAGAAGTGATTCATAGCGTTCTCCCCGAAGAGGTTACTCGTCTTGAGTGGCATTACATCGACATGGAAGAGTTCATTCGGAATCTTTACGGCCAGAAGTGGGAAGGTGGAGCCGCTATGGGCTTCCCTGCTCAGGACACCTACCATGACTTTGACGTCAATGGCGGAGAGGTGTACGATGGTCTCAATGATGAAGGTGAAGAGGTAAACGCTCTTTGGATGGACGAAGGGCATACCTACGATCAGGCCAAGGCTTTGATCGAGAAGTTCAAGGCTGAGGGAATGCCTCGGGAAGAGTATGCTGATCCTGGCGCTGAACTGATGCTGAACTGGCTTTGTCATGAAGGTCACATTCCTGCGGGCAAGTACCGCATTATCGTTTGGTGGTGACAATGTTTAACCCGAAGCGCGAAGTCTATTACACGATGGACGCATTCGATCTCAATGAGCTTGTCGAAAAGGAATTCGGCACCCCATGGGATTTTGTTGCTGCGGAGGAATGCAGCAATGACACTGCTCACGTGATTCATCCTGATCTTGATGGTCTTGGTGAAGATGGCACCGAAGATGCCGAAGGGATGCGATACGCTTCCGCACGTAACATCGTTGGTGAACTTGTCAAGCGAGAGGTTCTTCCTTCTGGCAAGTATCTGATTGAGGTGTGCTGGTAATGGGATGGGCCGGTGGAACAGAGTTCTTTGACGGTCCTCTAGACCTCATGCTAGAGTATGTCCCAGAAGACAAGCGCAAGGAAGTCATCGAGAAGCTGTATCGAACCATCAGAGATGGCGACTGGGATACAGTAGATGAGTCTGCTTACTTCAACCTGCTTGTCAAGTACGATATTGACGGGTACGGTGAGTTGAAGAACGATCCTGACTACCTTGAGGAATTGAGTGAGGACGAGGCAGCGGAACTTAGGTAAGTGTAAGTGTGGTCGGAATAAGCTAACCGGCCACCTTCGCACCTATAATGGTTATGACAAGAATCTCTGCCCACAATGCAATGCAGAAAGAATCATCTATGAGATCACGGGTCGTTCTGCTGCTGACCATCTTGATAGCAATCGGAGTGCTGAGCAATGTGGCACTGATGATTGCGCTGAATGAGGCAGAGCAAAGATTCGTAAAGGAAATTGATGAGATACAGTGAGCTAAAGCGAGACATGCCGATTAAGCACCGGGAAACTGGTCGTACGGCAATTGTTGCAAAGGTTGAGGGTGGCAAGTTCGTCATCGTAGACAGCAATGGACACCCTGAAACACTTGACAGGTATTACGCTGGTGAGTGGGAGCGCAATGGCTAACGGAGAATCGACCGGTCTTTCTAAGAAGGACCGGTCATTCCTGTCTCTGGCGATGGAGTTGTCTGCCAATTCTAACATGAAGCAGAAGCATGGAGCTGTGATTGTTAGGTCTGGTAGGGTTCTGTCCCGAGGCTGGAACACGTTGAAGAACGATCCTAACAACGTCAGTGATGAGCACATTGAGCGTTTCTGCTCTGTGCATGCCGAAGCAATGGCCATTGCCCGGTGCAAGAAGGCCGCTGGAGCAATTATTTATATCGCACGCAACAAGGACGGCCAAGCCGTTTTCTCAAAGCCCTGTGAAGCCTGTGACAGGGCAATCCAGCTTGCTGGCATCAAGCGTGTCATCTACACATGTTGACGAAGTGATCAGCACTGTGTTAATGTTGTACTAACAACGACGAAGGGAACGACATGGCTAAGATCATGATCGCTGGTGACTGGCATGGGGATACAATGCATGCTCGTAAAACTGTCCGACGTGCGGATGCCATGGGCGCTCGTAAGATCATGCAGGTTGGTGACTTCGGTTACTGGGAGCATGAGGCGGACGGCTTCAACTACCTTGACGCTCTGAATGAGGAGTGCCGGAAGTACGGAATCAAGGTTTATTTCGTTGCTGGTAACCACGAGAATTGGGACCGGCTCGATTGGTTGGAGAAGAACAACCCTAAGACTTACAATGGTTTGACAATCATCCGTAGTCACATTCGTTATACTGGTCGAGTTAACCGGTGGCGATTTGATGACAGGTGGTTCCAGGCTGTTGGTGGTGCCGTTTCAATTGACAAGAATCGGCGTACACTCGGTAAGACTTGGTGGAAGCAGGAGGCTGTTCCGGAGCGAGTGGTTAAGAGTCTTGAGATTCAAGGTAATCAGTCTGATATTCTTCTGACTCATGACTGTCCGACTTACGCTCCATTCGGTTTCCGGTTGAAGGATGATCCGGATTCAACGGCTCATCGTCAGCTTATGGACAGGGTTGGTCGAGTTGTTCGGCCTACACTTTGGTTTCATGGTCACTATCACACGTGGATGGAGAATTACCCATTCGCCCATCAGCTCGGAGACGCTAGCGTTTACGGCCTTGAGATGAATGGCATGTTCTACAACTACTGTGTTCTTGACACTGACAACCTGTCTGTTCAGACTGCTACCGGTAAGGTCAACGAGTTGCCATCTTGATCCGCCTTATAAACAAGTCTGTGCTATTCTTTTAGAGAATTCTTCAAGAATGCGCAGACTTGAAGACAAGGAGGTGAAAGTAAATAATGGCAGATAACAAGGATTACCAGTACAAGTCTTCACAGGACGTTGTTGCACCACACCTTGACCCACTAGCGGACGAGGATGCAAAGCGTGCTGAGGAAGCTGGAGTTAAGGACTCCGCATACGTTGACTACGAAGAGGCTCTAAAGAACTACGAATCTCGCCCAGACGTTGAGACCCTAGCGGCTCGTCGTGCTCGTGAGGCAGGTTGGAAGTTTGAAGACGCTGCATTCCGTCGCTCTGTAAAGGACGACGAACTAACCGGTGGTGGAGTTGTTACCACTGATCAGGCAACTGATAAGAAGGCAGAGCAGAAGTCAGATTCTACCTCTACTCGTAGATCAAGCAAGTAATCAGACTTTGTAGTACAATTGAACAGGAGGGAATATTTCCTTCCTGTTCTTTTGTATCTTACAAACAAATAAGCACTATCTAAGGAAAAACATGTCTGTTGTTCTGGATTACAATTCAGCCGATACGTTCGTCACCGAGCAGCGCAAGCTAAGCAACGACGTTCGATGGGAAGGCTGGACACTAGTATTCTTCCGCAAGAGTCGTAAGAATCTCGGTTGGAACAAGCGTGAAGGCGCTTACCGTAATGGCAACTGGGGTTTTGAGACTCGCATCGCGGTGGACAATGATGGGAAGTGGAGGGTACCTTCTCGCAATGTCCGGAATTCTTGAACAGAGGGGCATAAGTCCGGATGAAGTACAGTGGGAAGACTTGGCTCTATGTCGTGGTCTTCCCACTTCCTTCTTCTTCGAGACTTACGAAGAGGATAAAATCTCTGCCCGATACGTAGATGAAATGTGCCTTCGCTGTCCAGTCATGAAGCAATGCGCAATGGCAGCCAAGGAGAACTCAGGCTTCGGAGTTTGGGGCGGCGTTTATTGGAACGCTGCTAGAGTAGATAAGTATCGCAATGCTCACAAGACTCCGGAAACATGGGAAAGAATCAAGGAGAGGCTGAGCGAATGAGTGTAGAGAACGCCTTTGCACTCATGGCCATAGACAACGCCAGAAAGGCGTTCAGGGAATTCAGGTTTGAGCCTGGCACAGGATTCACATGTGACCTTGTTCAATACCCTGCAACGCAGCATGACGTTCCTAACTTCGCTCTGAGAGCCTACAGCAGTACCTTCGATCACCTTTCTGAACATAACAGGATGTTGATCACCGAGCAGATCAGCGACCTGATTAAAAAGATCCGTTCTCTTGGTGTAAACTGTATTTTGGAGGTCCATGATGCACCGGGAAAGCCAAGTGGTTCTGGTAGTCAGTGAAGGTGTCTACGGAATAATCACTGAGGTACACAGCTATATGTGTAAGGTTCAGTATTCTGTAGGCGGAATTGAGTTCAACGAGTATTTCGAAAACGATGACCTTGAGGTCATTGGAGAGATTGGATATGAAGAGGAGTGAGCGAACTGGTTTGTCAGATCTGTGACAAGCAGAGAAATTCACTGGTGAATTACAAGTCACGGCTGAATCCAGATATGGATTTCGTGGTTTGCTCCGAATGTGCGGCAAACGAACGAGAGCCTAGGTGGCTTATAATTCTGATGGCTCGTTCAGGCACCGACGTAAGCAGATGGCTAGATAATGAGCTTTACGTCGGTGGAGCCATCACAGAGGACCATTTGAATTAAGCCATCAGGCCGGGTATACTAGCCAAGACTAGGGAACTATGGGGTTCGAATCCCTACCGGCCGCAATAAAATCCCCTTGACGGGAGGATAATGTACTTTGATGACGAGTATTCAACAGCAGAATGCATAAAGGATCTTACGAAGAGCATCTGGATCACCATTAAGCTTGTGCTAAGATCAGAAGCAACTCCAGAAGAGATCTCTGGTGCCGCTGAAAAGGCCCAATTTTTGCGCCTATACATTAATAGGTATCAAGTTAAAAGAATGACAACACTCACTGAGACTGAGATTTGGCTCGCACAGGAAGTTGCGGAAGCTGTTGAAGACTTGATTGATTGACTTTTAACTCATCAATGATTACAATTTGCATATGTCCAAGATATCAGCAGTTCTAGTCAAGGCTTACGCCCATCCCCTCGTGATTATCGAGGTGATAATAGCTGTTGGTCTTTTGGTCTCCGGATTGTATACGATGAGTTGGTTGTATCAGCCTAGTGCCACGACACCTTTGGGACAGGCAATTGATTCAACCTACGTGAGAATGATTATTGGTGCCTTCTATGCTTCAACGGCGCTGGCTATTATGGCCGGTGCTAAGAGAGCGAAGCGAACACTAGAGGCAACTGGTCTATTTATGGCATCATTGAGCTATGGATTCATGACATTGCTCAGATGGCTAACAATTGGGTTTGTACCTCTAACATGGGTATTCAGCCTTACTCTTATGCTCATCGTGGCATTCCTATACTTTAGGATAAGGTTGCTGAGATGATGCCCGAGATTACTACGGCTTGGATTGCCTTGATTGGTACAGTGCTGGGTGGGGTTGGACTTAAGTTTGTCGAACACTGGCTCAGTCGTAGCAAGGTTCGGGACGATACTGCCGCTCAGCTCAGAAGTGAACTAAGGACCGAGATTCAGGGTCTAAAGCAAGAGCTGAACAATGTTGAAGCCGACCTAGACAAGTGGCGTGGAAAGTATTACGAATTGATGGACAACTTCATCAAGGTAAAGAGTGAACTAGAAGCAGCCATGAGGCAGCTACAAAACAATCAACCCCCTGGCCCATAAGCTAGGGGTGTTGTGCTAAGTAAGGAGCACTATGCAAACAGTTGCGGAACGTCCGCTGAATAAGACAGAAGATCGTTGCGATAAGTGCGGCGCTCAAGCATTCGTAATTGCAGAGAAGGAAGATCTTGTTCTTCTGTTCTGCGGGCATCATGGCAAGCAATACAAGCAATCACTTGAAGTAAAGGGATGGAGTCTACTAGACTTCACAGACGAGATCGGATGATCAATGGGTTACATCGAAGTATGGGTAGATGAAGAGGAATTCGAGGAAGGCTTCCTTGACGCACTACGCGACGGCGAGTATGATGAACATGTAAGGCAGAGGGCAGAGGCGATCGGTCTCGACTTCTCCATTGCTCAGAAATTTCACGAGCTGCTGCATCCGCAGGGCACGTTGACAATCGAGCGATGCAGAGAGTATCCTTGTAACGAAGCCACTTGATGGAGGCAAAATGAATCTCGAAGTTGGTAGCATCGTCATTCTCAAGAACGATCCTGACGCTGGAGCGGGATGGGCAGGTATTCGATGTGAAGTCGTTGAGCCTGACGAATTCAGAAATGGGTATGTCTGGGTGAAGCCTGAGAGTGATCGTCCTGATGGATTCAAGCGTTCACCGTTCTTCTGGAAGCGTACTCAGATGGTTATCGATGGTGCCACTACACCAGAAAAGGTTAATGAATCAATGCCCGTTGGTACGCGGGTGATGATTGTCAATACTTACGAAGAGTTGCACAAGAACCCCTATCTTGAGAAGTGGCAGGGTCTCACTGGTCGTACGACTCGTAAGCCCGTCAACGACAAGGTTCGGATTAAGCTCGACGGACCTCGGCCTGATGGAATTGACATTGATTCCAACGAGTTCTTCTGGACTCTTGAAAGTCTGATGACTGATTGATCCAGTGCCCTTCGGGGCTATTCCCCAGTTGCTCTGTTTGGCAGGGGCCGCCTGACTTTGAATCAGGATTAGCGACGTAGGTTCGAATCCTACCTGGGGAGCTTTCTATGGGAGGTCAAATGAGGTTTGACAAATATAGATTCGCGTGGGGAAATGAAGGCCACGTCACCATTGAACTTTACTTCAAGGGAAGATTGCTAAGTTCATTCACAGTTGATGACATTGACTGTGACAATTTCATCAGAGACCTGACCAAGTCCCGTGAGGACGCCAAGCGAGCGAAGAGGAAGTAATGGCTGTACAGTTCAGCTTCAATGATCCCAAGGGCAAGCCTGTAAACAAGGTCGATTACGTCAAGATTAAGGGTGCACCTCGCAACCTTAAGAAGTGGAACAATGTCATCTGTATGGTGATGAGTGTTCCTCTTCCTGATGGCACAGTTCTTCTTTCAATTGAGCAGAGCAGGCCAGCAGACTATGACCAGCGAATTGTTTACATTCCGACTCAGTATCTCCACCTTCACGAGAAGAGGGCGTAATTTGAAGGACATGGCGGGCAACACCATCTATGGCAACAGCACCGTAGAGTTGTACCACGAGGGGCCATGGAACGGCTTTAGGGCAAAGGTTCTAAATAAGAGGGGACAAGACCTCGTATGGCTTTCTCCATTAAGCCCTAGGCCCGATGGAAACGGCATGAACAAGTTTGTCTGGCCACTAAACAGCTTGACGGTGGTCAGTTAATCAACTACTATAGAGGTAGTTGAAAGGAAGACATGGACGAATACAGACTTACTGTGGAAGGGGCAGTTCTAGACTCAGACAAGGCGGCAATTGCCAGTCTTAATAAGGGTTTCGGACTGCTCCTCTCCATTTTGACAGAGCAGATCGAAGATCCAGATCACTACACAAAGCAGGCGTTCATCGTATCAGCACAACTTCATGATGCTGTCGCTATGTACCTTGAGAGACATGGTGAATGGTGATCGAACTTGCTCAGGAATTGCGAAAGCTGTTTGATGAAAAGCAGTATCGCTGGAGAGTAAACGGAAGGCTTAAGAAGCCAACAGTCCGCGATCTAGAAGACACTCTGGATAAGATCAAAGGTAAACTCAAGGATGAGCCGGTGGGTACATGGGTTTACGTTGGTCGTCTGATTGTCGTAAAGGATGCGGAGGGCAAGCTAGACGTTTATGCTCATCATGGAACAATTGAAGAAGAAAATGCGGACGCTGATCAACAGACTCCGTAAAGCCATCTACGAAGGAATTAAATGAATCAGTACGAGTTCCCATACACCAGTCACTTCACTGCAAACAGCAGCGTCATTGAGGGTGTCTACTTCAATAAGGACGAGCAGAAGCTTGCTGTTCTTTTCAATCGTGGAGATGTACAGGTTTACAGCGGTGTGAGTGAGGACGAGTTCAATCGTCTGCATTCTGCCCTGAGTGTTGGAGTTTACTACAACCGATACATCAAGGGGCAGTACAATTCACAGGGCTGGGGTGACAGAGTTAAGTTCTACAAACTACAGGACAAGAAGCCTCTTGAGATGCATCCTGAGTTCAACTCTGTCGAAGAGAAGTCCGGCGATGTGAATGTGACTGTTAACATTTACGTCAATGGAAATCCGGAAGACATTGCTAAGGCTGTTGAGCGCCTTGCTCCGTCATTCCGAGCAATGAGGAGGTAAGCAATTCTAGTTAATGTTGCCTCTCTTCCAAATCTGGAGGAGCAGGTAAAGGAAAGAGCACTAGTTGTTTTCTCTGCCCCGGCGTGGTGTGCGCCTTGTCGTGCACTTGCGCCGCATGTCATAGCACTAAGCGAGGAGCTTGACTATCCTGTCGTTTATGTGGACATTGACGAGGCCGAGGCAATTAGGATTACGTACGATGTCATGTCAGTACCGCGCATTTATGAATTCGTCAACGGCGAACCTACGCGAGAACTAAAGGGCCGTACCATCCTAGCTCTAAGGACGGAACTGGCCGCTGAGTAATCAGCGGCCTTTGCCGTACCTTGACAGATAACCAGCACGAGAGTATCGTTTAACCATGAACGTTTACATAGCACAGGTAATTGGTTTGATTCTAGGCGTTGTCGGAGTGGCCATCGGTCACTACTCATATGAGTTGACAAGCCACATTACTGATCGAAGGGGATGATCATATGACGTGTGCTGCGTGTGGTGGGGAATGCGACGAAAGTATCTGTTTCGAAACATTCGGTGACAAGATGCGACGACTGTTCTTCTGTAGTGTAGCCCACAGGGCTGCATGGTTCTTCGGAATGATGGCATGAGAATTGTTTTAATAGGAGGGGTCATAGTATGGCTCCTTCTAATTCTTTTTATTTGCAGGTGGTTCTACGTAGTCAGTGAGAGGCGTGAACGTGAGAACAAGTCCAATCGTGAAGTTCGTTGGTGAGGATTACTACCTCTCCAATTTCTATTCAGCCCCCGTAAAGCTGGGCAATCTGACATTCAAGACTAATGAAGCTGCCTTTCAGGCGTCAAAGTATCGTGCGATGACTGGCACTCAGCAAGAGCAGTACGCATACATCGCTGCTATTCTTGATTGTGAAACGCCCGGTGAGACTAAGAAGCTTGGCAAGCAGGTAGACATTGACCTTGACAAGTGGGAGCAAATCAAGGTACGTTGTATGAGAGACACCGTAAGAGCTAAGTTCGATCAGAACGAGGATCTAAAGATTAAGCTCATGGCAACAGGTGCAGCTTTGCTAGTCGAAGGTAATGACTGGGGAGATACATTCTGGGGCCGGTGTAACGGTAAGGGTGGTAATGTCCTTGGTTCTATACTAATGGAACTAAGAGGCTTCTACTACTGGTCAGAGATGGATTCAATCAAATTCTGAGAGGTGCTAATGGCACTGATGACTGATCTCGCTCGCATGACTGATGGTGAGATCTCAAACAGATTCAAGGGTCTTGTCGAAGGCTATGCAAAGGATCTTGCTAAGAGTAACAAGAGCAAGGGTGATCCTGGCACAGCTTCTATCGCCTCTGTGCGGGTCGGTAAGATTAAGAGAAAGAAGGGACAGCTCGTTCCTTCACAGATCCTTCTTGCAATGCGTGCAGCCATCTGGAAGATGGGATGGGCACAGGGAGTTCTTCGGGACGATGAAGGAAGGCTGTGTCTTCGTGGCGCAATGGTGTGGCTCTATCGTAAGGGCTATTTCCATCAGGAAGACGGCGACATTGCCGCTCAGTGGCTTCACGATGAAGTTCGTCGGAAGAATGGCGATGCGCAGAAGTACAATTTCATTTACTGGAACAACGATCCTCGCCGTACCCTTGCAGAGATTCTAAAGATCCTGGAGGATGCTGGTAACCGTGCAAAGCTGGCGGGAGAGTGATTGGGAGCTAGCTGGATATCTGTCTGAGGACGACTTCCGGCTAGCTCAGGCACAATGGGAACGGGTGGCTGGTGAGTTCTCACAGCTACGACAGCGAATGCAACAATTAGGCCCGGTGGCGGAGAGCGCTGCTAATTCCTTCAATGCATTCAGAGAGGCACAGGACATGGCAGTGGACATTCGACACAATGAATACCCAATGCGCGATGGTTACGGAACCTACTGGTACGATCCAAGCGGTATGCATTCCGATGAGCCTGGCGAATGTTTCATGTGCAGGAAGCTGACAAACAGAATTGACATTGACTTTCACGGTTACTTCTGTGATTCAGAAGAATGCAACGAGGCAATTCGCAAGGATCTAGAGCGTCTGAACGGCGGACCAGAAGAGACTGATTGACAAATCCATGTGTTCTGATCTAGCATAAGAACATTATGAGATATACAATCGTAAAGGAGCCTCTTAAAAGAGGCCGGGTGGTGGAAGGCTACAACTGGTGCATCCTTGATACTAAGGTTGACAAAGTAGTCTTCCGCCATTCATCCGAATTCAAAGCTGAGTTCATCAAGGACTCCTTCAATGAAGCGAATGTGAGTAGCCGGTTCGAATACGAATTGCCAGGCAACGAGAGCATTGAAGATCTAGATGATTCAGCATTTCAAGGGGAATGAATGCTGGAGAAAATGGCCTGGCGATATTTGGCCCGGCGTATGGAAGTCCATCGTAAAGCAGGTAGACACCATGAAGCAGACCATATAAGAGCAGCCCTTGCAACTAGACCACAGAAGCAATGTGTACTCTGCTGCATAATGGAAAATACAGACTGGCTAGCGTGGGCATCACGATTTGATCCTTCTTTCAATGAGAGTAAGGACGAGGAGCTATATGGAAGTGCTACTAGTAATGCCTCCCGGTTTAGAGATGTGGTTCGGAGAAGTGGTCTTGACTGACGACTGGGATGAGGACGAGGACTACCGATTTGGTAGTCCTTTTCCGTTTTGCTGAATTTTTAGTCAGAGTCCGATTTTTTAGTCACGAATCAGTTCGATGGATTTTTAGTCAGAAAAAGCCCGGTGGTCAGAGTTCCCTCATACATATAAGACTCATAAGACATAACCATATAAGACTAGATAGATAAGACAGAGCAGACAGAAACCTCTGTATGCCTTTGTAATAAAGACATGGTGCTCAGAGACACCAATCAATTAAAGCATTACGAGAAGCGAACGTAGACACGTCAGAAGCCTTGATAGAAGACGTATGAACAGTGCTGTAGCAGGCTTGAATCATCAAAGTATCTTGACATCGAGACATAGTTATCCACAACCTGTGTGCTTACCTGTGGATAACTTTCTGAGATTAGTAATTATCTTGATATAGAGATACTAACGAAAAGTTAGTGTGTAATGGTGCAGGAAATCGAAGGCAGATCGTAAGCCATATCTTCATTTCTAAGGTCAGAATGGGGTTCCAGCCTTCGATTCACAGCCAACATATGCAGCCAGCCTAATAAAATGTCGATTCAAGGGCTCAGACGGCCTCTTAAAACAATCAAAAATAGCCCCAAAACCTATGAAAACTGGCAATAATCGGCCCAAAACCTGCGAAAACACAGCATTTCTGCACATTTTTTGATGCATTCGTAAAGGGCATGCCAGATAAACCTTAGAATCATAGCCATGCATGCCTATTTTGCCTTCAATTCGTAAGTCAGCCATGATAGACAGCCAGATTATGCAGCCATGGCTATACAGCCTGCTTAGTCAGCCAAGACAGATTGATTGTGCTATGTCTTATATGTAGAATTGACCCGGTGGAGTATTGGTTGGTTCTCTATGTCTTATATAGTACAAGGACACCTAATGCCACCGGCCAATCATCCTTGTGTATCCTATGTCTTATATCGTAAAACAGAAGAAGCCTCCCAATAAAGACGGGAGGCTTTGTTTCATGTCTTATATAAGACAGACCGAACTAACTGTCTTGAATTTGAAATTGAAAATCATCCGGGGAATTTCGGCCCATTCGTAAATGCGCTTCAAGATCTTCCGGGGATTTTGGCCCCTATCGTAAAGGGCGAAAAATCGGACATGACGGACAAATCAAAATCTAGATGTACAGTCATCATGTTAGTTAGGGTAAGCAATGAACCGGGGCGGTTAGAAATTGAAAGGTCCCTGGGTTGCAGCCGACCTTCTGCTATTTAACCCCTTGCCCGAATGGACTGACAGGGGACCCAGGAACACACCTTATGACCTCACTACAATAGTGTAACAAGGTCATTGCTCTGTGTCAATCACCACTGCAATTCGTCAGTGACGTTGTAGTGCGAGACGAACGGCACGACCCAACGGGAGTTCAGAAGCTTTCCCTTCTCCTCCCACAGAGTGAGAGTGCCAGTCTTGACATCGAACTCGATGCCATTGTCCATGATGCCTGTGAACTCCAGCTCCCTTCGGATACCCTCTTCGAGAACGATCACAGTCACAGTGCGAGTCATGTTCTGTCCCTTCGTTGATACTAGTCTAACAGAGTACAAGGGACATGTCTACCACCGGGCCAAAATAACCGGGGCGGCCAAAAGCCCCCGCCGAAGCGGGGGCCGTTGACTCAGGCAGCCAGAGACATGCTCAGGACAGCCTTACGGATCTTGTTCTTCTCGGAGTTGATAACCGGGTCGAAGCCACTCGCAGCCGCGAACAGGTTGTCAACCTCGCCCTTACGGGGCATGCGGTACCAGTCCAGACGCTCCGTCAGAGCATTCAGCGCACCGGCCATGGTACCGGCCAGAGACTGAGTGGTCTTGGGACCGTCGCCCGTGTCGGTGAAGATGCCCATCAGCAGGTCACGCTTGTTCTCCCACTTGACCTGAGAACCCTTGACGTTCTCGGCCGGACGCTCACCGTAGACCGTGCTGATCAGCTCATCGAACTGATCCTTCGTGCACTGAGTGCGGAACAGTTCGTTCATCTCACGCTCGAACTCATCCGCGTACGCGAAGGTGATGTTCAGCGCCTCACGCGCGGCAGCCATGCGACCCTCGATGGTCTGAGTGTGGCGCATCTTGAACGTCTGCTTCACACCGTTACGGAGTGCGAAGTTCAGGGTGTTCTGACACACGACACGGACCGGAGTGACGCTCGCCTGTACCGCAAGGGAACCGTCGTGAGAGGTGTTCACGAGGAGATACATGTTCGTGACATCCTCGTCACCCACCAGCACCTCACGGCCGATACGCAGAGATCCGAAGACCTGCGTACCATCCTTGATAGAACCGGCAGTCTCCCACGTGCCACCACCAGCGAGGATGCCGTCACCGAAGCCGAAAAGATCTTCGTTCTGAACGACCTTATAGCGCTCCGCGACGATGCCAAGGCTGTCGTCCTCCCCATCGAACGGGTTGGTACGAACGACCTCGAACATGTTCTTCTTGGTCCGACCCTTACGGGCAAGCGGCTCAAGTCGAACGCCCCAGTTGGAAAGGTGGGCGAGGTCGAGCATTTCCCTGGTGGAAAGCTCACCTTCGAAGACAGTTCCGAGGTTGTGCCACGCAGGCTCGCTACGGGTAGCGAACGCGACCTGGCCACGGGAACCGATTTCGAGACCGTGCATTTTTGCTCCTAGTGTAGGTGTTTCTTCTAGCTTACTTGCACGGGGACTACTTGTCAAAGTAGTCAGAGAGCACACTGTTGAGTTGATCAAGAACAGATCATCCAAGGCTTCGGGCTTTTGCCTTCCCCCTTGCTGATAGCTCAAGTCTAACAGAGTCTAGGGTGTTGTGTCTACATGGTTCATGGAAGATCTTTTCGCCGGGGCGGCTTGTGGCCCCCGAAGGGGCCACGGCCAATTAGGGAATCATCCCCAGAGGCTCATGCACACCGACAATCTCGGAATCCTTGACGGCCGCCACAGACTGATAGGTACCGTCTCGCACCTCAGACTGAGTGTCATAGGCGACGACCATGTAACCCGCGTCGTCCAGGTCATAGCCGAAGTCGTTGAACCACTCCGCCACCTGCTCAGGAGAGGTCAACACACAGAACTCATTCGGCATGATTCCGCCGACCACATCAGTCCACGGAGTGGGGTGCGTCTCGTCAACGTGCTCACGGCACAGACGGTTGGAAACCGCCTTGACGGACGGATCGAACGAATCGAAACCCTCACGATAGGGACCGGCCCACTTGCCCGTACGGTTGCCCTCATGCGTCGGGGGAAGGGCAACACGGTAAACGATCACGGTTCCTCCTAGGTCTCCCTGATTGGTAATCCTAGTCTAACGTAGTGTCAGTAGAGATCGCAACCCAACAGACCATGATCTTTTGACCGGGGCGGCCCGAAGGCCGCACTGTCAAGTGCCCATACGAATGATCATCTGTTCGATGATGAACCGGCACACAGAAGCTCGATTGTATTCGTCGTCATTGCGTGTAGTGCCCGCAGCTTCCTTTGCAGCCATTGCGTTAATGATTCCGATGGCAAGGTCAAAGAGAGGCTTTTGCAATTCCTCATGCTGTGAACACATCAGGTATGCAAGGGCGTGAGCGTTGAATGTACGCTTATCGAGTATAGAGAGGATCTTGTCGGCATCCTTTTCACCGGCGCTCCGTCGCGTAGACGTAGTGCGTGCACCCTGATACATATCAGGAGCAATTACCGAAACCTCTGCCTGACGAAAGATATCGCCATTGCGTGCCATTGTGCCTCCAATGGAACGGCCCCCTTTCGGGGGCCGTAGCCGTTACTTGGGTTCGAAGTCTTGCGTATTCCCATATCCGTCAGATACGCTGACAGACATACCGAGGACCGTTGACAGGAAGGGGCCGAGAGCTTGGATCATGCTCCATGCCTGGTCTTCCTGATCATCTCCATTGGGCTCGATTTCGAGCATCACGTTGGCCATAGTTATACCTTACTTGCTCTTGACCTCGACGTCAAGGCCCAGCACCACCGGGCTGCCGCAAGAGCAGTGAGACAGGGAGTAACCGCACTTGCACGCCTCACGCTCAGTGAAGCGCCACACCTTACCCTTACGGTCAACGGCCACGTACTCCGTGTTGCTGCCACGGGTAGGCGGCGCAGCCGGACGAACATCCTTGCCGCTCGGAGCCTTTACACCGGAAACGGCTTCCGCCTTGACATCCGGGTTGGCCTTGCTGTACGCCTCCAGGATCTCACCGGAGATGCGGCCACGGGAGTTGACCTCGATACCGTTGGCCTTAGCCCACGCACGAACGGCCTTAGCGTCATAGGCACCGGCCTTGACGACGTTCGGCTTGTTGGTACGCACGACGCCAGTGTCAGCGAAGACGGTACCCGCAGCCTCAGCAGCCTTGACTGCCTCGTTTGCCTTTGCGCTCATCCGACCACGCTTGCCCATCTCAGCGAGACCGAGGCTGGCAGCGTACTCACGGCGAGTCTGCATTTGGTTCCCTTCGTTGTCCTTCGTTGTAGTTAAAGTCTAACAGGGCAGGCGGCTAGGGTCAACATGAAATTATGTCCGATTTGTCTCGCCG